GGTTTCACAGCCTGCCCAACCCAACGTGACGTCACTGGGTACCCTAACAGGCCTGACGATCAACGGGTTGCTCATCGCCTCGAACGGGTCGGGGTTGTCTAACGTCAACGCCTCCAACTTGGTCGGCAACGTTGCGAATGCCAACGTCGCCCTGGTGGTCTCTCAACCGGCCCAACCAAATGTGACGTCACTGGGTACCCTGACGGGTCTCAACGTTCAAGGTCTTTTGATAGCTTCCAATGGTTCTGCAATTTCAAACTTAAATTCCTCGAACCTGGTGGGCAACGTGGCGAACGCCAATGTCGCCCTCGTAGTTTCTCAACCCTCCCAGCCTAACGTGACGTCGGTAGGGACCTTGAGCTTCCTGAACGTCTCGGGCGTTTCGAATCTCACGGCCGTATGGGGGTCTTTGGCAACCCCGGCTCAACCCAATATCACATCTCTAGGTACCCTGACGTCTCTCACGACGGGAAACCTCACCGTCACAAGCAATATCCTCCCTGGCGCGCCCACTGGAAACACCTACCTGGTCGGGAATCTCGTCGTTTCGGGCAACGTCTTTTCGGCTCTGGGAGTTCCTTTGGGTGAGGGGGGCGGCTACTACTTCTCCTTGCCTACGGATATCGCCCTCCAGACTCCGTATACGGGTGCTTTGTACGGTACGACGTACCCTCTGAGCCTCGGTCTGAGCAACGGCTGGATGATCACGGGCACGAGCACCCTCATCACGGTCACGCCCAACGGCCATTTCAAGTTTAGCAAGGCGGGCGCTTACAAGCTCAGCGCCGTGTTTCAGGGTTCGACGGATAACATAACAGGTCTGGCTGTGGGTTCGAACGTCGCTGATGTCCATGGGACCGATCAGGCGTACCAGTACCGCTACACGACCTTTGTGACCCAGAACCCCACGGAACTCATAGAGATTCCTCTGGACGTGACGGACTCTTCTCTTTATTACTATCTGGACCTGTGGTGTGTGGATGGAGGGGCCCTCAAGGCGACGGCGACAGGCACAGGAGGGACGTACCTGACCATCACCCCTCTACAGGGTGGAGGCCTCGCGGCGGGTGGACCGGGCGGCACGCCACCCTCGCAGTGGATCAATTCTGGATCAAATATTTACTTTTCAAATTCTGTTGGTATCGGGGCCGTGAACCCGCAGTACAAGTTGGACGTTTCGGGAGACTTGCGAGTTACGGGCAATATCTACGGGAACGTGTACGGGACGCCCATCTACTCGGTAGTCACGGGCCTCACGAGTAATTATACGGCAGTACCCACCGATTACTATATAGGTGTGAACGGGGCCCGTCAGGTGACCCTTCCACTCGGTTCTTCAATTCCAGTCGGAAAATCATACATCGTGAAGGATGAGGCCGGTAATGCATCAGTGACGTCCATTCTTCTTCAGGCTTCTGGGTCCGATATTATAGATGGAAATTCAAACGTCACACTGGCTCTTAACAATATATCACTAACCACACTTTGGACAGGAACTCGATGGAGTTTAATCTAGGTTTCTATTAGAACCATGGGCTACACCATAAACTCTGATGTGACCCTCAAGGCGACGAACCAACTCGACGCGTTCGGTCGCCTGCGTGTGAGTCAGCCCGTGACGCTGTTCGACTCTCAGCAGCGTTTCAACCCCGATCCCGCATTCGAATCCAATGTCGTATCTGGTGGTACCATAACTTTCGTGCCGACCCAATCTTCCGTGAATTTGGCGGTTGTCAACACGACCGGGTCATTTGCGGCCCGTGAATCTTCGTACGTGTTCAAATATCAGCCGGGCAAGTCCCTCCTGACGACCATGACGTTGACCATGGCGCCTGCGTCGAACGGAAATTTGAGACAGCGCGTTGGTTATTTTGGCCAAGAAAATGGTTTTTATGTAGAATTATCGAATGCTCTGTACTTGGTCCAGCGCTCGAATAGCACGGGGACTATCACAAATACGCCCGTTGCAAACACGGCATGGAATGGCGACAAGCTCGACGGAACTGGCCCGTCTGGTATCCGGCTCGACATTACCAAATCTCAAATCTTTTTTATAGATGTGGAATGGCTCGGCGTGGGTGATGTGCGGTGCGGTTTCATCCTAGGCGGTCAGTACGTGACGGCCCACACATTTCGTCACTCGAATATCAGCGTCGGCGCGTACATGACCACCGCCTGTCTCCCCCTGAGATACGAGATCGAGTCGCTGGGTTCGGGTGGCCCCGCAGTTTCGAACCTTACTCAAATTTGCTCGACGGTCATTTCAGAGGGTGGCTATAACCAGACGTACCAGCTCTTTTCCAATCTTGCGTCATTCAACGGCACGGTCGGTGCGGCGACGTGGGTGCCCGTAATGTCAATGCAGTTGGCGCCGGGGCGCCTCGATGCCATCGCCGTCGCCCGACAGGTGGATGTCCTAGTCACGAGTACGGGCGATCTTGTCCAATGGGGTCTGTGGGCGAATGTGAGTGCGGCCAACTTGACGAGCGAATCATTTGCAAATGTGAGTTCATTATCTTCCGTTCAGATCGACAAATCAGCGACCGCCTTCGATCCTTCGACGTGTTATCAGATTGCTTCAGGGTTGGCGTCGGCCTCTCTCGGTGGGCAGGGCGGAACGGCGTCGCAGCTCGAGCTCCAGGGCTACATGTCTCAAATTGGGCGCAATTCATTCACAAAGACCAGTGAGATTTTGACGTTGGCCCTGTTCGCCAACGCATCGCAAGGTACGGTCACGGCCGAGTGCTTATTATCGTGGGCGGAACTTTTATAGTTTCAATTAGTAAATGGACTTTTACACGAGCCTCTTCTGGTTCGGCTTTTTTGTTCTGCTCTTGGCTCACGTCCAGCTCCTGCGCGAGCACATGCGGACCGCGACCCGTCAGCACGCCGTTGTTGCGTTGACGGGTCTGGCCCTGATGTTTGTTGGCTCGAAAATTGGCCGTGAATTTTTAGGCCTGATAAGGTAAAGATGCCGAGTCCAGAGAACCACGCCTTCATTCTCACACTGCTCGATCAGGAGGTTCAGAACCTCGAGGACATTCGCCTCGGGCTCCTCGCAACCCTGGACGAGTACCGTGGGTTTCCCAACGTTAAAAAGGTTTTTGAAGATGCCATCAAGAGCGTCAATCTAAAAGGTGACGTAGCTGTTGGCGAACCACGTCCAACCGGTTCCAGTCGCTGAGCTGCGCCACACACCGCTCAGACCCGTCCCCACGTACGCACCCGTGGCGAGAATGACGTTTCCACCGGGCGGACCGGATACCACGCGCCACGTTCCCTGTGTCGAAGGAGCCGTCGCAGCTCTGACCTCTATGTACTGGTACTGTGGGTCGCGGATGAGCCGGTACTGATACTTGACGACATAGGGCAAATTGTCATTGAAGACGTTCTGCCCCTGAAGGACGCAATTTATGTACTGGACAGACCCAGACGTCTGAAGTCCCGAATAGTGGAACGTGTTTGTGGCTCGGTCAGAGTTTCCGAGCAGGACGCCCGGCTTTGTGACGGGCCAGTTGATATCGTTTCCTGAAAGAGAAAAACTAATGACGAAATTGGAACACCATCCCATTCCGCCATTCAGATTCTTTCCGTAATTTGTTCCTAAAAAGTAAAAGTCCATTGGCAGGTTCCATGGGTTGGCTATGTCATCCTGATAAGCGGACACGAGGGCCGTCATGCCCACGTTCGACATGGCCGCGGCACCCGCACCGCTCACTATCGTCGCGCCCGGCAAGGGGGTCGCATAGAACCGCGCCTGACCCGCGCCCCCTGACGAAACAAACTGGGCGAGTCCAGGCACGCTGAACATTACTAGAGTTTGGTAATTTTTACATAGCCATTACTCGAGCACCGTCCGACCGTACTGAAAGAATAGAGTGAGTACGAACCGCCGCCGCCCCCACCGTCGGTCGCTGATGACACGTTACCGCCCGCGCCGCCCGAATAGCCGCCTCCACCACCCGAACACGACCGTTGATCCGTTGACCCGCCGCCGCCGCCACCGCCTCCGAATCCTCCGTCTCCTCCCTGGAAAGTCGAGCCGTACCCACCAGCCGCTCCACCCACGAGGCCGTTGGCGAAAGAAAGGCCACCCTTTCCGTGAAAGTTGGCGCCCGCCGCGGTGATGTACCCGCCGTTGCCCAACAGGCCAGCACCTGACCCACCGTGACCGTAAAAACTGATGGAACTGTCGGTGGCGGTCGTGCCGCCCAGCCCGTTTGTGCCGCCCAGGCCCTGCATGGCACCGTCCTTCGTCCCGGACGTGTCTGACGTCCCGTTGATTCCAGGGCCGAATGTCGGGTACCCTGATGTCGTACCACCTCCTCCGCCTGCTATGATAATGGGCGTTCCATTTGACCACACAACGAAAGAACCGCCGCCACCGCCACTACCCATGGCTGTTCTGTTCGTCCCTTTTTGGCCTACACAAATGTTGATCTTGTCGCCCTGTGTGAGCGTAAATGTCGAACTGATGATGTTTCCGAGCCCGTTCGAGGCGGTCGATGAACCACCCGCCGCGCCCGCCGCCTCTATAGTGTAATTACCCGTCGTGGGGACCGTCCAGAGCTGGAACCCCCGTGTCTGAACGTCCAGGTACGCTTGATTTTGTGTCCAAGATGTCCCAGAGTATCTGGTTTTGACCTGGGCGTACGTGGGGCCGACGTTGCCCGTTGCACTCGCATTTGAAAATACAAAAGACGTGAAGGCGTAGAGATTTACAGGAAGGGACGCGTAGAACATTGTCGTCCCCGACCCACCTCCACTTATAGTCAAACTCGAAGTTCCGGTCCCCGTCTTCGTGAAGCTCATCCTCTAATAAACTCTAGGACTTTATTAGATGGGATACTCCAACGTAGCTGGGGCCCTCAACGTGTTCACGAGCACGTCGACCCAAGACCTGATAGTCAGGGGGGACACGACCCATGTTGGGAACATCATGGCCGTCAAGGGGTTCGCGGCGTTCGGAAATGTCGCCGTGGCTAATCTCGTCGTCACAGGCAATTTCACAATCACAGCCACCAACACACAGACGACCAATGCCCTGACCATCAACAACTCCGGCACGGCTACGGCCCTTAAGGTTGTTCAGTTCGAGGGTGGTGGGCCCGGTCACACCCATAACGTCGCAGAGTTTTGGGACTATACGACCCTGGCCATGGTCATAGACCCCGAAGGCAACGTGGGTATCCATACGACCGCAAGTCCAGGGGCGTCCTTGACCGTCGTGGGTGGCGCCATAGTTGACACGCTGTCTCTGGGGACCCCGCTAGCCGTCTCCTCTGGTGGTACAGGAACCGCAACGACCACAAACAACTGGGTCTTCGCGGGACCGTCTGTGGGTTCGGCCGGGCCTCCATCCTTCCGGTCCCTCGTGAATACCGACCTTCCAGATTCTATAGCCGTCTCGAACGTCACAGCAAATGGAGCCGCAATTTACTCCCTAAATTCATCAAACCTGGTCGGGAACGTGGCCCAGGCCAACGTGGCCCTAGTGGTCTCTCAGCCCCTTCAACCCAACGTGACCCAAGTAGGAACCCTGATCGGTCTTTATTCCTCGGGCAACGTCACAGCCTCTTTCTTCTCTGGACAGGGCAATGCTCTCACGAATGTCCTGAGTTCTATTTTGGTTGGAAATGTAGCCAACGCAAACGTGGCCCTAGTCGTCTCTCAACCGGCCCAACCCAACATCACGTCCGTAGGGACTCTCACGTCCCTGACCGTCTCGGGGGTCTCGCAGGCAGGCCTGTTCGTCGGCAATGCGTCCGGCTTGTCAAACATAAACGGCGCAAACGTCTCGACCGTGCCTACGGCTCAGAGCGTGATTGCTCCTTCCCAGACCAACATCACGTCCGTGGGAACCCTCACCGGTCTCGGCGTATCTGGAGTCTTGAATGCGGGCCTGTTCACCGGTAACGCCTCGGGTCTTTCAAATATCAACTCTTCAAATTTAGTTGGAAATGTAGCACAGGCTAATGTGGCCCTTGTGGTTTCTCAACCGGCCCAACCCAACATCACGTCCGTAGGTACTTTGACATCCCTTTCCGTTCAGGGAATTTTGAGTGCAAATTTACATATCGGTAACGCCTCGGCCCTGTCCAACCTTAATAGTTCCAACCTCGTGGGCAACGTCGCCAACGCCAACGTGGCTCTTGTGGTTTCCCAACCTTTGCAACCGAACATCACGCGCACGGGGACACTCACGGCTCTCAACGTCTCGGGTATCTCCAACTTGACCGACATATACGCAAATGGATTCACGTCAAACTCGACCAACACTGTTTTCAACTTTGACACCTTGACCGTCCCTTTCCTATCATCAACTACTCTGAACGTATCGTCAGTGTCAAATATAGGAATCATATTCGGTCAGGGTAACGGCATCTCCAACATCCTCAGCTCCGTTCTCGTAGGTAACGTGGCCCAGGCCAACGTGGCCCTGGTCGTCTCTCAGCCGGCCCAACCCAACATAACGTCCGTAGGAACCCTAACAGGTCTGACCATCGCGGGAATTTTGAATTCAAATTTGTTCACTGGAAATGCCTCGGGTCTTTCAAACATTAACAGTTCAAATTTAGTCGGAAATGTCTCCCAGGCTAATGTGGCCACGGTGGTTTCCCAGCCGTCCCAACCCAACATCACGTCCGTGGGAACCCTCACGTCCCTGGTCGTCTCTGGGGTTTTGCAAGCGGATCTCTTCACAGGGAACGCATCTGGTCTTTCAAATATCAACAGTTCAAATTTAGTCGGAAATGTCGCCCAGGCTAATGTGGCCATGGTGGTCTCGCAACCTTTCCAACCCAACGTGAATCAGGTGGGAACCTTGACGGGTCTTTACTCGACGGGTAACATCACAGCCTCTTTCTTCACGGGGCAAGGCAATGGGCTCACGAACGTAATAAGCTCCGTGCTCGTGGGTAATGTTGCACAGGCTAACGTCGCTCTGGTCGTGTCCCAACCGGCTCAACCCAACATCACGTCTGTCGGCGTTCTGAGCGCCCTGACCGTCTCGGGGGTTTTGCAAGCGGATCTCCTCACAGGGAACGCCTCGGGTCTCTCGAACATCAACTCTTCAAATTTAGTCGGAAATGTGGCACAGGCTAACATTGCTCTGGTGGTTTCGCAACCGGCCCAACCCAACATCACGAGTTTAGGAACCCTCACGTCCCTTTCCGTCTCCGGGGTTTTGAATGCGGACCTGTTCACGGGAAACGCCTCTGGTCTTTCAAACATAAATGGATCGAACGTCTCGACCGTCCCGACGTCGCAATCTGTAATTGCTCCTTCCCAGCCCAACGTGACGTCACTGGGTACGCTCACGGGTCTCACGATAAACGGTTTACTCATCGCCTCTGACGCCTCTGGTCTCTCGAACATTAACAGTTCAAATTTAGTTGGAAATGTAGCACAGGCTAATGTGGCTTTGGTCGTGTCACAACCGTCCCAACCCAACGTGACGTCCGTAGGAACCCTAACAGGTCTGACCATCGCTGGAATTTTGAATTCAAATTTGTTCACAGGGAATGCTTCAGGTCTTTCAAACATAAACGGTGCCAACGTCTCAACCGTCCCGACGGCCCAGAGTGTGACTGTCGCCGCGCAGACCAACATCACGTCCGTAGGAACTTTAAGCTCTTTGACCGTTTCTAGTCTGACCACCTCTGGCTTTTTCGTGGGTTCTGGAAATACTCTGAGCAACCTGAACGCCTCGAACGTGACTATAGGGGCCTTCTCTGCGTCCCAGCTCCAGTCGGCCCAGACCAACGTCACATCCCTAGGGACGCTCACGTCTCTGAACGTCTCGGGCAACTCCAATTTACAGACTCTCAACGCCGCAAGCATCGCCACGCCAGGTGTCATTCCAGTCTCCTCTGGTCTCTTCATGAACCTGAACGCCACTTATACCCTGAATTCCACTGGAAATTGGACGGGGAATATTGCAGGCTCTATCACTTCCAACCTGTTTACCCTCTTCTCCCCGAACCCCGTAGCCTCGTGGACCACGTACGGTTCCAACCCCTTGATCACCGGTCCCACGGCCAATGGCGGCTTCCGCTTCAACCAGACGGGGCCGTACCAGTTCACGGTGGTTCTCACATCGGACAACAATATCAAAACTATTGCCCTGAGCTCAAACACATCAGATGTTCACTCGAACCTGGCTGACCCAGGCGTGTGGCTCTACTGTTACAGAATTTCAGTGGGTCAGGACCCATCCGTCCCCGTCCAGATCCCCTTCTACGTGGATTCCACATCAAAATACTACTATATAGACTACGAGTCTGTGAGAAAAACCGGAGAGAATATCCATAAGACGGCCTATACCAACGTGGTTGCTGAAGGGTACACGGGCTCCTATGTGACTCTGAGACCTCTGTAGAGGAAATCCATAGGATTTTTGATTCACTGGAGGCCCAGAGGGCCGTTCACGCAGGGTTTTTTTGGGTCCTTCGGACCCGAACAACAAGAAAAAAACTCTCCGTAAAATGTAATGCCGACAATCACCAATTTTGGTGACGTCGTGACTGTCGGCAATGCCGCAGTTAACGGCACTGGCACGTCGAGTTTTGCGGGGCCAGTCACGTTCGCTCAGGGGGTCTCAATAACAGGGTCGGTCTCCACAACATCCGCATTTTATGGCGTGTTGGCCGGCGCCAACACCGCCGCTGTGAGTGCCCTGACCGCAAGTACAAACGTCTACGCCCCTATCGTCACCACACCCGTCTCCAATGCAGCGACCGCCATCGCCACCACTGGCTTTTACGGTGCGATCATCGGGAACAACGTGGCGGCCGTCAGTGTTTTGACAGCGAGTACCAACGTCAACGCACCCACGATAAACGTCGCGTCCCTCAATGTCAGTTCTCAGGCCAACGTCACGTCTCTGAACGTCTCCTCTTTCGCCGCCTTCACAACCGCCAACGTCCTCACGGCCAATATCACTTCGTCAAATGTCACTACAGAAAACGCAGTAACCCTTAACGTTTCGGGTTTTACGACCCTTTCACGAGCCAACATCGTAACCGCCAACATCACAACTGGAAATGTCACGACAGAAAACGTCGTGACCCTGAACGTCTCCTCTTTCGCCTCCTTCACATTTGCCAACGTCCTCACGGCGAACATAACGTCTGGCAACGTCCTCACGGCGAACATCACGACCCTCAACACCTCGGGTTTCGCGACCCTTGCGCAGGCTAATATCGTGACGGCCAACATCACGTCTGGAAATGTCCTCACGGCAAACATCCCTTCCCTGAACGTCTCCGGTACAGCCTTCCTGAGCAATGCCAACGTTTTGACCGCCAACATCACGTCTGGAAACGTCCTCACGGCCAACATCTCGACCCTCAACGTCTCGGGTTTCACGACCCTTGCGCAGGCTAACATCGTGACGGCGAATATCACTTCGGCAAATGTTCTCACGTCCAACATTTCTTCCCTGAACGTGTCCGGTACGGCCTTTCTGAGCAATGCCAACGTTTTGACCGCCAACATCACGACGGCCAATGTGGTGTCCCTGAACGTCACGGGCGATGCGAACGTCGCCAACCTCAATGTCCGCTCGAACCTCTACACGTCCAATATCATCATGTCCTCGAACCTTTCGACCAATACGGGTTACGGCAACGTGTACCTGACCGGCAACTTGGTCGTCGCGGGTAACATCTATTCCGTTGGTGGCTCGGTCGGCTCGGGTTCAGGCACGTCCCAGGGTATCCTCTATTCTCTTCCAGGTAATTACACTCTCGGTACAGCCTTCGCCTCTGGATCCGCGGGCCCGACCATGAACGGCTACCACATCAACATGGCGTCCTTCACAGCCGAGGCTGTTGCGTCCGTGTCGGCCTTTACGGCCGCGACCGGTATGCTTAAATTCCTGACAGGCGGCCTGTACCAGTTGACCTGCGTCATCGTGGGTGATCAGCCCGTCGTCAAGGTGGCCGTCGGTAAAACCTCTTCTAGCTCCTTCCCACCCTCCGTCACCGCAACTGCAGGGTACGAATACGTCTACAATTTCCCCGTGAATTCCTCGCCTTCAGAACTCATCACTATACCCCTGACGGTTCAGGACGTGACTCAATACTACTACCTCGATGTGTTCTTCAGCACGGCCGTTGCGGCTCCGACGGTCCTTTACCCTACCCGCTCCACGACCGCCGCTGGCACAAATTACGGCACGTACATCCAGGTTGGGCCGTTCGGCAACTACCTGACCTCGGCAACCGGCGTCGCCGCTGGCCTCCTCTTGAATTGCTACGGCACCACCACCTTGTCCGCACCCGTGACCTCCAACACCTTCCGCTTGGCCATGACTTCTTCGAACGGCTGGACGGTCAACGGTACCTCGACCTCCCTCGCGGTCACTTCGGGTGGCAACTTCCAGGCGAGCCAGGTTGGCATCTACGAGGTCTCCATGTGTCTGAACCCGTCCGTGACCCCTATGATGTTCGGTGTGGGCTCTTTGGCTTCTGACACCGCCCCCGCGGCCCAAGGTCCGTACATTTACCAGTACGCGCCAATGTACACACAGGACCCTACAACGATAGTCACTTTGCCCCTGAACATCACCGACACCTCCAAATACTACTATATCGATGTGATCTTCCCGGGTACCCAGTCGACCGTGGCCCTTTCGAACGTCTCCACCTTCGTTTCTCTGAAACCCGTCGGCTCTTATGTGAGCCCCTCAACCAACCCGTGGAATCAGCAGGGCACGACGGTTTACTATTCGAACGGCGCGGTGGCCATTGGTGGTGTGACCCCTTCTTTGCTGACCGAGACCTTCACGGTCAACGGCAACACATCGTTCATCGGCAACGTGACCGTGACCTCGGACGCCTCTTCGAACAACTACGTCCTGGCTCGGCGCACGCCCGCCGGCTCTTTGGACGTCACGCAATACGTCACGGGTCGCGTGCCTTTGAACACGACCACAAATTTGATCCAGAATTACTTGAGTAATGCGGCTGCTATTCTGGCGAATACTTCGACGGGTACAATCACACAGGTTCTTTGGGTTCCTGGTGCATCAACGGCCAACACGGGCGTGAACATGGGCAACGGGACTTCCGTGAGACTGTCAAACTTGGCCACCTCCAATTTGTTCATTGAAATGTGGGTAAACTTGTCTGGTCTAGGTCGGTTCCAGAATTTGTTTTCCCGTCAGAATGCCGCCGGACCTGGAGTGGATATAGGTTTTTACATCAACAATACAAATCAGATCACGTTTTACGTTTCGAACGCAACTGCACTCGTGACCGCATCAACATCGGGGACGATCTCATCAGCGGGCTCATGGGTTCACTTGTCCGCATCATACGTTCGGACGAGTGCTACTCAGGGTACACTATACTCCTTCATCGGTGGTTCGCCGAGTACTGGAGCGTCTTTTGGGGCGGCTGGTGGTTCACAGGCGAACCTCACGTCCACTTCAAACATCTACCTGTTCCATGATGTTGGTGGATCGGCGTACTTCTCCGGAAACGTCGCCGATGTCCGCATCATGACCGGATCTATCGTCCCCGTGGCGACTTTCACGCCACAGGCCGCCCCCTTCACGACCGCCCCGACCTACCGAACAGGCATGGACACTGGATACACGTCCAACCTGACTATGGCCCTGAACAGCCAGTACTTCCCGGGCGCCTCGACCTCGCCCTATGGACCTTGTTTGACCTTGCCGGGGACGGTGGGGTCTTATTACAGTGCGGTCAACACGGCCTATGACACCAACTGGTCGACGAGTGGTTTTACACTCGAGGCGTGGGTCAATTACGCGAGTCTGGCGAATGCCAATATATACGCCGGGGTGTTCACTTTCGCTTCTCAGAGTACCATGATAACACACGCACAACCGGCGTCGAACTCTCTAGACTGGGGGTTCGGTGCGTTAACTAACGGTGCTCTTGGATTTTACTACTACATCACCTCAGGGTATCCGGGTGGTGTGTTAACCGGAGCTGGCGCCTTGACGACGGGCTCGTGGAACCACGTTGTTGTTCAGAGTGACGGGACTAACATTTACATGTTCATTAACGGTACTCAACGCTCCGACCTTACAGTTCAGGGGTACACAAATACAGGCACGTCGTCGGCCGTATCGATATCCAGTAACGTTTCAATTGCTGCAACTGCTGGTAACCCCATTTCAGTCGGTCAGTACAATTCAGGCCAAGGGGCGAACTTTGCCCTTGCTAAAGCGCGCCTCGTCTTCGGAACGGCCGGTTCACTCACAACCAGAAAGTATGGAAACGTCTACTCGGCTGGCAGCTTCACTGCGAACCCCAACTTCGCCACGGTCCCCACCGGCGCGACCGTCGCCTGGCAACTCGAGTCTCAATTCCCTCTCCCCACCTACCCAAGCATCCAGGACGTCACGCCGCTCGCGCTCCAAAGCGGTGCTTATGGCGCCGTACCCACGCCGGTCGGTGGCGTCACATCAAACACCATCGGCCCCTTGACCGCCTACCCCGCCTTTGACTCGATCCGTTTCGACGGCACGGGCTACATCGACTATGGCAACGCGGCTTCTAGTGCCATGAACTCCAACTTGTGGGCCAGTCCGTGGACTATTGAGGCGTGGGTGTATCCTACGAGCGTCCCATCTAGTGCCTTTGTGTTGGCTTCGCGCACGGCGGCAAGCTCTACTGATTTTGCATTGGCGTGGGACTCCACATCTGTTTTCTATTTTTCGAGCAATTCAGGGAGTACCAAAAATTATGGTTCTAGGCAGCTTTCAGTCGGCTCGTGGACGCATGTTGCCGTCACGTTTGATGGCACCAACAGCAATGTGTATGTGGGTGGACTCGTGAGTAATACCATGGCTGTTTCGGCGATTCCTCAACTGTACACACCCACAAACAGCTTTCAGATAGGGACGCAATATAGCGGTTCTAGCCCAGGATTAAACTGGAACGGCAACCTCGCCGACCTCCGCGTCTCTAACGTGGCTCGGTACACGGGCTCAAGCTACACGGTCCCCACGGCGCCGTTCTCCACCGACTCTAGCACGCTGCTCCTCCTCAAGTCTCTGGGCGGACAGGTCGGGACCACCCTCGAGGTTCAGGGCCGCGGCTTGAATTCGACAAGTATCGGTGCCGGCCGCGTGACTCAGTCGTACCCCCCGGCGCCAATGAGCTCGTACTTGCTTGATACAACTTCTAATGCGTCAGTCACTTACGGGCAGGGGAAGTACGTGGCGAGTGCGAGTAGTGAGTACAGTGGCGGTGCGTCAGGTGGTGCATATCTTCTTTTTGATTACAACTCAACTACGGATTGGGCATCCGCGGCCACTTATTCATCAGCGGGTGTGTACACGGGTTCTGTAACGACAGTCGACCTCCTCGGAAACTCGTACCTGGGTGAGTGGGTTCAGCTCCAAACACCCGTTTCGGTCATTCTGACGACTTATACTCTCACACCAAACTCGGGACAAACTACCAAAATTCCAGCAAAGTTCTGGATTTTGGGAAGTAGGGACGGTGTCAACTGGTCGCTCGTCAATTCTCAAAGCGGACTCACGTGGTCCACAACTGCCCAAACCTTTGTGGTTGGCGCGACACAGGGGTACAACTTTTATCGACTTGTTATCAACCAGATCAGTGGAGCTGGAACTGTCGCTGATTTCGCCGGTCTCCTCTTCAACGGCACCGAAGAGGGTTTTTGTATCAGTTCTGATTCAAAAACCGGCGTGGGCATCGCCAACCCGCAGCGCTCTTTGGAGGTTGCTGGCGACTTGGTCGTCTCGGGCACGATTTCGGGCGGGGCGGGCATGGGCTCGTTCAGGAATCGCATCATCAACGGGGACATGAGGATCGCGCAGAGGGGGACGAGTAATGTTATGGCGGCTTCGGCGATTTCAGCACTTTATGGAACAGTTGACAGGTTCGCTATTTATTCGTCAATAACGAGCGGATCAATCACGTCGACTCAACAGACTCTCACGGCTTCGGATAACCCGTATCAACTCGGACTTCGATATTCGTGGCGTTTGACCACCACCGTCCCATTGGTCATAGGCTATTTCCTTCCTACACACACCATCGAAGGTTTAAATATAGCCGATTTCATGTGGGGTACATCGTTCGGACAGCCAGTCACGATGAGCTTTTGGCTCCGCTCAAATATCACAAACGGCTCAATTATACATATAAGTTTCCGTAATGGTTCAGCCAGCTACTCCTACAACGCACCAGTCATCGTGACGAATGGTGGAGGATGGCAGTACGTGACTTTCACGGTTCCACCGCCTCCTAACGGTTCTACGTGGGCCAGTGACAACACCGCCGGCATCTATTTGGGTCTCGGGGCTGTTAATTCGGCGGCGTATTCAACCACACCAAACGTTTGGCAAAGTGGTAATTACATGGGCGTCTCTGGGTACACGCCGTGGTGGAACAACGCCGGCAACTACATCGAGTTCACAGGAGTCCAGCTCGAGAAAGGTACGATCGCGACCCCTTTCGAAGTACGGCCGTACGCGACCGAACTTCAGCTGTGTCAGAGGTACTATGAAACCGGGACATCTTCCGTTGTATTCACCGTCAGTGGAGCTGCCCAGACGACTTCGAGCAGTGTGTTCTACAAGGTTACAAAGAGATCGACCACAACCCCTGTGTTGACCGGTCAGGCTTATTACAATTCCTCGGGTGGTGGACAGGCTGGAACACCTTCCTTTTATACCACGAGCACGGACTCTTTCAATATCCAACTCAACACAAATGCAGCAACATGGGGTCAACTCGTATGGAACGTGCCATCTGAACTTTAAATCCTCTTTTAGAGTAGAAGATGCCCTGGCGTATCGTCGCTGATTCGGACGCTCAGGAGGTCTTCAGATATCCGACTATACTTTCAGAACAGTTCACGGACCAGTACCCTATGGACACGTACACGCATTTGCTTGTTGAAAACCTGGCGAGTCCTGATTCGGTCAAGCCCACCAAGGCTGAGGACGGCTCCGTGACCCTCGTTCCGAACGTCGAGTGGTACTGGACCGCCCTCAGAACCGAGCGGAACGCCAGACTCGCCGCGACCGACTGGACCCAGATGAATGACAGTCCCTTATCACAGGCGAATAGAACAGCCTGGTCTTCATACCGCCAGGAGCTCCGTGACCTGCCGGACGAAGTCACGGACCCTACGCAGGTCGAGTGGCCCCTCGACCCGACCCAGATCCCGCCGACCCCCGTCACCGGCTCCAGACTCTCGAGCCTCTTGGACGCGGCGCAGTAAACATATAATTCATAGACTCCACGGAACCCATCGTAGATGCGACTTCGTGGACTTTATGGAGGTTAGTTAAGGTAGTTATAGTTAGGGTCCCTTTTTACTCAGCTCAACTCATAATGGGGACATTTGTTCAAGTACCCCTTTTTTCCTTCTCAACTGACTAAAAGTTGTTAACTACTATAACTACTGTAACTGTATATACAAACTCCAACCAATTTCGAGAGTTAACGAGAGTTAACGTGAATTTTATGATAACTGTGGGACTTTCGTGGGGTCGATTGTGTACCAGGCCACGTTCGCGGTTCGACGCTCGACCGCCACCCCCGACACCTTTTTCATATACATGGCGAATCGGACGGCGTCCTTGGCCTTGTAGTCTGTGAACCCATTCTCGGCCAGCCATTCCCGAAAGTCCTGATAGTACTCGGACCCCTTGAACTCTTGGGGCCGCTCGAACCCGCCCACCTTGTGGTGAAGGAACATGAGCTCCTTGTCGACCGACATGTTCTTGATCTCCTTGTAGAGTTCCGTGATGGGTCTCTCGGCCTGGAAATTTGTACCCGAAATGTCGATGTCGCGCAAGAGGTCGTAGACGGCCCGGATATTCTCGGGCCGATCCAAGTACCGGTACAACTTTGAAAAGTACGCGTGGTTCCCCTTGAGCCGGTCTGAAACCTCGAGGACCGCGTACCTCCGGTCATCGGCATCGAGCTTCACTGGATCGTGCTTATTCGTCGTCAAGACGAAGTTGGCACAGTTCAGTAATTCGATGGACATCTTACCCTTGGACTCGAACGGCACGGTCTCGCCCGTGATGTACGATTTGAACGGATCCGCATTCATCTTGAGTGTCCCGACGTTGAAATCGTCCACGACCACCAGAATCTTGGAATCCTTGAGGAACCCGAACCGGCTGAACAGGTCATTCTCGGGGTTGTTGGTCTGACCAAAGTACCGGGACCCCAGAACCTTCTTCATGAAGAGCTCGAACGTCGTCGTCTTGCCCGTACCCTGACCACCCACCACAACGAGCGCCACGGCCGTGTGCTTCCCGGGCTGCTGAACGAGACTCGCGAGCCATTTCAGCACGTACTGCGAGTCGCGCCCGAACAGACGCCGCAGGTGCTCCACGAAGAGATTGGGACGGCCCATCGTCGCGTCGATCCTCGAAGCCTCAAAGCCCGCCCACGTGTTCAGGACGTCCGCAGGACACTTGAGCGGGGGCGGCAAAAAGTCGAACCGCTCGTACGTTCGAATCTCCGGGTCCCTGAGCCAGAGCTTCACGAACTGATCGGCACCGACGAACATGTTTTCATACAGGTCAAAAAGCTCCTTCCGGCTCAAGAGTTGGAGTTCAGACTCCGTCTGTCTGACGAATCCAACTGGCCTCTTGATCTTGAAGTGTGTCTTTTCAAACTCTATTTTGGCCTCCTGGTATTTGCGCTCGTCGTCTGTGGGTGCGTCGTGAAGCCACACGAGTGAATCATCGTCCTGGGCCTGGACAAACTGCTCCATGAACTCGGTCGTGCGGCCCGGCTGGAACCCCTCGAGCGCCAGAACCTTGTTGGGCCCGTAGACGTCACGGTCGAAACTGGAAGGGCAGACCTTCCTGAGCTTCGTGTAGTCGTCGGTCTGCGTACCCGCGAGTATCAGGCGGAGTACCGTCTTCCACGTCACCTTGTCGTCCTGCAGGCCCTGGTAGAACATCCCCTTGATCTTGATGGCCTCAATGGATCCGAAGCGACTCTCAATGAGCTCCCTGATCTCGCCTTCGGCAGGGGCCAGGTGATTCTTGACAATCTCTTCGATGGGCATTTGGTGTCCCGTCAGTATGGTCTTCTGGAAGTACGGGCGCTTGGCGTTCTTGGTCGTCAGGATCTCACTGGCGCCTGGGTGAACCTCCATGAACCGACGGATCTCAGTCTCGGTCGCAAGTTGGACGGCGTTCTTGGGCGTCGTGCAAAGTGTGACGGGGGCCATTCTTACCATGGCCTGGGAAAATATTTATGGCGACGCCTGAACCTCGGCCTGGGTCTCAGGCGCCGCCTGGGACTTCATGGCCTCCTTGCGTCTTTGGTAATATTCACGGGCCTTTTTGTTCCTTTCGGCCTTGTGGGCCTCCCTGTACTTGGCGTCACGGGACTTGACCCGGTCTACTGAGCCTTCGTACTTTTCGTAAACCTCCAGGAGCTTCTCTACTGGTATGCCCTTGATGGTGACATCCATGTCTACTGTGGCCTGAGAAAATTTTAAGCCGACCCCTGACTCATCAGGCGTGGCCTGAAACTTTTTTCTCAGGCCATGGTAGGATGCCAGGCTACATCTACCTGATCATGATGGCCGACGGTGTGTACAAGGTGGGCCGGACGTCTCAGGACTACGGGACCCACCTGAAGAGGCTCAAGGCGTACCCAGGCGACTCGATCATATCGATGGTCCTGAAGGTCCATGACGATGTGGTGGTCGAAAAGGAGGTCCTACGCAGGTGCCGTCTGGCGTTCGGCGTTCACCCCAGGGGGCTCGAATACTTCAAGGGCCCTGAAGACGAATTCATGCAGATCATTTACGAGTGTAAAAACTTTCGGGCACCCGTGCCCAAGGCCCCCAAGCCGCCTCCTGTGCCCAAGCCGCCTCCGGGGCCCTACCAAAGGCTGAACGACGTCGAAAAGTACCTCCGGAGCAAAAACCCTATTAGAGGTCCTGACCTCTTCGTGCCCCTCGCGGTCATCGAACACGCGTACGAAGAGTTTTGCAGGGGTCGTCGTACAGCCCCAATAAGCTTCAGGGAACATTGCCCATTGCCCATCGTCCGCATGGAAGGTCCCGTGACGTGGAGAGCCGTCAAACACGGGCCCCCGATTACCGTTGAGAATCCCGAAGTCGTCCGGGGCGTGAATCTGCGCGGTTGCCCAAAATCTCTCGGCACCTAATAGAACGCGATGTCGTCCAACATCTTTGCGGCGAACGTGTACTACGCGGGTAACGTCATCGTTTCCGGATCCATGACCCAAGGCGGGACGCCCGTCACGCCCTCTCAATGGACGACTCTGAACTCGAACATTTACTACCTCTCGAATGTGAGTATCGGTTCATCAAGTAACCCAGGCCTAAACAGACTCCAGGTGTCTGGAAACCTCTCGACGACCAGCAACATCAACTTCCCCCAGGGCGCCTTGCTTTCCGGTCAACCCTCGGCCGTCGACTGGTCCATCGTGAATTCAGGTGGGTGCTTGAACTTTGCGAGGAATTCAACAACCTCCTTCTTGTCCGGCGGGACCCTCCAACTCAATCAGTACGGAATGGTCGGTATCCAGCTCGGCAACCCCACGGCCCTTTTACACATCGGCGCAAACACGGCAAATACGACCGACATGATCCATGTCCAGGCCTATAATGGAACATCGTTATTCAAGGTGAAGAGCACGGGAGTTGTGACGTCTTCTTTAGGAACGATCCCAGTCGTTACAGCAGGGGGCGTTAATATCCAGTCTGGATATTCGCAAGCCACGGCTAGAGTCTACTTCGCAACTGCTTTTTCAGCTTCCCCGGTCGTCATCGTCAGTGGTACTTCTGCAGGGGCCTACGTCGTGAATGTTTCGGCCAGTTTTGTAGAGTGTTCCCAGACACCTTTTTACTGGATAGCGATAGGTACCTGATTTTTTTGTCAGTTTACTTTATAGAAGATGTCGTTTCCTGTTATTAGCGGTGGTGGTGGTAGAATAGGCACCGGTCTACTCTACTCGAACGTTGTTTATTTTACTAGCACAAGTTTAGGTCAATCTGGAGCTAACCGTATTATATCCTGGACCGTTCCACCAGGTATAACCACTGTACGAGTCCGTCTCTGGGGGGGTGGCGGAGGCTCAGTTTACACTGGTTCGGTGTATCCGGGAGGAGGCGGCGGTTTTGCCTTGAAAATAATCACGGGCTTAACACCAGGTACTTCTGTTACAATTACTATAGGCGACGGCGGCGGGCCCTACAATCCAGGAACTGGAGGTACGTCGTCGTTCGGCACGTATGTTTCAGCGACGGGAGGAAAAAACGCAGCCAGTGGAGGGACACCAGGCGGCGTTGGTTCTGGTGGGGACATAAATATGTATGGTCAGGGAGGTATGACGAGCCAGCAGTATGGTGGAAATGCCGGTAATTTATTCATTGTTTATTCCGGCGCTTCGAATGAAACATACGTGTCCCAGTATGGAGCTATAACCTTGATGGCAATTCCAGAAAACGGTCTTGATAAGATAGGAACCGGATATCTTTTTGGAATACCAAGTACTACAAATATATTCGAAGGTGTAAATCAGAACAGCATTACATCCTTACCTCCGACTCCAGCGCTAAATTTCGGAAACGGTGTGGGTGGGTCGACTTATTATAGTGGGGGGACTTATGCGTCTCCTGGCTCTTTCCCGGCTGGTGGCGGTGGCGGCTCAACCTCCTCGACGAGCGCCGGCGGCGGCGGCCTCGTCGTCGTCGAGTATTAATTTTCTTAAACCCTATTAAAAATGATGTGGACCCGTCTTGAGAGTAACGTCGCCGTCGAGTTTACGGACATCGACCCCGTAGGCCGCTTCCACGAGTCCTTGATGTGGGTTGCGTGTCCCGAAGACCTGACCCCGGGCTCGGTTATGAACCAGGACGGCTCGTGGACCTACGCACCGAAGATCGAAATCCCACCTCCACAACCCGCCCTAGAAATCACGGAGTCGGCCTAGGTTCAGTGATCCAGGCAAAGCTCGTCACCATCTGCTTAATTTTACTTGAAAATTGAAAATTCACCTAGGACCAGCAAGGTCCATAGACTCGGCGAGAGGAGCTCTGCTCCGACCCCGCCGACTTTATGGAGGTGCCCTTGGGTCACAGGAGGCCCAAACATTTGTTGGCCTAGTAATAGAGGAGCATGTCCACGTTTAATCAGGGCGTCCCCGGGGTCCCGACTCTGATAAACTCCAGCGCGGTCCTCGTGACGGGCAACGCAGCTTCGGCGAACGCACTGACCGTGAGACAGTTCGGCGGCGGGAACGTGTTCAGCGCCCAGACGAGCTCGGGCGGGTCGGCTCTGTTCGTGGGGGACGGGGGTCTCGTCGGCATTGGAACCGCCGACCCCAAGGGCCCCATCCATTCATACACGATGCGCTTGGGCTATCCGGACTCCTCAGGTTCCGGAACCTCCAACGTCGTGGCGCGGATCCAGAGCGGCTCCATCTGTCTCGATTTTGGGTCCATCGGTGGGACCAACCCTTTTTGGATTCAAAACCACCTGAACACGGCCTGGAACACGACGTATCCAATTCTTCTGAACCCTAACGGCGGCTACGTAGGCATCGGGACGACGGGTCCTTCGTACCTACTCCACGTGAATTCCACCTCCACGAGTAGTTCAACCGTCGCTGCGTTCCTCGCACCGAACATGACGACTAATGCAGACACGTACATCGCCGTCGGCTCGTCGCTCTCGAGTTGGCAAAATGCCACTCTCGAGTTTATAAACTACGGATCCAACACTTCAAACGTAGCTCGCATGAGTATCAACGGAGGTTCCGCATCTATGATAAATCTCAATTCGACGGGTGTCGGTATCGGCGTGACGAATCCCATCACGGCCCTTGATGTCGCAGGCGGTACTATTTCGGGTGGCGCAGGAAACACCACATGGAGAATACAGCCCCAGTACGTAGGCTCCAGCCCCTTTCCCAGTCAGGTGCGTATAGCAAACGGCTGGGATCCTGTTGCCGGTACAGGTCAAGCGAACTATGCGGGTGTGGGAATTAACTTAAACTCCTATCAGAGCGGTTCCCAAATAGAATTCTACACGTCAAGCACAAACAACGCCGTCCCGACACAGAGGGTCGTAGTCACGGCCGCGGGAAACGTCGGTATCGGGACGGCGAGTCCTGGTAATGCCCTTTCCGTAAACGGTTCTTTGAACGCGGGCGCTGCATATTATACCACAGCTACAACCACAACAAAAACAGGCCCTTACATTGTTCAATCATCTGGTTTTGACGCAGTTGGAACGTCCCATTATATATATTACTCAAGCTGGGCGCCAAACGGGGGAACTGGTGCGGACAATTTTGGTGGAGTAATGATTGTTATAGGTAAAAATCTTTCATCTGGTGGCAAAGCAGCCACTCTTGTTCTTACACTCTCTAAGCGTGCAGGAGCGGGTACATATTCTCTAACAATACAGAACAACACCGTGAATCTTACAACATTTTCTCCTTCTATTAGTGGTAATGATGTAGTTATAACATCCGATTCCGATATGGCCGTCACGTGGACATTTATCGCAGGGGCTTAAAAATTATCAGTATATTATAGACATGAACGTAGCGATAGTTGACAAAGAGACCCTCGTGATTAGGAACGTGTATTGGTCCCCAGACGGTTGTTTTGATCCGTCACGTCCAGACGTCAGTTCAGCTGTAACCCAAATTCTCGTCCCCGATAAACTAGATTACACGTGTATTTTGGCCCAAAAAGATTCTTCTGGAAATATCATTCTCACCGCGGACCCCGTCAAAGTCCAGGCCAAAAATAATACTTTATGGTCTCGTATTCGTTCTAAACGAAACGAACTCCTTGCCCAAAGCGACTGGACCAGACTTGATGACGTTGAAACGAATAAGGACGCTTGGGCCATGTATCGCCAGGCTCTCCGTGATATCACGAAAACCGTCACGGACCCCACTCAGGTCACGTGGCCAACACCACCCTCTTAAATTCCCAACCTAAATTAGAAAGAGATGTCCACGCATCTCCTCTTCGCCGACTCCAAGAACCGTGACGTGGCCCTGTACCCAAGCGGGTCCAGCTACGTCCTTCACCTGACCACGCCGATAAAGGACATCGAACGTGTCGACCTGGTCAGCGCCCATCCGTGCCAGGTGTGCAGCTCCGTTTTCACCCGCAAGGACCATCTCAAGGGGCACATGAGGATTCATACGGGTGAAAAGCCCTATAAATGCACAGAGTGCCCATCGGCCTTCACTCACAACCACTCTCTTACATGGCACATGCGAACTCACACGGGTGAAAAGCCCTATAGATGTACGGAGTGCGACAAGTCCTATTCACTTAGACATCACTTGGTAATTCACGAGCGTACCCATACAGGCGAGCGACCGTACAAGTGTACAGAGTGTGATGCGACGTTCGCCATTCAGGCAAGTATGACAACTCACATGCGAACTCATACAGGCGCCAAGCCGTATAAATGCACTGTATGTGACGCGGCTTTTACACAACACGGATCCCTCACGGGTCACATGAGGATTCACACAGGGGAGAGACCATTCAAGTGTACGGAGTGTGAAGCGGCTTTTACTCATAAACATACCCTGAATAATCATCTTCGAACTCACACACCCGAAGCCATAGCGCGCCGCAAAATAGAGGAGTCCAAGATTGAAAAATTGTTCAATGAAAAGTTTCCCAAGTCTTTCGTGCGGGAGTACACGACGGATCACGCGTGCCTTACCGCGTCGAAAAACCACTCACGGGTCGACTTTTTGTTCCCAAATCACGGCAAGTTTCATGTGGTCGTTGAGGTCGACGAGCATCAACACAAAGAGTATCCACAAATTTGCGAAACGTCACGCATGAACAATATCGTGTCGGCGTGGTGCCTGGGCGGAAACTCCATGCCCGTCGTGTTCATCCGGTACAACCCACACGCGTTCAAGGTTGACGGGACCACGAAACGGACCACGATCGGAGAGCGACACAAGAAACTCACCGAGATCTTGAACCATATCAAAACTATGGAACCGGTGAAGGAGGTCCAAGTCTACTACATGTTTTACGACACCGAAGAAGGCGTACCCACGGTCATGGCTGATCCGGACTACTATGACGAAGTCAAGCCGTGGTTTGCCGAATGTATCGTGTAAAAATATCCAACTATAAATCAGATGACCACGCGTCTGTTATTTGCCGATTCGAAAAACAGGGACGTCCAGCTGTACCCATCAGGCAATTCTTACGTTTTACACCTCACGAGCCCCATAAAGGACATAGAACGCGTGGATCTCGTGAGCGCGCGTGTATGTAATTCAATGTACAACCTCAATGACGGTTCGAACGTCATGGCCGTCAACTCGTCCAACGTCTCTTTGAATCCAGGGTTCTACAGCGTCTACGGGTTGGCTCAGGCTCTCACCACCACCACCCTGACCCTCGAGTACCTGCCGGACGAGGGCCACTTCCTTTTCAGCTCCAGCACATCTTTCACAATTTACATCCATTCCAGGGAGCTCGCCACCATGCTCGGCCTTTCCCGGGGCTCTTTGCTCACGGGAGCTTTGGCCCCCGCCACGGACCCGTCATACACGGGCAAATACATCCTCCGGTCCTCGACCCTCGTTGACATGTCCCTCAACGAATACATCTTTCTGGACATTGATGAGCTCAGGACGCCAAGTCACGTAGACACGGGGGCCCTTGTGAGTTCTTCAGGGACGGTGAGCGGAAGCAACGCCAACCGCAACTTCGCACCCGTCATAATGGATGTGGGCTCGGCCTGTATCAAGAATTTTCATGAAAATAAGGACTATCGTGTAAGCGTCGAGTACCCAGAACCCATCGCAAGCCTCCAGCGCCTGACCGTCCGGTGGGTCGACAAGTCTGGGAAGCCCTTGGATTTCAGAGGCTGGGACACGAATGCATTCGTCCTGAGAATTCACATCAAAAATAGAGAACGTGAAATGGAGTTACCTCCACCACCACCCCTCCAGGATGTGGAACTCAAGCGCATCATAGACGCCATGACTTTGGCGCTTCCTCCGCCGCCGAAGGAAGAGTCAAAGAAGTTTAAAATTCCTTGGTTTTTGTTGGTTTTAGCCACGCTCATAGGTATTTTCATATGGCGGACGTTCGGTCCCCGCCCGGGGGCCGTTGCTCAGCAACTCGCCCCGGCCCAAGCACAAGTCAAAATGATTTGATTTACGCGCGGGTCACGGCGTAGACTGGCTGCTGAGGATCGTTGATCTTCACGTTCACAGCCAGTGCCTTGATCGCCATGAACACCACGATGGCCAGCAGGGTGGTGAACAGAGCGGACAGAATGTAGTACTGGCCACCGTTCTTGCCCACCTGCACCACCTGGGAGATGATCCAGCGGACAACGTCCATCCACGCCACCGCGCTGGCGAAGGCGAAGCCCGCGACCACGGAGTTCAGGGACTGGGACTCGAGCTGGAGAGCAATAGCGGAAAGCATGTCGGCCATTTGTACTATTTTAGAAGAAAAAAATATGAAGGTTCCCAAGGGTCCCAAGTTTCTAGTGGCCCCCAGGAGTCGCTAGACGCGACTCCCCCGTAATTCTCCTCCGGCCCTTGATCAAAGCCTGGAAGCTCGTCCTCGGTCTCATAGTCCTCCTCTTCGAGAAGGACCGAGTATTTAGGTTTGGTCCTGGAGAGATCAAAGCCCTCTTCAGATTCCTCCTGGACCCACCAGGTCATCTAATTTTCACGCTGTTTGTCTACGGCGTTTTTCAACGCACGTTCGGCTGGGCTCTCGGGTTCCCACGCGTCCCACGTGTCGGCGCACTCGTTCATTTTGAGAGCCTGCTCATCCTCAGTGCCCTCGTACTTGGTCCATACCAATTCAGAGTCTGAAACAGTTTCCCATGAGGCTGAAGAGTCCGAGTCGTCGGGGTCGTAGTCGGAACCTTCGGAGTCGGAATCGGTTCCCGATTCCTCGTATATCTCCGGAAACAGAGACCCTATCTGGCGCCCAGTGACGTACCGGGCGGCATACATCATACCCATCCGCATATCCTCCTGGAGGACCACGTCACGACCGCACGCCTTGGCGTAGTGGGCGGCCATGACGGTCGCCGACTCCATGACGGGTCTGAAAATGTCGAGAGCCGACTCAAGCACAGCCTCTTCCATTTCAATTTTCAACTAAAATTAGAACAGAGAAGTCACGCAGTGACTCGGGTCAACAGGGCCCCTGGACTCAGGAAAAGTTCGAAAACAAGATAGTCGCACTTCCGTTGGCGACCTGGAGGAAATTGTAGTTTACAGCATAGACTCTGATCACTCTAGCTGAAGAACTTGGATTCAAATTTAATTTTAGAATTTGATTTTGAATTCGAGACATGTTCACGCCCCCTGAAGGTCTCTTGGACTCTGGGTCAAGGCTGAAAGAGTACATATAGAAATAGTAACCTGGAACCCGGGTATGAAATTCGAGGCCCTGGATGACCCTCAAAAAGAGGGGCGTACCGACCTCGGTCGAAACGCGTTCTGTAGAATTGAATAAGAGTTCTAAATTAGTAATTTGCTGGAGGTTCGGGGCGGCCAAAAAGTCGTACCCCAGGGCCGTCTCGTTCTGGATCACGAAAAAGAGTTCCTTGACGATATTTGAAAAGCCAAGATTACACCGGACGTTTATGGCTCCCAGGGGCACCGCGAACTCTGCCAACTGAATTTGTTCCAAAATATGGATCTGTGGAGTCTTGCGTATGTACTCGATCTCTTTCTGACCGAGGTACGTGTACTCGACGTGAAGATAAGACGGTACAGGCTCCACAATGTCTACGGGTGGAATTGTGAATGTACTGGTGGGGTTTGTGACGATGCGAAACGTCACATTCTCTTTGAAAGCACACAATGGTATGCCCTTTTCCAATAGGGAAAATGGGAGAGGGATCGTGTAGCTCGCAGCAGCCACCTGTGTACCCTTGCCTATAAGACCGGTTAGGGCCGGTTGTTTACCCTGTGGAACCTCTATATCGTATTTCATGGCTATATATTCACCGTAAATTCGCTCTATAAGTGTGCTTCCTATGTATAGCTCCACGTGTTGTATGAAAAGTGTGCCCACGGATTCCTCAACTTCACGAACTCTCAGGTTAGGAGGGAAGAAAACTTTGAGATACATTTCAGTTATTAAATCACCTGAGCGCGGGAGCTCCACGACGTTCTCGCCTCCCAAGACGAGCGCGTCATTGTCGAACTGGACCTTGTCGACTCGTGAAGCAAACAGACTTGATCCTATATATTTTTCTTTAAAATACGTAACTTGTGGATCTACGCTCAGGGCTATATCCTCCTGACCTAGGAAGGTTAAACTGGCACGGGAGGCCATCTCTAGTAACTCCGTAGAAAAAACAAGGGCGCCGTAGGCGCCTTTCTATGAGGTTATTTACGCGTCGCGGCCACTAAGAAAGAAAACCTACGGTTTTCCCTTAGGTGTTGAACCTCAAACCCCCTAACCCGTCAGCAATTCTCAAAATATTGTAATTTACGGCCAACATCCTCAGTTCCTTTGCGGGGAGGTACGCTTGGCCGCCACAATTGAGCGTCAACAGAATTTGCTTAATTCGACTGAAATTAATTTGACCATATGGTTTTGGAGACGATGGGTTGCCCGTGAAAGAGTACATGAAAAACTGACGCTGAGGGTAGTTGGGGTAGTGGTTAAAAGGTTCTATGTCGCCGGTATACAAAGCGTCGGTCGTGTCCGGTGTGAAAACCTCTTGACCGTTGAAGCTCAAACCGAAACTCAGGACCGCGTTGTTCGAGTAGTCATATGGGTTCTGATTCGTGGGTTGAACCACGAAAAAGAGTTCACGTACAGGGTTTTTAATATCTAAATTGAAAACGGCATTTTGGAAGCTAGGCAGGAGACTGATCGACTGGTACTGACACTGTGTAATAACATAGTCCAACTGGGCCCTTTGGAACCAGTTAATTTCAGGGTCCGACAAGTACACGTAGTCGACTATGATGGTCGCTCCCAAAGATGGATTTGAAACCTGAATTGATGTCAACTCGTTAAAGTTCCTGAATGTCACGTGGACCTCCACGTCATGTCTCCCGAGGGCCACGAGGGGCAAATACAGAGATGGGTTTCCGTAGAAATAAAAGGGTAAATTTACAAAGTAGGTGCGTCCAGGGGGGTTGATGGTGGTCAAAGTGTCGTTCTTGCCCGTGAGAACCTGAAGGCCGGGTTGGTTTTCGTACGGAACGTGTAGGTCGTTCCAGAGTTCGATGAATTCACCCGTCAGAGACTGGATGGTCTGGCCACCAATTTTGAGGTCTGCGGTTTTGATGGCCCAAGTGCCCACAGAGTCGTAGTACGAAAAAACCTGGGCCGCCACGTCTACGATCGGGAGGGTCACGGGGTAGACAGAGATGAATGTATTTGAAAAAATATTAGGAGCGGCGTTGGACCCCGCGGTCGTCACGGATACAGGGTAAGTCAGTGACGTGTCAGACACCACGAGAGGAACCTGGAAGGTATACGGGGGTAAAATACCTAGATTGACCGTGTATTGACTCGACCCGAACGTCAAACTCGTCACTTTGTCTTTGGTACATATAGCACCCGTAAGCATGTATGTCCCGTTGCTACTGAATTTCAATCCTGAATTAGTATATGAAATAATGTTAGAGCTTCCAGATGAGGCAAAGTCCGATGTGAGTCTGAAGGGCGCGGTGAGCGTCGTTGAAGAGGACCTGAAAGTGAGGCCATTGTCGGGCAAGACATTCGAGTCGGGCAGGGGAGAACTTATCCTATTTAAAACAAAATAGGTGTTGGCCAAAACTGTAGTGGGTCCCGAGGAGGTGGTTAATGTTATATAATAATTGGCTGATGTATTTGAAACTGAAATAGGCATGGAAAAGGCAAAGGTGGGATCACGGCCTTGTACGGACATGTCGTACGTGTAAAGCAGGTTGGCACTTTCCCACAAATTCACGTTTGAAACGTAACCATTGTCTAGGTACATTACTCCCGTCATCAGGTACTCGCCCTCATTTACGAAATTTATATTTGAATCCGGAGTCAAGAGGATAGTGTACGACCCGGTCGTGACGACGTTGCCAAAGAGCTGGAGTTTACAGGGGTTGGCGTTCATGACTATTGACGAATTCAGTTGGTAAAATTCATCAACTGGGCTTATGGAAAGGTACGAGTTGGTCTGAAGCTGGGACCCGGTACTTGTGATGAAAAAGTAGTACGTGTTGGCCGTGCTCTTGACGCTGATGGGTATGACGGCGGGCATGGACGGATCCGGCGACACGCGGAAGGTGTATGAGTTTTCAAAGATGGGGTTGACGGGTCCACCACCCTCGGACGCCTCATTCTTACTCGATCCGAAGCTCAGGGCCTGAACTGAACCGGCACCGAGCTCGAACCCCGCCTTGATCACATAGAGTCCTATACTTCCAAACTTTATGCGACCACCCGAAGTTATGGTATACTTGGAACTCGGATCCGTCGACGTCCAGATGGCACCGGATCCAGAGGTGCTCGAAAAGTTTAGAAATTGACGACCAGAAATGTTCAAAGGTTGATTGAGATAGGCGAAGAACCCCTTTTTAGGATCAGGGGGTAAAGTGCCTATAGACTTGATCCACCCAGCCTGTTCGAGTGTAAAGTCACCCAGACGGGTAACGGTTGAAATATAATTTGGAGAGGCGTTTGAAGGAGAAATTGAATTTGCTTGTAAATTGGAAGTGCTATTGACAGTGTACACGAGGTTTCCACTCACTGGATTTATAGACGAATAAGCCTTTGGATCCAGACTGAAGAAGATGCCGGGTGCGAGGTACGAGCTCGAGTTAATAACCTCAACAGCTGCGCAGTTGCTAAACACGAAGAGGTTCCTGGCCGAGTTGTACTCGATGTAGGGGGTGAATGTGGTCGTGAGCCACTTTGAGAGGTTGTTGGTCGAATACGACGGTACGAGGAGGGTGGCGGTGAGGGTCACGTTCGCACCCCCAGTCGCGGGTTTGATGATGCGTATGTAAGGTTGGTTCGTTTCGAGTGCCGGGGCTGTCGGCCAGGTCCAGTCGTTTCCGGGGTTGTTCAGGGGCGGCAGGTCGAGTTTGAGGGTCAGGCCCCTTACTAAATCTCCTTTGGCTGGAATTCTGCATATATTGTTCTGACCGTACCCGACCTGCTGATCCAGAAAGGGGATGTCATAAGCCTCGAGGACGAATGGAGTGTGACGGCGGTACACACCCGAAAAGTACGTCACTTGGGGCTCCCCTGTGAGATACGCGTCCTGTTGTCCGATGGCCGCCAACTGAATGTAGCCGGCGGACATTCCTAGTAAGTGCGAAGGAAAAAACAAAGCGTCGTAGACGCTTTTCCTTGGCGGTTATTTACGCCCGAAGGGCGCGCCCCCAGCCCCCCCGAATTTTGCGTGAAAATTGTAGATGACGCTTCAGCTCAAGAAGTTTGATCCGTCCAAGATGGCGGACGACAAGGTTTGCGTCTTTATAGGAAAGCGTGGTACAGGCAAGTCCACACTCGTGACTGATATTCTCTGGCACAAGAAGCACATTCCAGCCGGGATCGCCATGTCGGGCACTGAAGAGGGAAACGGCTATTACAAGCAGTTCATCCCAGACCTGTTTGTCTATGGTGACTATAACAAGGATGCTCTTGAAAAAATTATAGAGAGGCAAAAGAAGCTCTTGGCCGTCGGGAAGTGTAATCCCGTGTTTATCCTCATGGATGACTGCATGTATGATAGATCATTCATGAGGGACGTGTGCATTCGTCAGCTTTTTATGAACGGGCGTCACTGGAAGATATTCTTCATGATGACGACTCAGTACTGTATGGATATGACCCCCATGATCCGTACAAATGTGGACTACGTGTTCGCTCTACGAGACAACGTACGACAGAACCGTGAAAACCTGTACAAGGCTTTCTTCGGCGTCTTCCCGACGTTCGACCAGTTTTCACAGGTTATGGACGCCTGTACGGAAAACTACGAGTGCCTAGTGCTCGACAACACCTCCAAGAGCAATCGGATCACGGACTGTGTGTTCTGGTACAAGGCTCCTATCCGCCGTGGTTTCCATGTGGGGTCCCCTGCATTCTGGCAGTATCATCAGCGCCACTACAACCCTCGGGCCGTCGCACAACCTCTAGCCCCGACGGCCCAGAGGCGCGGGGGGACGGTCATTGTCAAAAAGTCAGGAGCGCGTAGTTAAGTCGTCTTTCTTTTCAGAAGCTGAATTAGATGTTGACATACGACCCAAGCGTTTCAGACTTGTCGACACCTATTCCAGTTGCGTCGGCATCTGTAGAGATGCCCGCACAGAAGGAGGAAAATAAGCGGACGGTTCCCACGGGCCTTCTGCGTGAGGAGCAGCGTCCCGAAAAAAACCTAGACGAATCTCAAATGGCGGAGTTTTCGTCGTCGATTGAGGAAGTCATGCCCGGTCCAGGACAGATGATGCAGGATGAGGTTCAGGGATCTCCCTACGAGCAGGCACCACCCCAGAAGCAGGCCAAGTCCAAGGGCTCTTCCGGCTCTTCCAAGAACCCTTTTGGCCTCACGGACGAGCAGTGGTACGCGGCTCTGGCCGGTGTTGCCGCCGTCATCGCCTACTCCAAGCCTGTTCAGGGCAAACTGAGCACGATGGTGCCCAAGTTTCTGGGTGAGAACGGTGAGATGTCCATGACGGGCATGGCCGTGACGGCCCTGATCGCCGCCATCATTTTCTACTTTGCCCGGCAGTTTCTTTCAGACCGGGTGTGAGACCTGTCGGTGCCATAAGTCGTATAGGGTTTGAAAAGCAGATGGACCATACCCAGTAGGTCTGATGATGTGAGTAAGTTGATAGACGAGAGCCTTGCGCTTGTCGACGGCATCCACCATCCTCCGTCGAGCCACCTCGAACTTCTGGAAACTTTGAATGAGATGGGTGGCGCAAACCACGCACTCGGCATCAAAGGACTTGAGGTCGCAATTCGCAACTGTACACTTTCCGTCAGCAGGTGGCGACTGAGTAGAAGGCGGTGGAGCACGACACATGGGACATGACGTGTTACGGCTATACCATGTGCGTAGGCACGCCCTATGAAACGTATGGTTACAAGTCGTCTTACAAGTTTCACCATTGTCGAGCGAGATATAACAGATGGGGCACTCCATTTTTGATTACTAAATGGTTACGGGTCGCACCCCTGACGGCGTCAGGACACTTTTTCTAGTCTCTGACTTGGTCCCCACAATAACTGCGGACACCCGCAGTCGTGTACAGGCCACTATCTATACAAATCTTCTTTAGTTTCTCAAAATTCTCCCAAAATTTGATAGAGTGATCATACTCGGGCACGGTCATATGGGCCAACTCGTGCATGAGCACATAAAAAGCCGAGTTTACATCGTCTCCATCCAGGCAGATGTAAATTTCGTAACCCTTGTTGACGTTCGAACCTATGACGCCATCCTTCTTCCCATGGAGCCCCGTGATGATGGCCGGTTTCAGTACTGGCTTCCAGAGGGGGTCACCCGTTGCTCGTAGGATATCGAGGATCCTAAAGTACCTGTCCTTCAGTTCAACCAGCATTTCTGGTTCTGAATTAGTTATCAAGACCACTACTAGAGTCAGGAAAATGACGATGACCCACAAGACGGAGGTCCACATCTCTAGCATTTACAAAGACAAATTTTGTATATAAATCCGAAATCAACCCGGTCGGCCTGGGTACCATGGGTTCCCACGCGAGTCGGTTGAAACCCAATTCTTTCAGACGTTCTATAAGAACTTGTCCATCCAGAAGTGGCTCCTCTTTGGCCCCTCCGGCATAGAAGGGACCATCAGTCAGTCGGACCAAAAGTTTTTCATTTTTAATTTGAAATTCATTTCCTAATTTGTCTCTAAAATTACCAGACTCATCGGCCATGGACTCGGCCCGAGCCTTCTCGGGGGTGATGCCGATCAGGAGACCACCTGGTTTAAGGGCCACCTTGATAGCCCGGAGGGATTCTTCAAGGGTCTTTTCATTTTCAAAAATATAGTGGAGCGAAAAGTTGTAGCAGATCACGTCATAGGGTCCTGCAAAGGCTGCTTGGCGGATGTCACCCTGGCCGAGGAACCAGACGTCAAACCCCATCTCGTTCGCACGGCTCTCGGCCTCGGCCAGGGATTCAGCGTCAGGGTCTATGGCCGCCACACGGACGCCACAAGCCTTCCATTTCCACCAGTCGCCACCACGGCCGCACCCACAGTCGAGCACATAGGAATTCGGCATTACCCATTTGTTAATGTGTTTACGTTTGTAATCGTTGTGAACCTTCCTGAGATCCATTTCAACCCCGCGTTTCTAGACTTAAAAGAAAAACGCCTGTTACTTTTATATGGGTTCTCTCGAGCAGGATTACCTGACTGTTCCAGGACAGCTTTTCGCCTGTGTTTCGTTTGTTGGCCCCGACCTGCCCCAGAAGAATGATCAGCTGGGCCTGAAGATCCGTGGCTGCTTCCCGACCCGTGAAGAGGCGGGTCTCCACGCCAAGCGCCTTCAGAAGGATGACGCACTGGTCGACATCTATGTGGTCGATATGTACAAGTGGCTGCTGATCCCCCCGAAGCGCGAGGAGATTGAGGACGTTCACTATCAGAATGAGAAGCTTGAGGAGATTATGGTCAACTACCGCAAGAGTCAGCAGGCTGCCGCTGCCATGTTCGAGAAGCGCAAGCGCGACATGATGGCCAAGCCCATCGAGGGCTCCGAGACGCCATTCATCGAGCCCGGTGATGAGAACAGCAGATACTACACCAAGCCAGACGTGCCACCAATTCCCCACCCTGCGGATCTGCTCGATGACCTGAAGAAGGAGTTTCCAGAGGCGTCTATGGATGAGCTGGTTGCCAAGGCGGATATTCGCGTGGCGGCCGAGGTCCTGAAGCGCAAGGAGGCGGCCGATGCCAAGGCTGTGGAGGACGCCAAGACCAAGGAGCCCATTATCGAGGAGGAGGAGGTGCCTGATGCAGCCTAAAATATTGCCAAGTATTACTAATAATGTTATTTAAACTAATTGCGGTCGTGATAGTGTTGGCCCTCTTGTACCTCGCGTACAAGCGGTTCCCACCAGCACCCGCAAGAATATCTCAAACTGTTGCCGCTCATGACAATCAGTTTGATGTATTCAGAGATATGGAACCAGCCGATCAGACTCGTGAGAATCCTTGGCTGGGTTTTCTTCAGGAGGATGTCCGTGTGAAACGCACGGGTCCTATCGGGGAGTTTGTTGGTAACGATTCAAATTCTGGAAGCGCAATTTTATATACAGTAACCTGATTATGAGTCAAGAACAGGTCTCGTAGAGACCTCTTGCTCCTGCTTTGGCCTTCGGGGTTCACAAGTCCTTAGGACTTGGTCACTTGGCTGAATTAATTACAATAGGCCGCATACTTACAATTAGAACACCGATTACAATGCCGAGAAGGATAAGACCTACTGGATTGGTATTTTTTAGAAACTCAAGTGGATCTTTTGGAGACTCGATATCTCTCTGAAAGATGCGCTGTGGTGGTTCCTGAACCGGCCACTCACTTTCGGACGGCGGTCCGTTTCTTGACTGGGACGGCTGGTCGCTTTTTGACAGGAAGGGCAGGTTTTCCATCGTCGTCACTGTCTGACTCACCACTCTCGCTTTTATCTGGCACAACAAATCCATCTAGATTGCCATCCTCATCGGCATCTTCCTCATCATCCTCCTCTTCGGAAAAGTCATCAGAGTCCTCATCACTCTTGATATCAGACTCGTCCGAGTCGTAATCTTCGGCTGCGTAGTCGTCCTCGACCTGCTCAACGGGCTCGTAACGTACAGGGGGCTTGGAAACGCGCCCGGAGCGCGTGCGCTGTTCAGGTGTCGGCGCGGAGTCGGGGGAAAGGTCCTTCTGATCGGCCATCTGGATAGTCTACGAGTGACTCGTTTAAGTACTTGGGGAAGAAGTGGATGCCCCTGGAAATTGCATTCTCGTTTATTATAAATTCCCCTTCATATCCCAGCTCGTTTGCTATGGCATTGAGATCCTCCTGGTGCTCTGAATCATCTGCACGCCTTATTCCCATCGAAATGTCTCTTATATTTTCCACACAGGCGTAGAGCGACTTGGCCGCCTCGTCAAGTTGGTCCGTCGAAGCCAACCGTTCGAACTCTTGGATGTTGGTCAAAAATCTTTCCCAGCTCTTTGGGTCCAGACCCGAGTACTTGTGAACCTTTTCTTTGTATTTCTTGAAGCGTGCGACCGGGCCCATCGGGAAGAAAATCCATAAGAAAACTACAAGAAGGACTACCCACAATAGCAACATCGTTGAGTTGCTCTACTATTGATGGAGGAAGAATATGTTCCTGACCCCTGAACTCGCGGCAGTCCTCGTCAAAGCACCGCTGTGAAATGCGTCCAGAACGTATAGAAAACCATATATGGTTTGACTTGTGCTCTTTGTGGAGCCTCTCACAGTATTTGGCATCCGTCTGAGCAAACCACCCGTCATGATCGTGTCTCTGGACCTTCTTGATGTGTGTCCTCTCCTGACCCTCCAGGTATTTGCGCACAAAGTCCTCGAGTGGGCCATTATTCTCGAGCACCTCCTCTTGGCGCGGCTCCTCATCTGTACGGACCGCAAAGAGCTCTAGGGTTTCCACGTTTGGCTCCTTGGTAAACTGCGTCCCGTTCAGGTCCCGCCATGGAATGTATGGGTCCCCTGTGGGTTTCTTGTGGGACCATAACATTCTGAGGCCAGACCCCCCATAGACGGAAGCATCGATCACGTGGTCCCAGTCAAAGACAAAGTCTTGAGATAAATTCAAAATTATTTTTGATCTAAAATTAAGAGCCTGGGTCCTGGTGACGATCAGGTCTGGCCAGTGGATATGGACCCCTGATTTTATAAGGCCATCTGCTACAGACCTTGGACGGGCCCTGGCAATGAGGCACCTTGAGCTCGTCCCCAAAGCTTCATGAATTATGGAACAAAATTGAAGAAGATCTTCATCCTTTAGTTTCTCTTGGGCCTTGTAGTCCAGGTCCACAAAGAATTTGAAAAGTTCCGTCTTTTGTTCGACCACATACAATTTTGTTCCTAAATTGATCGTATCCACACAAGCCTGATAAAATTCCCGGGTCTCTTCTGTGGGTACGAACAGGATCCCACCGTCCATGAGGACGTGGGTGGAATGGCCGTTGGGGATCCGCCATTTTTCTATTGACATTATCAATTTAGAGACTAAATTCTCTAAGAGTCTTCATCATCACTATCTGCTAGGAGCCATGACCAAAAGGGACGTGGACCCTTGGACTTTTTAGGGGGTTCCTCGAGGGGCTCTGGAACTTTGGCGATTGTCTCAGCCTGCGGCTGAGACTCGTTTTCAAGCTTTTCAATTTCATAACACAATTTGCGAAGGGACATATCCTGAGCAAGTTGTTTAGGGTCTTCACCCTGACCACGCATGGTGGCCAGGATGGTGGCGAACTCGATTTTGGATCGGGTCATATCTAATAAGTCCGAAGGACTTATTTACGCTTAGCTTTCCGCGGTCCCTAAGTGTACAGTGCAAACATCTTCTCCCAGTCCCCTTTACACGATACGGTATTTAGGACGGTCGTGCCCATGACCATCACAAGAGTCAAAGGGTCGTACCCCCTGAGTGTTATTATATTTCCAATACCTTCTAAAAAACGTCTCCAGAACCATGTGTGACCTATAAAAACCGAACCTATATGGTCTTCGGTATCTTTTCGCAAGTCAAAACCCATAGTTCCATTTATTTCCAAAATGTGGAAATCCTGGCCCTTCATGAAAGACGCGTCATTTTCAAATCTAATATCAAAGCGTCCCATATTGAAATTGGGTATTCCACGTGAAATACCGACAATGACCTTTTCCAGTTCTGGGGTGTTCAAGTCCGCCCGATGCGTACACCCTTCTTCATGAAAGCACCATTTGCGCACCTTCTCATTCCCGTTTTTCTCCACAATAGAAATTATCCTTCCATTTTCATACAAAATTCCAACTTCCCTATCATAACTGGAATATTCCTGAACCATGTAGCTACTCGCGTCTATCTTTTGTAGAATTTCAGTCATTTCATCGACATCTTGAATGACGTGGATACCAAAACCTGTACGGGCGCACGTGACCGGTTTTAAAATTACCGGATACTTGGCGCCGTACACATCCATATCGGCCAACATAACTTCCCGAGGAAGATATTGTTCTGGTACGTTTTCTAAAATAGTGTATTTGTTGGTTCCTAATTTATAAGGGTTCACATTCAAAAAGACTATCCACACAATACCAAAACTAATTAGAAGTGCCGTTACCAGATTAATTTTGAAAATAAATTTGGCCCAAAATGCTCCGGCGAATATAATGAATATAAATACCGTGAAAGTAAGTCTAGGTGCCAATAGGTTTAATAATTTAGAAAAAAGGGCAATGTAGCCCAACATATAATTAGACCCTCAAATTAAATGGAATTTTAGGGTTATTCAGGGACTGTTGGAATTCGGGGTTCCCCAAGACGTGCTGACGTATCATGGGCCAGAGGTTCGGCAATTTTGAAATAGAATCGAGGTTTTCAAATTTACAGTCATCATTCTCGTCATAATTCTTGCGGTAAGGGACGGAGTTGGCGTCCATCTTGGTCTTCTCCTCTGTGAACCTCCTGACTATGTGACGTTGTTCAACAGGGGTCATTTGCATATTAAATACGTAGACGTGATAGTGGTTCAGAACGTCCACTCCATCCTCGACGTCCCTAGGCTCTGGTGTATTGGTCGAAAACTTGAAGTAGGCATAGGAGCCACGCTTCAGGTTTATGATACCACGTGTTTCTTCTTCGAGTTCACGAACCGCACACCGAAGTGGGTTGTAAATCTCGCGTCGGCGACACCCGCCTGTGACAAAAGTCCATTCACGGTATCTTCTGTCGTGCACAATGAGAAAGTGGGGAACTTCATTCACTATGCTGACGGGTATGGCTATTGCTTTGTGCCTCTCGCGAGGGCCTCGGGGACTTGACATCACCCTCTGATATTTCCATATCAAAAAAGTCACGGAGATTTCCCGTACGTGGACTGTAAGTAATCAAAAACACGAGTCCAAAAAGAAGGACCCAGTGCCACAGTTGCATCGAGACCAAGACGTAGTCTTGTGATTGTATATTTTTAAAAAATGACCTAGGCAGCGTACTATATGCAGAAAAAAATCAGTTGGCGTAGAGGAGCGACCCGAGACCGTTCTGGATGCGCAGCACGTTGTAGCCCACGGCATACAGGTACGTGCTCTTGATCAGGGCACCCAGAGTGATGGTCGGGGGCACGACCAGGCGGTACGTGTCCAGACGGGAGAAGTTCAGGGTACCGGTGGGCTGGAGCTTGGAGGTGTCCAGGCAGTAGCTGATGATACCCACATTGGCCGTACCGGCGTCCAGACCATTGGGCAGGTAGCCGAATGGCGTGTTGAAGTACTGGGGCAGATCCACAAAGGCGGGCAGGTGGCGGAACTCACCAACGTCCGTGCCGTTCACCTGGGTCTTGAGCATGTGATCCTTGACCAGAGCCGAGCCGACACCCTTGGTGCCGTAAGCCTGGTGGTAGGCGTTGCTCGTGAATGCCAGGAACTTGACGGGCTGGGCCAGAGCCAGCTCCTGCATCGTCTGGGAGCCCAGAACGATGGTGCGCTGGACCTGGGTGATCAGCAGATCCTGGGGCGTGTTGGCGAAGTAGTCGCGCTCGGCCTGATCCAGGTACGTGAAGTTACACCAGGCAATGTACTGCAGGTTGTTGTAGTTGGCGGCGTTGGCGGCGGCGTTGAAATCCGTTGCGGCCGCCAGGTTGGTCGACCAGGTGATGCGCAGCTCCACGTCATGGAACTGCAGGGCCACCAGGGGCAGGGACACGGACCAATCCTTGTTGAAGAAAAACTTGAGTGGGTAAAAGCCGGAGATGGAGTTGTTGGCGCTCAGGTAGTTGCCAGCATTGCCGATCAGCAGACGCTGGCTGTAATTCTGGGCACCAGTCACTGGCTCGATCTGGGTCGAGTACACGACATCCTGGGTGTCGATGACCTGGCCGCCGATCATTAACTCGATCTTGTCAATGACGTTGGACCAGTTGACGATGGGCACCAGAGAGCCGTTACCGTCACGAGCAGTCAGGTACACGTAGTTCAGCAGGTCACCCTTCTTCTCTAGACGGATGGTGGAGATACCGCCGGCGATGGGGGCGCCCTGGATAACCTGACGCTCCACCGTGCTGGCGTAGTGGGTATAACGCCGGTAGTTGGAGCGGAAAAAGGAAACCTCGGGCTTGCCCGTCAGCCAAGCGTCCTGAGCACCGGTCGCGACAAGTTGAACGATACCACCGCTCATTTTACAATTGGTCTAGATTATTTTAAACGGCAGACAGAGGCGGGAGGGCGATCGGGTTTTTCTCGAGCTGCTGGATGGCCACGTCAAGGCACTTGGACGAGGCCAGGGGGTTGAGCTTGTCCTTCTTCTCCACAAATCTGTAAAACTCTGGACCCAGATAGTTCTGGAACCGAGCACCGTTCATATGCGAAACGGGCACCGGCTTGGACTCTGCGCGGAGGTTGGTCATGGCGCCCACCTGGTTGACTGGATCGTTGCGGACATTCATATTCTGGCCATTCCCTGCGCGATCTGGGTTGGAGCGGTTGTCGCTCACGCGCGTCAGGGCCTTGTCAGTATATGCGCCACAGCCACCTTCGGCATATGGCTGAGCCACGTTGTACTGAGCCGGTCCCATGGAAAGCGTGTCATTGCGCGTCGTCTGCTCGTCACGAATGGTGCTCCGGGCCGTCTTGAGGAACTCGGGGCGGCCCTCGGCGCCGGTGATGGCACCACCCTGCCCCTGACCACGGTTCTGCGTGGGCTTGCGGTACCACGCCTTGGTCTCTTTGGCCTGGTGAGTCACCTCACCAATGCCACCAGCGCCGCCGCTCTTGATAAAGGAATCGGCAGGACCCGTGCGACCCTCGAGCGTCGTGAGGCGCTCCTCGTTGATATTGTTGGGCAGCACACGGAAATACTGGTGGAAGCCACCTGCGGCGTCCACGTTGGCTCCGACGCCCAGACCTGGACCGATGCGGCGGCGCTCAATTGGCTGTAGGTTATTCATTTTATTCGTCACATACTGACGGTTATACAAGTCATAAACGGGCTGACCGAAAGGAAAGCGGTTGGCGTCTGGAGCCACGTCCTGAAGGTTCGGCACCGCCTCCTTTGGCTGGAGACGCCAGTCACCGATACGACGACCGAGATTGGGCGTCATGACGCGCAGATCAAAGGCATCCTTGGAGTGATCACGAGCATTCGCTGCGAGATCAACATCACGACGGGTAATTGGTCGAGTGGTTGGCAGTGGTTTGCGTCCTTGGGGCTCTTCCTGGCCATCCGAGAGACGCTTACCGGCAAACACAAGACCCACGACGGCTGCTAGAGCCAGAGGATCCATATTAGTATTTACGGAGGAATTATTTTACTTCTTTACGTGGTAACGCTGAACGAAGCGATCGTTCTGATCATCTGCGTACGTGCTGATGGGATCCCACGTCATGACGCGCTGTGGGATGGTCACGTAGGAATTGGGGAAATCGTAGCTCTGCTCTGACCAACCCTTCTTCCATGCCGTGGTCGTCTGCTCGCGAAGAGCAGAGCCCGTGTCAGCGAGGTCCTCAAGCACCACGGTCGCCGGGCCCATATGGACGTTGGGCTGGAGAATAATAGGGGCCGCATCAAGACGTGGCATTCTTAATTTTAGTTGCGAAAAAAACCAGGCTTACCGACCATTACCTGCGCGCATCTGCGTGCGCTCTGGGAAATGGAACTGGAAATTGTCTGGATCGCACGCCCGACCGCCCTGATCCTTACACATTGGGGCGAACTGCTTGCCGTAGGCGGCGGTTGCGAAAGCGTTCTGGTCGTTGGGGATGGTGGTTGATGCGGTGGTGTAGAAATTGCGCTCGGCATCACGCACGCGCTCAAACGGGTGGATGGTGCTCCACGCCGCCTGGACGTCACCGCGAACGCTCGGATACCAAGCGGCTGGTGGGCGATCTGGATTCTCCGTGTACTCGCTCAACAACACGTTGCCCATGGGGTTGGTCACGGTCGGGAGCGTCACCTCATCGCGCAAAAGGCTGGGGGAGCGGCCATCACCGTATGCTGGGCGAAGAAGGCCGTCTGAAATGAGGTTGGACGTCCACATGTAATAAAGAACGCCGAAAGCCAGTGCGCCGAGTGCAAAAACACGAGGATCACGGTTAATCAGATAAACTACTATTGTTGCGTAAATAATGAAACGCGTCGTCGCCATGACGCGCTCCTTCGCCGACTGCTTTGCGGTCGGCCAAAAGTCGGTAAGCTCACTGGTTTTGAAAATATCCTTTACGTCCATCTGTTGTTTACTGAGAAATCTTTTTCGTGGGCTTGCGCTTTCCCTTTGGCGTCTGACGAGGGGCTGGACCGCCACCGAGCATCGCGGCAAGTGGGTTAGCCCCACCACCACCGAGCATCTGGGACAACATACTGTTCATACCAGCCATGAGCGAAGCCTCGTCAACCTGACCGTCCGGCTTTTTCTTCATATTTTTCGCACAATTCTCTGCGGCCGCCTCGATCATGCTCAGCGTCTCTGGGGGGAACATGTTGATGGTCGTGCCGAGCATGTACAAAGTCTGGAAATACTGCCAAATAGCCGCCTTGGTCCCTTCGGTACACTCCTCGGTCTTCCAGATCTCGTGAAGATTCAGGTTGGCCACGACCGCGTTGGTATCGCAAAAGAATGCGCCGTCCTTGGCCATCATCTGAGTTGTCCATGGCGAAATGTCCTTCATAAATTTGTCAAAAGATTCGCGATTCGCTGGAGCGGCCTGGGCCTCCTTGATCTTGGGCTCATCGGGGAAGGTCTGCGCGAGTTCACCGAGGAACTGACCCCACATCTCATTGAAAGCAGATAGGGTAGTCATTTACATTTAAAATAGCACTTTTTCCTTAAGTTAAAATGGTTCTCTCATGATCGGCTCGTGGGACCCCTGCCCCTGGCTGACAATAAAGTAAACCAAAAGACCGACCAAGAAAGCATTCTTGAAATACTCCGAGTTTTTCACCTTGCCCTCGTTGTTCATTTTGGCCTTGGCAAACACATATGCCATGACTGCAGCTGCTGCGATGATGGCGGCACTAAAAGGCTCCTTGAAGTAGTGCTCCATCTTACCAGTTTACAACATCTTATTTAATAGATTTACGCGCCCAGCTTCTGAATCTTCACGGGAGCGTCGTCAAACAGCGTCTGTTCTGGAATGTTGGGCTCCGCGGCGGCCGGCGTGGTTCCTGGTACGGACGGAGGCGTGAGGCCGTCAGTCGTCGTGACCATATTGTCTACACCCCCTGGAGTCTTGCCTATTTCCATACCCGCGCCTCCACCGCCACTCGTTCCTGCCGCGTCATCTGAAGTGGGCATGGCGTCCATATCATCCTGAATATCTGGAACATCCTCATCCTGCTCCGGGTCCTCGTCATCATGATCCATGTCCAGATCGCCGCCCGCCGCGGGGAGGGGCAGGTACGTGTTCAGAATCTCGGCCGTCGGCACAAGGTCCTCGATCACTAGGCAGATGTGCTTGTGAAAGCGCTTATGGAGATCCTCGTCGCGCTCAGACTCTGTATGGGGTTCGCTGATGATGTACGGGCTCTCGTACAGGTCCTTGGCGCACGCCTCGTAGCACCGCTGGACAAACACGTCATTGGCTGGGAGCTTGATGCTTATCTTCTTTGACTTTTTGTCGGTTCTAATTGAGCTCAGAATTTTAACATGAATTACAAAGACGGCCGCCAAAAGGTTCGGGAACAGAGGCTGGTTCTTTATGATCGCCTCTGTATTTTTGAGTGAAATTGAAGAGTTCCACGTCTTGACGCCCCGAAGCAGCTCCTGGAAAACCCGCGTGGTGTTCTTGCCCTGGGACTCCTTCTTGGCCTCGAGCCAAATCTCCCAAAAGGCTTCGATCATCACGGGGATCATGGCATCGCAAAGTTTCTTGGTGAATCGGCGCTCGGACTCGTTGAGGAGATCCATACGTCTTTAGTAAGTCCTCAGGACTTATTTGCCACAAAAGCGACGCGGGCCTGCTACACAACTTCGAGCCATTCCGGTCCGCCCATGCGCTGGACACGATAAGGGTCAAATACCTTTTGAATAAGGTCCTCTTTGTACACTGGAGGAGGAGGCATCTCTGGTTCAAATATAGCCGGGTTGGCTGAGAAGTGAGGCCACGAAATCTTATTTTGATGCGCCTCTAGGATGTGAATCGCCGCGGGGTTCTGTGAAAGCGCCAACCAGCAGTCGGCATCAAACAAGTGGAGGTTCTTTTCGATGATGTGAATTGCTGCGGGATTTAGTGCGAGCCATTTCCAATCAATTTTATCAGGGTTGGCCTCTATAAGATCGATTGCAGCTGGGTTTTGACATAGGCAACCCCATAACTCTTTGATACCATACTTTTTTATGATATGAATAGCTCCAGGGTTGGTCATTATATCAGGCCAATTCACATGCTGAATGTTTTTCTCCAACAGCGATACGGCATCTGGCGCGCTATTACGGGACATGGCGGCCAAGTCAATTTTTGAAGGGTTCTGTTTCAAGATGTGCATAGCACTAGGGTTCATATTTAGCCGGTACCAAGCCGCCTTGCTCTTTTTAGCCGAATGTAGGAGATGCATCGCGTTCGGGTTGCACCATATACGAGTCCAGTCGATTTTGGTTGGGTTGGCTTCGAGCATATCAATAGCATTTGGATTGAGTGAAAGGCCTTTCCATGTAAGTTTGCTCGGGTCAATCCAGGACAAAAGGCGCATTTTTACGATGCGATCCAAACACACTTGAACCCCATGCGAGTACAGGACACGTTTTTTGACTCTAATTAACGTAAACCCCTTCGTAATATTTCAGCTCCCCCTCGAGCTGACGAATTCTGTTCAAAAGTTCAACCTCGACCGCCTCTTTGTGAATCAGCCGTCTCTTGAGTCTTTCAATTTCATTCTCAAATTCCTTTGACCGAACCTTGTCATGTTTGTGAACCTGATTATCCTCCCAGGTTTTGTGAAGTTTAGACTTTTTGTGTTGGCGCAGAGATGTTTCATTTTTGTATGAAAATTCAGGGCGGCAAGGGCCTCAACCGCTGGACACGAGAAAGGCGGGGAATAACTTATTGGGTATTATTAAAATGTCTTCTTTTCCTTTGTTCCGTCTCCAGTCCCTGGCCACGCTGCCGAACGTGACCGCCAAGGACTTTCGTAACTATTTTCGCCTGGTCAACAGGACGACTCCCGAGGCGAATGCGTTCAGACGGCGTATGGGCCGGGTCTTGGGCTTCCCGGCGAACGTGACTCCTACGTGGAACGCTATAAGGCTACAGGCTGGTTTCGCGCCTTTTCAGAGTAACTACAACACTTTCACAGCGCGACTTTTAGGAACTGGTGGGCGGGGTCATCGGAACGCACGTGGTGCGACTCGGTGGCCCGGTGGGAATCCGTACACTTATTTCAGTGGACCCGTGGTTCAGCGGCGTCACAACGCGAGCCCATACGCAAGTATATTCAGGGCCGCCCCACAACTCCGCACACGCGCGGGAATGATCGCATTGGGCCTGTCGCTCCCACCCCATAACGCATCCGGTCCTCAGGGTCGCATCCCATTGAACAGAAACATGGCCAAGAAGATCGCCGAACTTGTCCGGATGCTTGAACTCGAAAACCTCCGGCGCTCACCGCGCACCCCAGCCCCGAGGACGCTTCGGGCCCTGCCGGCAGCTCCTGCGCGCACAACGCCGTCCCCTCCTCGGAGACGGAGCGCGAGAACTCGGTCGGCGTCGGTGAAGAAGTGACGGATTAATTTTACTTTTTAATTACTCTCAGCTTCTGCGCCGTCTTTTGAAGGTTCACGAGACTGGGTAAAAATATACCAGGGTCGGATGTCTCGGCGTCAGTATCCTCTTCTGGGTGTGTATGGCGCCACGTCACCTTGATGTCTAGGGGACCCACAAGTTCTACTTTGTAGCCGAGGCGCCCCAACTGCCGTGACATATAGACGACCGTAGCCGCCAGGTCATACTTGGGGTACCCGACCAGAAACGTGGGGACGGTCAGGATGGCCTCCTTTCTACCCAGCTCGACAGAATGTTTAATTTTCCTAGAAAATTGCTCAAGCAAAGCCTTGTAGTATTCCTTCTTGGCGGCGGCTCTCTTCTTTTCGGCCGCCAAGATATCCTTGGCCGAAGCAATTTCCATCTATAATTCCCATCTAATAAGATGGAGACGGCCCTGGCGCGGGCGACCCGCTCGCCAGTTCACGGGGTGTGCCAATAAGACCGCCGGGCGTGCCCTTGTTGGCCTTGAGGGCATCTCTCAGCTGCTGATCGAGATTAGACTCGATAATGTCGTAGGACTGGTACTTGTCGGGCTTGTAGCCTGGGTTGGCGGAGTCGCCGACGACGGCCGTCTCGGTCTGGTTCAGAATCTGAACGTCGCCACCGGAACCGACACTCGCGCTAACGTCATATTGGGTACCATAGTACCCGTCCGTGTTGAAGAACATGAAGCGGGCATCATAAACGTTGCCACCCCGGCTCTTTATGTAGAGGGTTTCCAGGGGGTACGTCATGGGGAGGCGCTTCTGGACCTGTTCGATGATGACCTGCGTCACGTCAGGGGACACGGGCGCATCACTTGGACCGGCCGGGGATGGGCTCCCCTCGGCGGAGTAGCCAGCCCCCTGACGGCTATTCCAAATTAGAAAAAGAATTAACGCGACCAGCAACAGTATGATCAGGTCCTTCATTACCATTTGCTGCGAAAAAAGATTGATTGAAAAAAACTTGGCAAATTTAAATGGCCTTGCTGGTCTACTCTGACAAATGCAAATGGTCTCAAGATATTCTAATTTACATCAAGACACAGCCGGCCCTCCTTGAGATTGTTCGATTTTGGAACATAAATGATCAGGGGATACCTTCAAAGAAAATAACACGCGTCCCGACCCTCGTCACAAACGATGGTAAAATGCTGGTCGGCAAAGAGGTTCAGGTGTGGCTCGAGTCCATGGTGCCATGTGACTTTGAGTCGTGGGACGCGGGTCAAGGGGCCAACCTTGACGGTACAGACAACCCAGATATGTTTGAAATTGAACGGTACGGGGAGTCCCTGCAGCCCCGCCTGACGCCCGAACTCGAGGCTAGAATAGGAACGGACGTCCAGGACGCGTACCAAAAAGTTGGACAGCGCTAACTTAGAGAATTGTAAACCTTTGAAAACAAGAATGCACCTGAAGACGATACAGGCTTCCGCCCTAAAGTCGGTCTTCGAGGTGCTCAAGGACATCATCAACGACGTCAATGTGTATTTCACCGCCAATGGAATCCACATTTTGACCCTGGATACTGCGCGTGTTACGCTCGTACATATGAACTTGTCGGCCGATAACTTTGAAGAGTACGAGTGCCCTAGTGACGTGGTTGCCGGCCTCAACATGGCCAACGTGTACAAGCTGCTCAAGAGCGTGTCTGGTCAGGACACGCTTGATATCAACATCGTGGGCCGTGACTACATGGACCTTCTGATCGAGAACCCAGTCAAGAAATCTGCAACCAAATTCCGTCTGAAATTGCTGGACATTAACGAGGACATCATCGAGTTCCCGGACATTCACATGAATGTCGTGACCACTTTGCCCTCCGTGGACTTTCAACGCATCACGCGTGATATGGGTAACTTGGCGGTAGAGATGGACATCGTGCGGGACGGTACGTCACTTATCTTGAGCTGTAAGGGTGACTTTGCGGACCAGATGACGAGCATCGAGTTCCCTGACCCCCCGGTCAAGCGCACGGGCAACACCTTCAGCCTCAAGTACATCAACCTGTTCACAAAGGCGACCAATATGTGCTCGAGCGTCCAGCTCATGCAGGACTCTGAGAATGAAAATATGCCAATTATCTTCAGGTATACAATTGCTAATTTAGGTGATTTGAAGTTCTATTTAGCTCCAAAAATTGATCCTTAAAAATTAAAGTAGATTATCACAGATGGAAGCTAGGTTTAACACAAGAATACAGGAGTGTAGGTCCCAAGATGAAATGGCCGAGTACCTGTTGGACTGCGTTCATATAATAAAGGACTATACGACCGAAGCTACCGAAGAGGTGAGTACTAAGCAGTTGCTTAATCTGAAGGTGTCGAGTCGCAAGGGTGTTCAGAGGCAGGACATTTACAAGCGGTACATGACCGAGGTTGAAGGGCAGTTTGACACGTGTCCAAAAGGTCAAGAGGACCACCTGAAGCCATGTAAGGGCTGTGGGGCCATGTACACGCGCGTGTTTGATGACGTGTTGAGTGAGGAGGCCTGTTCGCAGTGCGGGACCATAGAGTACATTCTTGGAAACGAATTGGGGTTCAAGGAGGAACAGGAGATGGAGAAGAACGTCGTGTACTCGTACAAACGCGAGAACCACTTTAACGAGTGGATCAGTCAGTTTCAGGCCAAGGAGTCAACGAGTGTACCTGAAATTGTCGTTGACCAGCTTCGGTCAGAGTTCAAAAAGCAAAAGATAAAGGACCTATCAGAGATTACTCACGAAAAGGTCAAGACTTTGTTAAAGAAGCTGAATTGGGCCAAGTACTACGAACACGTGCCCTATATATCGACTATTCTAAACGGCATCCAGCCACCCACAATGCCTCAGGCGCTCGAGGATAAGCTCAGGCTTATGTTCCACAAGATACAGGCTCCTTTTGAGAAACATAAACCAGCTAATAGAAAGAATTTTTTGAGTTATTCATATGTTTTATATAAGATGTGTGAGTTGCTAGGGGAGGACGATTACTTGCCCTGTTTTCCGCTGCTCAAGAGTCGGGAGAAGCTATACGTGCAGGACCAAATATGGGAGAAAATGTGTAATGAATTACAGTGGGAGTTTATTAAGACAAATTAGAGGCTTTCAAGACCGAGGAGTCACGAACTTGACGTTCATAATGTCGCGACGGTAGACGTATCTACGGTTGAGAGGGTCTTTAAATACGACATCAGACCCCTTCATTCTCAGGATCGTACGCCATGGCACGGGGTTATTTTGGGGGTTTGGTTTCCTTCTGTGGACGGCCGCCATACTTCCGATCGTATTCTTCTTGTAAAATGAACGCGTACTACGCATCGCACCATTTTTCTGCAGACGCTTTTTGATGACCATGACCGCCTCGTTACCCGGTTTGAAATTATAGAGATTCACGGGGTCTTGGGCGTTCGCAGGGAGCTTGATATTGACCACATTTTGGTGAATCGTGTGGGGTCTCATCGCGAGCCATTTCTTCACAGCGTTAGATGCCTTGGAGTAATTTGGGGCTGCCGTCGGTTCATGTGCAGCGCTGTTGTTGTTCGAGTTTGATTGTGGAATGGGTTGGAACGAGGTGGAAGATGGGTCCACTGCCCATGTCCTGTTGTAATTGCGTACGAGTCTACGAAATACGCTTCTGGAGTTGTGTCTTTGTGTAGGCGTCACGTTTTGGTGGTGGTACAGATTCATTGCGCGGTTGAACGCAAGTTGCTGACTAAGTTGACTCCACTGGGGGTGACCGAGCATGCTCTCAAGCATAGCAGCGAGATTAGCCGACGTTTCGCCCGAGTAGTAATTTCGACGATTGATCGGGTGTGGCATCTTTTATTATTTGTAAATGATATTTATTTCTAGCAGTCAATCTGGTCCAGGGGCGGCGGGGCGGGTTTTTCCCGAATTATGGTTTCAAATTCGAGAGCCCCCTTCTTGTCTGGGAAGTTGATGAGGAAACCCTCTTGTAGATCGAGGAGCTTGAGGTAATTTTGGGTCTGAATTCGGTAAGTCTCGTTGAGCTTACTTACCGACTTGAGCTCTATGACCGCCTTGCGGTCCACGATGAGGTCGGCTCTGACGTGGCCGACGTTTAGACCCGCATAGTACACAGGGACTATCCGCTCGGTCTCATAGTAGATTCCTTGGGATCTCAGAGCCACCTCAAAGGCGCAGTGGTACACGGACTCACTGTAGCCCGGCCCGAGGGACGCCCAGATGTCCTCGGCCATGGACCGGAGGGCCTGCTCCATGAATTTTGAATTAAAATTAGTTTTAAGTAGGGATGTTCTGGATAGGACACTTGGCCACCACAAGGTTGTACTTTGGCCCTTTACAGCTGGAGGATGCCTTTTGGGCGATAGCCCCTGACCTACCCATGGCACTTTTTTTGTCACCCGGGGGGGCCTTTGTGGACCCAAACACGCCTTGGCGGGTGATAAAAAACTGGTCGTCATATACATATTTTTACAAGTTACCCCACTCTTTATGGTTTCTAATTTTGATCCAAAATTCAAAGTTTAGAAAAATTTATGCTTTCCATATCCTCATGGACTTGTTGAGTCACACGGGTGAGTGGTCCATAGAGCCTTTTTTCCCTATGGGTCCGGCTATCCACGGTATTTGGGATCCGGTTGAGTGGGTCTAGTTCTTGAATTGTTTCAGTAAATTGTTCAGGGCCCTGTTTACGCTTTTGCTGTTCGGACTCTTTGAAGGGCTGCGACGCTGAGGCGGGCTCGTTCGCTGCGCAGCTGCGCGCCGATTATTCTTTTGACGCATAAGATTTCCTAAAGCGGGTATCACCGACCCTGTGCCGTTGGTGGGCAACCCGAAGGCTGTAGCCATCCGCCGCGCCTCGGCCATGTTTCCAGCCTGTGAAACTATGTTTCGAACTCTCGTTCTAGTGGCGATTGGCAAACGGTTGATGGCTTGACTGGGGCCTCCCGCGGCTCCGCCATTATTGGTACGTTGTGGGCTCGGAGTCTTCTGATTCTTACGAGGAGAAGCCCTATTGGGAGCCTGAATGGCGCGTCGGGGACTTGGGGGTTTGGCGCGCGTGTTGGGCGGACTACTCTGTCGCTTGGCGTTTGGACTCTGTTTCAAGGCTGCGCTCGCCGCTGCGCCAGCTGCTGCGATGGCCGCTACAGGACCTGCTGCCGCTGCACCTGCTGCCGCTGCCACTGGTCCGAGAAGTAGCCGTTGAGCCTGACGATTCAGGTTAGCTCTAACCTTTTGGGCGTTAGCAATCCGCCCCTCGGCTATCAACAACATCTGCATCGCTGCATCCGCTATGAACAATGCCTGATCTGGAGGGAACATTTCGTTTGATAAAGCCAACATTGCTCCACTCACCTCCTGTTGATTCTGCATCTGCTCGCGAATTATGTTACCGAGCTTGGCTATATCAGATTCAAGCTCCTTTTTGTTTTCAGTGGAAAGAGATCTGTTTGTAAAACGTCTATTAGTCATTTGCACTAAAGTCTTGTTCAACTCAACCACTCCATCGCCAATAGACTTGAGAGTTTCGGTACTAACAGCCGTGACCGCAGATCGGATGTTTGCAGCGCCCTGCGCTTGCCCCATGAGGGCCCCGACAGGTTTCCGCATATTGGTAATAAGCCGATGTTGTAAAAGTTCAGCATATTTTCTAATCAAAAAATTTACAATCATACGCACTAAAGAAAATATTAACCATGCTTGAATAACATAACATAACACAAGTATCACATTCGCGCCCGCACCAGGAATTTTAGCGAGTGTATCCAAGAAGTCCACGATGCGGCTAGGCAAACCCATCGTAAGATTAAAAACTCTACCTGCCATACCCCCTGGTCGCCACGAGGCCGCATTTTGTACAGTTGTCCATAGACTCGCCAGACGGCCAGCGGCGGGCGCAGCCATCCCAGAACCCTGTGCAATGCCCTGTACTTGGGCAGGAGTTGCATTTGCCGCGCCTCTCAGTATCGCGGCACAAGTCGTTCTAGGCAACCCCGTTACCATCACACCGTATGTCAAGATCCTGTTCACGAGTGCTTGTGGTGGGCGCATCCCACGACCGCGATTAAAAGCCCGTGCTCTTGGCGAACCAGGCGATCGTCGCTTCGGACTGGGCGACATTTATTATAAACCAACATTTTTGTGTCTCCGTCTCCGACGTTCAAACTCCTTATTGGGACGGGCCGCCTGTCGGACACGAGCCATTGACTCATTGTTCTGCGCGGACGAACCATTACGCGAACTCCGACCAAAGTCGATAATCTTGACGTTCTTGACGCGGCCATTCTTGTTGAGAACAAGTGCTATGTTTCCCCAGTGAAGGTCGCCGTGGATGATCCCTGCACGACGCATCGCGTTGTACTGGGCTCTGATCATTTCATAATTTGATTGTGAAATTGCCCCGTACTTGTTGCGGTACGTTGTTAGGTTAACGTACGTCTCACCGTTCCCCGAGCCAAGGCGATTCATGATGATGGCACCCATTCCATTCACCGTCTGGAAATTGTGGACCATGGGTGCGACGCCCAAGCGGCTCAAATTTCTCTGGATGTTCACTTCCCGTCTCGCAAGATTGACATTGGGCACGAGTTTGACGATGTATCTGGGATCAGAAAGGGTGAATACCGCACCATTCACACTGTTTGAACCCATTTGTCGCCCTATGGCCCCGAAGTTTCTGAGCGCGAGACCCCGTGCGTTCAGGTTACTCCGGGACCATACAGGCCGCGCGGCTGTTAGTGCTAACATCACAGTTAGCCAACGCGCGAATCTCGACATTTATATTTACTTATAAATTTACTTGCGCCCGAACGACTTGGCGTACTTGCTGCGGATCCACATGGCATCCTGCTTGTAGATGCGGGACGCACGGGGCAGGGTCCGCTTGGTCAGGGTGCTGATGGCGATCAGGCGGCGCATGACCGACAGGGGCTTCTCACCCTTGCTGATGCCCTTGCTGAGTGCCTTGTGGCGGTTGGTCTTCGCCTCGACTGGGTGGTAGCCGTACTTGGTCAGCATACCGCCCTTGAGCTTACCGATAACCTTGGTGCTCTTGCCGGCCGCACCAACGTCCTTGGCGGGAACGGCCGCCACGCGGCTCACACCCGCCTTGCGGACGTAAGAGTACCGGGTGCCGTCACGGCGGGTCACGCGAACAACGCGGCGAGTGACGCGGCGAACATGGCTGGAACGCAGGGCCGACTTCATTTATCCTTTATCAAGAAAAATTAGTGGCGTGTCCCTTCATAAACATCCGAAGCTTCCCATCATTTGACGCACCAAAGTCGAACACGTCACTATCGGTCACATCTATATCCAGTGTTGGGACTTCATACACGGCTCTTAATTTTATTGTAGAATTGAGAATACTGAGGGCATAGGACTTCATGTCCACGACTGGGGTTGGACGTGATAAAGCAATCTTCATTGCGAGCACGTCACTGTTCCGCCCCAAAAAAGGTCCGGAGGGCGTTGACTCGGCCGCACCGCCATCGATATATTTCCACTCTCCAATTTTTACAGTTGAAAATAGAAAAGGAATTGCGATGGTCGCACTGACGGCGTCGAGCACACTCAATTTAGGAGTGGAATTCACAGAAAAATAGTCGGTCTTCATCAAGTCCACGCAGTAAGCGGACACGTGGAACTTGATGGGGTGCCACGCGTACAATTCTTCAAACGTGACGTCAGGTTTCCCTATGAACTTGGTACACGCCTCGGACAGGACCTTGCGAATTTTGTTCGGAGATACGAGGCCATAACTCTTCATGAAATTTTTCAAATTCGGTTTCATAAGCTGTTTCACGGGTACGTCGAGAGCGTAGTCGAGAACCTTGGGAAGATCCCCTTTCGTCGCGAGAAACAGAAAGGCCAATAGGCCACCGGCCGACGCCCCCGAGATTTCCTCAAGATCATCAAGCCGGCCTTCTTGTTTTAGTTTTGATAGAATACCTAAATAAAGGAAGAAGCCCATCGCTCCTGGTCCAATGGCGAGACACCGGACCATCCTATGATTTTAATTTAATAATACTGGGGGTACTGGCCGCGCAGGAAGGCGAACAGCAGAGCGAACACCAGGGTGTGGGCACCCACGGCCATTGGCGAGGACTGGCCGGAGCGGAACAGACCGCCGTTCTTGGGTGGGATCGTCAGCAGCAGACCTGGGGTCAGCAGCACGAACAGCAGCGCTGGCACGAACAGGTCAGCCTTGGTCAGGCTGATCTTCAGCACAAACTTGGCAATAGCCCAGTAGACCAGGGACAGAACCAGCGCGTGGAACACGGCCTGGACCAGCAGACCGGCGCCGGATGGCAGGGCCAGCAGCATGCCTGGGCTCAGCACGGCGAACAGCACAGCTGGCAGGAGAACCTTGGGACCAGTAACGTCGAACATCTTTACAAATACGCAACATATTTTTCGGCCCATCCGAAAAAGTTCTCAGCCTGAACACGTTCTGAGATTACCGGGAGGTTGCCGATGAGGTTCCAGATGTCCAGATGGGACTTGGCCGACTCCTGTGCCTGGAACCACTGAACGCGCCCAAGTACGAGATCGCAAAAGTCCGGGAATTTTGCAGTCAAATTCATATACTTGGACTCGGCGTATTCACGGATCTTCATCCAACCATCGAGGAGTTCCTGGGAGTACATGTCCTGCCAGTCTTCTGGATGGAGTTCGGGATCGAACTCGTCCGACCCATCAGAGTCGTATGCGAGGTCGTAATTGTACGCATCACGTGAGTACTCATCGTTGATACCCATTTTGTTCTTGAATTATAAGTGACCCAAGACTCTAAGCCTCGAGGAGAGCCTTCAGACCCGTCACCATGACACCGTCCGTCTCCTTGACGGGTGCGGCATCGAGGATGGCCTGGAATGCCCCTTCGACCTGAGCCTCATTTCCACCAAAAAACGTGCCCAGACCCTTCTTTATGACGTCCTTCGTCAGAGAACCCTTGACCTTTTTTGTTTTAAAATTGACCTTCACCTTGTCCTGAACCTTCACGGTGTCAATCTCGTGCTGCTTCATATGCTGAGTCACAAACTTGCGAAGATCCTTCTCACGGTTGTTTAAAACGCTGAGATCTTTGCGAGCTGCGGCCAATTGGGTCTTTAGAGTGACCCACTCGGTCATGGCTGCTTTAAAGTCCATATTTAGTAACTACGCAGTAGTTATTTGTGCGTAGCTAACGCAATTTACTGGTACTCGGGGCTAATTTCGAACTTGGGGCGCATGGTGTCTGGGGGAATCGTGCTGAGGTTGAAGATGCTGACTGGGGTGCGGGGGTTGATTGGCTCGGAGCGGAACTGCTGGTTGGCGTTGCGCAGAACGCCGCCGACCGTCTCGGGGTAGCCAATCTGGCTGCGTGGGTCCAGGTAGTTCTGGCCCGACAGAATCTTGTCTGGGCTGAACTGGCCAAAGTCCTCCGTCTGAACCACCTCGCGGGGGATCAGGCTGGCGGACGACACGTCACCACCATAGGCGGTGGCGGGCACGGCACCGCCAGAGATTTCACGCTGGTAACCGGCGCTCGTCGAGCTCGCCGGGGTGTTGCTCAGTGGGAAGCCGGACAGGGCGGCGCCAGAGAAACCGCTGGACTTGGGGGCGAACAGCAGGAAAAGAATGACTACGGCCAGGAGCAGAATTGCCAGTCCCTTGCGATCCATATTATTAATAGTTACCGATAATTTTTTTGGGCTGGGACTTTAGTCCAGATAGTCGGCCGGGTCATCCTCCTGCTCGGCCGGGTCATCCGAGAAAAGATACTCCTTGGGGAGCTCGGAGGTCTTGGGTGATGAACGGACGCGCACCTGGAGAATACGCCAGATGGGACCGAACGACTTTTTCAGGAACCACAGACCGGACAGCTCGAGCACCACATCACATGACGTCTCGGGCTGGATATCCTGAAGCTCGACTGGATTCTTGCGGGTGTCGAATGCGAGGGTCACCACCTGACCCTTCACTGTGGTAAGGGACGCACCGAGCACACCGTCAGTCACGCTCTCCTGCCATGCGTTCTGGATGGTCTCATCGCTCAGCTCCTTGCCGAACCACTCCTGCTTTGACAACTTGGCCTGGGCCAAGATCTGCTCATCAATTACGGAGAAAAGATTGGAATCAGTCTTGAAATTCACAGACTTGGTCGCCAGCGAGTCCTGTAGAACCATACCATTGACCTGATGGCGAGCACCGGAAATCTTCAGAAAGTAGCGGCCATCTGGAAGCTTCTGGGGTGTTGCGTACTCCATTATACCATAAACTAATTTCTTCTTTAACAGTAGATGACTACGTGTAGTTCCGACCTTATCACGAAGGGGTGCCAGTGCCTGTCCAACCCCATTGACCCTGGGTCCCAGGTGTGCGCTTATATAAACCGTCAGAACGGCCTGGTGTCTCCTTGTGATGAAGGGTGCTGTGTGCCAAAGTGTACCATCAACCGGAACCTGCCAGGTGTTCTTCAATTTCAAAATGAATTTCGAGCGTCAACCGGAACGGCCCTTCCTCCTGGGTTCGGGGTCAACCTTGCCACGAGTGACGAGCCAACCAGGAATAAGGAGGAGACGATATATGTGGAGCCTGACGTGCGGTACCAGACGGTATGGGAGCGAATGATAATCCCGCTTTTGATGTTGGTTATCGTGTTTTTGGCCGTCGCCTCCCTGGCTTAAAGGTGACCCTCGTGTGTAGAGTAGAAATGGCCACCACTACCCCAGTCACCCTCGAGCTGCTTGCCAAGGAGCTGAAGGCGCTGCGCAAGGATGTGCGCAAGATCCGTCAGCACTTTGAGGACCCCACCGGTGAGAAGCAGGCTGCTCGTTCCCAGAACAACGGCTTCAACAAGCCCCTGAACGTGACCGACAAGCTGCGTGCCTTCCTGGGTCTGGCGGCTGATGAGAAGATCTCTCGCTCCCAGGTTACTGCCCGTATTAACACCTACGTGACCGAGAAGGGCCTGAAGGCGGGCCAGAACATCTCCCTGGATGCGACCCTGCAGGACCTGCTGCAGCCACCGGCGGGCACCCAGGTGACCTTCCTGAACATCCAGAAGTTCATCAACCCCCACTACATCAAGGAGGTGACGGAGAAGAAGCCCCGTGAGAAGAAGCCCAAGGCCGAGCCAGTGGAGGGTGCGGCCGAGGCCCCAAAGGAGAAGAAGGTTCGCCCAAAGGTTGCGAAGGCCTCTGCTTGATCACAAGTACTTTCGGACTTGGTCTCGGCTGGCTTAAAAGTATGAGTGTAATGTAATACAAAACAAATGGAGTCTCCTCCAACTTTGTCGCGTGATAAGCTAAATTCCCTTGTTGGGACAAAAATCAACAATATTGAACTGTATCAACGGGCTTTCACTCACAAAAGCGCGTTGAAGCGGTACTCTGGTCTGACTGGTTCATATGAAACTCTAGAATTCATGGGTGATTCTGTTCTTGGATTCATCATTACACGTTATTTGATTACAAGGTTTCCCGAGGAACAGGAGGGGTTCCTGACCAAGGCCCGGACGAAGATGGTCCGGGGCAAGACTCTGTGCGAAATATCCAAGGTGCTGGGTCTTGACAAGTTGATCCTTATGGATGAAAAGGGGGAGCGCAACGGATGGAACACCAATGAGCACATCATGGAGGATGTCTTTGAGGCTCTTATAGGCGCCATCTACCTCGATCTCGGTATGGTTCACGCCAAACAGTTTATCTTTGCGGCTTTTGATCAGATGGAGGTGTCCCTGAAGGACGATAACTGGAAGGACCAGTTGATGCGTTGGTGCCAGGCTCTCAAGTACCCCCTGCCTGAGTACCGCGTGGATGGCCAAGCGAACGGTCAGTTTTTCATCACGGTCATAGTTGACGGTATGGAATGTGGGGCGGGTTTCGCACTTACAAAGAAACAGGCTGAACAAAACGCCGCTGAAATTGTACTTAAGACGGATCCTCGATTCAAGAGTAAGAATGGAGGACCCCCAAAACGTGAGGGACGTGGTGGCGAGGGCCAAGGAGCTCCTTGCGGCTGAATATGCAGAACAAAGATCTGAAGAATGGTTAGCGCTCCGTGACCAAATGATCACTGCAAGTGACGTGGCAAGTGCGATAGGTGAGAGCCGCTACGAGTCTCCCGATGCGTTTGTGAAGAAAAAGGTGCTCAAGACCAAGTGGGCCGGAAACGCCGCGACCGCCCATGGCACCGCACTCGAGCCTCTGGTTCGCGACCTCTATGATCAGCGCACCGGCCGCAAGTCGCACGAAATTGGTCTGGTCCAGCACCGTGACTATCCTTGGCTCGGGGCTTCACCTGATGGCGTCACGGAAGATGGGCTCTTGATCGAGATAAAGTGCCCATTGACGCGTAAGATAGAGGCAAAGGTGCCCAAGCACTATCTGCCTCAAGTACAACTTCAATTGGAAATTACGGACCTGGAAGAGTGTGATTTTATCCAGTACCGACCGGCCCAGATCGAGGACGGCGTTCCTCGATCCCCTGAAGAGTACGTGGTCGTCCGCGTCAAGCGCGACAGGGCGTGGTTCGCCAAACACCTTCCAGCCATGAAGGCGGCATGGGACCGTATAGTCAAAGGACGGGAACATGGACTATGTGAACTGGTGGACGAGCCGCCGACGCAGTTTAAGAATGAATTTGCTTGTGAAATAGAAGATGACGTGCAGTCACAAGAACCGGTTTCTCAAGTGCCGTGAGTGCGCGGGGGACTTTTGTGCCAAGTGCATTCAGCTCGAGGTTCATATGTGCCCCAAGCTGGATGAACGGTCTAAAATTGAAAAGGAGAATTTATCAAAGAAATTAGTCAAAGTGGTGGCCCCGAAGGTTTCTACTTTTTGATGCGTGAAAACAGATACACTACCAATGCAATAAGCGCGAGCCAAATGAGCAAGTCCTGCCCCTTAAAGACTCCCGCCGTCCACGTGTCATCACTGGCACGGTGGCCACCCATCCAGCTCCATGGCTGCCCTGGACGCATCCACGAAACTGTACCGTCTGGAAACTCGTTCTTGCGTGCTGGGAAACCACGGAAAGGTGCGGGGCTCGACTCGGCCGTCTTTAAGTACATAGGGCCCGACAGATTCATGTTGGGGTCGGCAGATCCCGCAAGAGAGTCGGTGTAGACGGTCGGTTCCTCGCTAATTTCTGTCGTGTACGAACCGTCATTGGTAATCATGCTCGGGAACCCATCGGAGTAAACACCGAAGGTTCCGGACCACGTGTACGGGTTGAAGCGGTTGATGCTCAGGTCATCACATGCCATAGCGGCCGTAGCCATCTTAACATACGCTTACATTATTTTTAGTTCCTGCGTAGACTTTCGTCTGGACCTTCTGACGGTGAAGTTCCCACATAGTATCCATATCAACATTCAACATATGGGCCAACTGAAAGAGGTAACTGAACACGTCACCCATTTCCATCATGACGTCAGTCCCCCGATCCTTCTTGAGCCCCGTTTTCTTGTATATCCTTTGGTTCTGGCGAATACTAGAAGCCAACTCACCCATCTCTTCGTTTAGTAGCATCCATACGATACTTACTGGGGCTTTGTCCCAGCCCTTCATTTTACACATCTCGGCAGTTTCATCGCGAAACTTATTCATTAAGAATAAAACACGCCACCTCTCTAAGCTTTGTTGAGCCGGCCTATGAAGCGGCGCAGTTTGAACACGATCAGCAGAGCCACGAGGAGCATAGTCAGCTCGGCACCCATCTTCCAGTTTTCAACCAGGTTCTGATCACGTGACCGTTTCTGGGCCCACGGCTCGACGACCGCGTTACTGAAGAGGCGGATCGCCCGGTCGATGGCGAAGAAAATGAAAAAGCCGATCAGGATGTCGTCAAGGGCTCTCATTTAGAATGCAATCTTGCTGTTGTATGGCATTTTATTTCCGTATGTGCTCGTGCTAACGGGAGCTGCGAGTGGAACGGGGTTTGAAGAGATGTCGCGCAGGTACACGAGCTGCTGGAGGACGCCAGTGGAAACGGTGGCCGTCGCCTCCTTGGCGACTTGGGCGTTCATGGCCGCCACCTGACCTCTCACGTCACTATACGGGTCACGGGCCATGTTCGTGTAGACGCGCTTCATGAGTGCCTGCAGGTCGGCGTCGTTCTGGCGCTCGATCTTCACACCGGTTTTGGCCTGGACGGAGTCTATGATCGCACTGTGAATCTGCTCACGGTTGAATTCGGAAAAGAAGGCATCCGTGAGAGGCGTGGGGAGCAGACGGGTGCTCATTTGATTTATACGGGGATAAAAAAAGCCGACGCTTATTACACAATGAAGGTCGTCAAGAGGTCGGGAGATGTGGTCGAGATGCTCTTCGATAAGGTGACAAAACGAATTTCAAAACTAAATCAGGCTCCGGAGTTCGAGCCCCTGAACGTCCAGCCGGACAAGGTGGCCCAGAAGGTTTTCCAGAGCATGTACGACGGCATTTCAACATCGGAAATTGACAACCTGACGGCCGAGGTGGCTGTGGCGATGATCACAGAGCACCCTGACTACGAGACCCTCGCTATGCGTGTGACCGTCTCTAATTTACAGAAGAATTGCCCAAAGACTTTTAGCGACGCAATGGTCGCTCTACACACCAAGGGGGTGGTGTCTGATGCGTTTATGAAATGCGTAGCCCTGGAACTAGACGGTGTGATCCAGCCAAGCCGCGACTACGATTTTGGATACTTTGGTATCAAGACGCTCCAGAAGGGCTATCTGAACGTGGGCGAGACGCCCCAGTATCTTTTCATGCGCGTTGCGGTCGGCATCCACGGTGACGACCTGCCGCGCGTCAAGGAGACCTATAACCACATGTCCCTCAAGCGCTTTACACACGCGACGCCGACCCTCTTCAACGCCGGTACAAACCACCCACAGCTTTCGAGCTGTTTCCTAGTGGGCATGAAGGATGACAGCATCGAGGGTATCTACGAGACACTCAAGGAGTGTGCGCACATTTCCAAGTGGTCTGGTGGCATCGGCATCCACTGTTCGAACATCCGTGCGTCCGGTACGGCCATCAAGGGCACAAACGGAGTGGCTGACGGCATCGTGCCTATGCTCCGCGTCTTCAACAATACCGCCCGGTACGTTAACCAGGGTGGCGGGAAGCGCAAGGGCTCTTTCGCCATCTACCTGGAGCCGTGGCACGCAGACGTGATGGAGTTTCTGGAGCTGCGCCTCAACCAGGGTGACGAGGAGATGCGGTGCCGCGACCTCTTCACGGCCATGTGGGTCCCGGACCTCTTCATGGAAAAGGTGGAGAAGGACGAGGACTGGCACCTCATGTGCCCTCACGAGTGCCCTGGTCTGCCTGACGTGTACGGTGAGGAGTTTAACGAGTTGTACCGGACATACGTGGCTCAGGGTCGGTACAAGGAGGTTGTCAAGGCTCGGCAGGTTTGGGACGCCATCCTGAAGAGTCAGGTCGAGACTGGCACCCCGTATATGTGCTACAAGGATGCGGCCAACGCCAAGTCGAACCAGAAGAATATCGGGACAATCAAGTCCTCCAATTTGTGTACAGAAATCATGGAGGTATCTGGACCTGAAGAGACGGCTGTATGTAATTTGGCGTCCATTTGCCTTCCGTCCTTCGTAAAGAGCGCGTCTTACGGAGCCGCTGACGGGTCTTCAGGGACCAACACCTACTTTGACTTTGGGGAGCTTCACGATGTGACGCGCGTCATCACCCGTAACCTGAACCGTGTCATCGACAAGAACTTCTACCCGACCGAGGCGGCCCGCAAGTCGAACATTCGTCACCGCCCCATCGGTATCGGGGTTCAGGGGATGGCTGACGTGTTTCAGATGCTTGGGTTGGCTTTCGACGAGCCCAAGGCGCGAAAGCTCAACACGGGGATCTTCGAGGCCATCTATCACGCGGCTCTGACCGAGTCGTGTGAGTTGGCCAAGGAGGAGGGACCGTATGAAACCTTCAAGGGGTCACCGGCATCAGAGGGCATTCTTCAACAGGATATGTGGGGGAAAGAAACTAATGAATTTTGGAATGAAATTAGGGAAAAGATCAAGACCCATGGTCTCCGCAACTCGCTGTTAGTGGCCCCCATGCCCACCGCCTCGACCGCCCAGATCATGGGCAACAACGAGGCGTTCGAGCCGTACACGACAAACATCTACCTGCGCCGGACCCTGGCGGGTGAGTTTGTGATGGTCAACAAGCACCTGATCAAGGACCTACAGAAGCTGAACCTTTGGAACCCCCAAATTAAGAATGAAATTATTCGCAACGGTGGGTCGATCAGTCAGGTTGAGGGCATCCCCTTGAACCTCAAGCACATTTACCGGACCATCTGGGAGATCCCGCAGAAGTCCATAATCGATATGGCGGCTGATAGGGGCGCTTACATCGACCAGTCTCAGTCACTCAATATTTTCATGGAGAATCCGACCATGGCCAAGCTGAGCTCTATGCACATGTATGGCTGGAAGAAGGGGCTCAAGACGGGCATGTACTATCTCCGGACCCGCGCCAAGGCCCGGGCGCAGCAGGTGACGGTTCCAGTTGCGCCCACGAAAGAGCAGAAACTCGCGTGTTCCCTCGCCAACCCAGAGAGTTGTGAGATGTGTTCAGGTTGAACACGATGTGGGTTCAGGTTAATTTCTAAACAAAATTCAAAATGAAAAACTGTCGTCGGGCAGGACCGAAGAACAAAAAGTGCGTGAGGAAGTCGAACAAAAAGGTGTTTAAATTACCTCGTAAATTCAGCAAACTTCGGTGTCTCTTGGGCCCCATAAAGGGTTTCACTATGAGGGCGAGTTGTGCAGCTTATAAATAAAAGAATAAAGTTTGGATAAAGAATGGATCCAAAAATCTGGAGGAATTTACCTACAGAATTGATTCGAAAAATAATTGAATGGTCCAGTCCTTCGATCGATGTTCAATTATGTTTCAAAATTCCTCCGAAGAAAATTGATGAAGCAAAAGCTTGGAGGTTATGGTGGCTCCTCAAGTCCCATGACGGGCTCATTTATAATTTAGAAACGAAAACCCTCCATAATTTTTATATACCTAGGTGTCACATCATAAGACGCCCGATAGAAATGAACTATCATACGGCTGGTCTATGGGTCTTCAATGACACTGAAGACGAACACTTGGTTGAGATAATTTCACCGAGTGGGGTTTTTTCGTCATATGTGTCCCATGATCACTGGACTACTAATTTGAGGGTCCTGCTCAAGGGGTCGGGACTGGCCAGGGTCATTAATATGGCAGCTCCCCTAACTTTCTGATGATGGCGAAAATCTTGGTTTCTAATTTATTACGTTCAGACTCGAGCGCCGCCTTTTGCGCCATGAGGTTCGCCTTTGTCTGGGACAGTTTGTTGTGCGCCATCTGCTTGCGCAAGTTTGAGGTGTTGCGCTGCTTGCCCGAGCGCTTGGGTGATGCCGAGCGTGCGACGGAGGCCGAGCCCGCGCGACGAGGAGACGCTGACCCGCGGCGTGGGGTGGCAACCTTGCCGTTCGAGTACTTGGCCATAACCGCGTTGACCGCCGCGGCGTTCCCTGTTTTTCTCGCGGCGGCGAGGTTTTTGAAAAACTCACTCTCTCTGGCACGGCGCTTGGAATTCTCGTTTTTGACTTTAGCGACCCATGCGCTATAAGCCTTGTTGAAGTTGGCCACAATCTGGCGCTCGTTCGCCGAACCCTCTTGGGCCTTGGCGTATTTTTCACGGTAATTTTGAATTTTATTTGTAAAATTGCTCATGTTTCTGACGAATGAAGGGCGCCAAGAGAAATTAGTGGCGGGTCTACGAAGGTAAAACTCGTATGTCATCCTACTTAAAAAAACTAAACATTTTATTTTATAATGGTACTGTGGGTAGGGCTGAATAAAGACGGGATAGATGTAGTGGCCGGTATGAAGGACAAGAGCAAGTACCTCTATGAGGGTAAGCCCCTGCGCTTTCAGATCCCCCGAGGCACTTGTACATGGGGTGTGTCTCAGTACAAGAGTTTTAACATCGAAATTAACAACCCAGAATTTATAGAGTGGTGGACCGAGCTCGAGCGGCGGCTGTGCCCTCAAGAGCCTTTCAAGTCGAACCTCTCTGGAAACTCTCTGAGGATCAAGGTTGATGAGGCGACTTATATTTTCGATGAAAATTCAAAACAGGTCACGCCCGATGTGAAAGAGGGACTCTTCCGTGGACAAGAACTGAGTTGTATAATTGATATTGAATCAAATTACTTTTTCAATAATGTATGGGGGCTGACTATCCGCGCTTCGCAGATCCGGTTTTACGGGACCGAGCAACCGATCCCCGTCGCGTCGACGCCGGCCGCCGATGTGCCCGTTTTGGCGAAGGGGATTTGCGCATTCTTGGACTCTTGAGGATCTTGTTCATAAGCGCTATACTGGCCGTGACACGAAGGCCTCTGAGGCCGTCGTTCATTTATATTTTGAAACGAAATTAATCAAGGTGCCCGAATTGCCACAACTATGCCCATAAGGGCACAAAGTATACAAATAGGCCCCATGATCACCATTGCCAGTAGAAATTTGTTGTTGGTTTTGTGAATATCGGAATTACCGGCGAATTCCTTGTTGGCGTCATAGCACTCTTTGGCTATGGCGCCATTGGCGGTGATGAGCGCTCCTGCTGAAAGCAGATAGCACGCCATGAGGATCATTTTGATCTTGGTGCTCATCTTGAACTATATTCTACTTGGAATAAATTTCGCGGGCGCGGGCCAGCAGAGGGCCCTGGACCAGCGCAAAGCCCTTGATGCCCAGCTCCTTCTTGGCCTTTGCGACCGCCTTTATCCATGGATTGGCCTTCTCGTCCTTGGACTTGGCCTTGCTGACGATCTCACCCTTGACCATCTTCAAGTCCTTCTTCTTGAGGCCGCCTGCGGTCTCGGTTGCGGTACCGTGGTAAACCTGAGCACGGGATCCGATAGAAACCATTTTACATATTATCAATATTTTTTATACGAAAGCCTCCTGGTGATACTTCCATACAAATTTGCCAGCCGTCTTACGCTTACCTTTACATACTGAAGATATATTCAAGCCGTGTTTAGTCCCACATATACCAATACTTGCTTCCTTGGCCGAGTTCCATACTTTAATTAGAGTTTCCCCGTCTTTACTCCATTGCTCAACCTTTTTAGAGTTGATTTCGCTTAGCAATCTTCGTTTCTCAACTGATGCGGTTCTACCCCAAGTTGGGCTATCCTTTCCGCGTTTTCCAAACTGAGGATTTTTCGCACCTGTGTTTGCTACTCTTAGTTTCTCTCTTGTTAATGGGTGACAGAATATGTTCTCGCCACCTTTTTTCGAGTTGAAACCATATGGAACCAAGCATCCTAATTCACTTATAGTCATCTCTTCTAAAATATTTAGTTCTTCCCTCCAATCCATTTCAGGTTCATATTTTGGAACTGTGTACAAAATTTCAAACTTGAAGTTTTCCCAGCCATGTTTACGAATCGATCGGTGAAAATAATCATCTTCTTTACAATACTTGTGTTGATCCCACCTCTTCTTGAAGGAGACTGTAGTTTGACCAATATAAGCTTTGTCTTTGTAGTATATGATATATATTCCAGTATCATCCATTTACATTTGACTATATTTTATTTCTTTAGGTCTCGGGAACCAATCGTCATTTAGTACTTGCATAGATTTTATCTCAGAGGATTCGGGTTGCGGGGGTTTGCCCACGGGTCCCACTTCACACCAATGGCCCAACTGAGCTCATTTATCACATGATCTTTTGGGGTTGGGCGCGGCTGGTTTGAACGCCGAGTGACGACTTCTAACCATGCCCAAAATTTCAACTCATGAAGATGCTGTGAATCCACCGACGCCTTGCGCGCTGTGCGCATAACTCGTGTGTCCAGAACTTTCACAGCAAGTTTATGCATCTGAGTTTTGGTGATGCCTAGTTTTTCATATTCTGCGCGCAGCATTATTCTGTCCTGAGCCGAAAAGTTGACGTGGTTGGGGCGGCGATTGAAAACTGACACGAGTTTGCGGCGTACATTATTGGCGCGGACAAGGGGTGACGCGGGACGACGGAGAAATAAGCCCAAATGGGCCGACCCACCATAGGGGCCGGCTGGTGCAGCACGGAAGGTGTATTTTCCAGCTGACATTCCTATATTACACTGCGAAAATCTTGCGAAGCGTGTGAATAGTGATCTTGGTCCGAGTCGCGTTGGGCACCTGCGTCTCGAGCCGCGGGTCGTTCAGTACCTCCGCGCACACCCTGGCCTTACCCTCCTGCAAGTGCATGATGCTCTGCTCCACACTAGGCAGCGGCTCCACCCCGTCTTCCCCCATATAGATGAGGCGGCGCACCACCACCTTCTGCGTCTGCCCCGTGCGATGCGCGCGGCCAATGGCCTGCAGCTCCGTCGCGGGGTTCCAGGCTGGGCACGTGATGTACACGCGCGTCGCCTCCTGCAAGTTGAGGCCCACACCGCCCGCCTTGATCTGGATGATGAAGACTGAATTCACAGGTCCCTTTTTGAAGCCCTGAATACGCTCATCACGCTGCTCCTTGGACACCGAGCCGTCTATCCGAAACGTGGGGGTGCCCATATCGCTCAGCAGCTCCTGGATACGGTCCATCTCACCCATAAACTGGGTGAAAATGAGGGTCTTTTCTTTGGGGTGGCTTTTGATAAGCTCCATAAGCGTCTCCATCTTGCGGGAGCGCCCAAGCCACGGCTCGGGGTCGCTCTCCTCTTTGAGGGCGATGCCGTCCAGGTACAGCTGAGGCCACGTCATCACCTGACGTGTGCGCAGGAGGCACTCCAGGAGCTCCATCTGGTGCAGGTTCTGCGTACCTGCGGCGAACACGTGCCGTACGATATTTTGCCCCTTGTGGAACACGTCACTGTACAGGTCCCGCTCCTCAGGGTACATCTCTAGCTCGAGGTTTTGAAAGTCGAGTGGTGGCAGCTCGAGCCGCTTGTTGTGCCGAGCCACGTCTTCCTTCGTACGACGCAGTACGAACTTTTCCCTAATCTTATCCGTGTACCCCTGGACCACCTCGCGTGGCAGCCCCACAAAGGCGCACAAGGCCACGAAATCCTTGACTGAATTGAAGACCGGAGTTCCAGTCACGATCCAGCGGATAGGCGCCTTCAGAGCGCGGCACATGATGTGACTCTTGCTCTTGCGGTTGCGAATTTCGTGGCCCTCATCAAGGATCACACGGTCCCAAGGGACGCGCAGAAGCTCAGTAGGGGGCGCCCCCTTGCGTTGCGGCAACACAGAGTAAGGGGCCACCACAATAGAGGGGAGCACCGCGGGCAACTTGCGCTTGGCCCCGTCAAAGGCGTGCACAGTCAGACTTGGCGCAAAACGGGCCACCTCGGCACACCACTGGCCCACAATAGACTTGGGCACTATGATGAGCGTATGAGGCTTGGGGTTCACAAGCATAGTAGCAATAAGCTGTACAGTCTTGCCTAGGCCCATCTCGTCACAGAGAAAGCCACCAGGGTGCGTTTGGTCAAGCTCGCGAGCCACGAGCCACTTGAGGCCATCGTGCTGGTAAGGGGAAATGAGGCGGGTCTTGAGCAGGGCCATTTTGAGCGTGACTCCGTGATCCCGACCCAAACCCTGGGCTGGTCAGGACACGAATTTTTTGTCTAGGGCCCTAGTAGGTATGAGTAACGCGGCTAGGGCCAAACTCGTACAGGAGATACTAGCCCTATTTACAGGCGCGGTACCCGTGCCGAATGCTAGACAAAAATTAGCCGGACTTGCGCCCAAGAAAAACTTGGCGCCTGCGGTTTCAAACGCCATTTCAACTGCAACACCGGAAATTGGCTCCAAAATTATTTCCGCGACAGACCCCGACGTCCTCGCGGATGCGATTATTTCTCTTATTCGGTCGTCACTGAATTCTGGGAAGAATTTGAAAAAGGTCCTGAAGCCTGAAGTGACTCAGCAAATTGCCGCGTCACTTGACGAGTCACCCAAGTCGAATGTGGCCAAACTAATTTTGAAATTAATTAAGAATTCCATGACGGTGAACAAAGCTCTGACCAAGCCGGTCGCCGAGGAGGCGGTCAAGATTGCTGGTGCTCCCAATTCGAATTCTATTTTGAAAATAATTCTCAACTCCCTCTCGAAGAATGAAACACCCGCCAAGGCGGCAGAAATAAAGGCCAAGATTTCTCAGGCTCCTAAATCTAATAACAAAAACACATCTAACCTAATTTTCAGGGTGATCATGAATCTTTTCAAGACTAATGTTAAGATGGCTGCGCCAGTCGTGGGCCCCACGGGACCTGTGTTTGGCCCCGTACAGCGGCCCAATTTGACCAAGCTGAACTTGTTGGCCCTCTTCAAGTGGAAGCGCAATTATCCTGGAAATACAAACGTGAATTCAGCAATTTCAAAGTTGATAAGAGAAACCCTTGACAAAATTCGTTATTCGTATTCCAGCAGTGAGCGTCTGTCGCGCCTCGTGGAGCTCTTGAAGCAGCTTCCACCAAACTACAGCGGCCGCCGTGAGGTCGTGGCCGCCATCATCGCGATGATTCGCGAGATTACGAACCTGAACAAGTTTTCATATTTTAATAGAAATTTGAGAGGTGTGAATAATCGCAACATTCGCGACGAGCTTGAAAACAAGCGCCGGCGGCTTCTGAAGCGGAAAACCGAGGAGCGCCGCTCAGGTGAGAGCTACAACAACTATGAGCGCCGTCTGCGCCGTGCCGTGGGTGGTTCGGGACCTTCCCGCCGTCCAGGTGAGTCGAACTACAATTACAACCGCAGACGGCACGAGGTGGCGAACGCGAATGCGCTCAAGAGAGCCATTGCTCGCGCCGAGCCTCCCCGCCCACGTAATAATGGCGGCGCAGGCGGTTACGGACCAGGTGCGGGAGCGGGAGGCTCTGGTGGTTACGGGCCAGGTGCGGGTGGCGCCGGTGGCTACGGGCCAGGCGCGGGTGCTGGTGGTGCCCCTCCCCCTCTGCCCGCACCACTGCGCACGGCCATCAACAACGTTGGTGGCGCCGGAAATGCGGTTCAGACCGTTGCCCTCGTCCCGGGTGGCGCCCCAGAGGTGGCCAAGGCGGCCGAGGCTCTGAACGAGACTGGCGGGAACGTACGGCTCGCTATCAACGTGAAGGGTGTGAGCCCTGCGGCCATCAATGCGGTCCAGAAATTAGGCGGCGTTTCACAGACGGTGAAGATCTTGGAGGGTCTGAACACGATGGCGCAGACACCCGAGACGCAGCGCCGCAAGGCGGCCCGGTCACGTACCCGTCGTCCAAAGAAGTCGCCAATTCGTCTTGTGGAATTGAACCGTGTAATTGCAGCCGTGAAGAAACAGAAGCTGATTTCCCTGATGGCCCACAACGTGACGCGCACAAACAACATCCACCCCAACGATGAGAAGCTCAAGAAGTACTACCGCAAGGTCATGAAGTCTTATTTGCTCAAAAAACCCTTTGCAAATATCGCCAAGCGGGCCGCAAAAAAACGTGTCCAGTGAGGGCCAGTGATGGGCACAAGACGGATAAAGTAACATGAAACATGGACTCCTTTCCGTACATTCAGAAACTCGCTGAGATCCGCAAGGGGCTGGTGGCTGACCCGACGCGGCCCGACCCGTCGTGGGTCCGGATCACGACGATCACTATGATTTCTAAATTTCTTCAGGAAATTGACCTCAAGAAATTTAAAGAGAAATTCTCCGAGCTTGGGTCTGTGACGGTTCGGCGCAAGGGCTCCAAGTTCCGTGGCTTCGAGTGGAAAATGAAGGACACTGCGTTTTATAACCAGGTGACTATCGGTTACGAGGATGCCTACTCGCGCAAGAGCATCAAGATCTTTGGGAACGGCGCGATCCAGGTGGCGGGATGCTCGGACCTGTTTGACTGTCGTCGCATCCTCAAACAGCTGTCCTTTATTTTGGCATCGGTTCTGGAGCTGGAGGCGCCACCACCGGTTGCGGACGCCGACGTCAAAATGATCAACACAAACTTCTCCCTCAATTCATCTGTAAATTTGAACAAGATCATCACCAAGTTCGCCAAGAACCAAGTGTTCAAGGTGACCTTCGACCCAGACCGGTACAGTGCCGTCAAGGTCAAGTTTGTTCCGGGTCCGGGCATGAAGCAGGTGACCGCCAGTATCTTCAGTACGGGCAAGATCATCGTGACGGGTGCCCAGACTCTGGATGAGATTGCCCAAGCTTACAAAATTCTGAATGAAAATTTCGATTCGGGAATTTTCGTCAAGCCGGTCGCCAACCCAGAACTGTTTGGGACGGTGATGGGCGCCACTTTTGAGGAGTGGGTCCGGGTCCTCGGGACCAAATAAAATGTACAACTAAAGTAAATGTCTGAGCGCATTGGTATGGCTGACGGTCGCTGCATCACCTCGTTCGATTCAAACCGCATAATGAATGATATGCTTATGGCCAAGGAGGGCATTGCTTTCCAGGACAACTACAAGTGGCGGGCGTTCCTCCAGTCCAAGGGCCCAGAGGCGCTGTCCCTGCCCCTGAAGAACGCCGCGTGCCGCACAGCCGCGTGCAAACCTATTGTGGCTGACGAATAGTACTAAAGAATTAAAACGTAAATTAATCAATGCCTCGGGTCGTGATCGATGGCAACATCGGTTCAGGTAAAACGACCCAGCTCGGGTTGCTCGAGAAGAAAGGGTGGAAAGTTCGCCGAGAGCCTATAGATCAATGGCCTCTCGAAGAATTTTACAAGGATCCAAAACGTTGGGCCTTTTATTTTCACATGGTAATTCTCCAGACGCTCCGTCCAGTAAACAAACCACACGACTCCTCTATGGTCGTCTATGAGCGGTCTCCGTTCAGCTCCAGGTGGGTGTTCTGGCCTGTTATGGTCAAGAAGGGAATGGTGACAAAACAGGAGGATGCGACGTATGCCCGTTTCTATGATCAGTACGCATGGTACCCAGACTTGTACATTTTCTTGTCCAAGGATCTGGACTTGGCATGGGAGCATATCCAGAAGCGCCATCAGGCGGGCGACACGGGCGTGACCCGCGAGTACCTCGCTGAACTCGGCGAGGAGTATCAGAACGCCATCAGGAACATACCGTGCCGAGTACACATCGTCAATGCCAACAGGAGTGTGGAAGAAATTCACGAGGAAATTTGTAGGATCCTATCAGATCATGAATTGTTCGTCGGTTACACTGACAGGGGCCAAATGCAAAAAGAAGGCGGTTCAGGACGGAAAGTGCCTTGCACATCTTTCACAAACATGTGCCGTCTGTCTTGAGTTGACCAAGAGATCAGACAAGAAACTCAAATGTAAGCACGTGTTCCACAACAGGTGTATCATGACCTGGTTTGAGACTAGCATCGAGTGCCCACAGTGTCGCATGGAGCAGGACGACGACCCGATAGTCGTCTTCAGAAAACACGTCGAAGAGAATATGAGGGAAAAGTACAGGGACGCCATCAAGTCCCTTGAGGCCGAGGTGGTCAGAGCGCGTAGGTCTAGGTGAAAAGTAATACTTTTATTAAATTAATGGAATGTGGGGCGACCACCCTATCAGGAACCCCATGTCGCCAGAAGCTCAGGGAAGGGCATGAGCGCTGCTGGCAACATAGAGGGACCGCCTGTTCCGTGTGTCTGGCGTGTATGGGGGGCCAGAGCGCCACACGGAAGCTAGGCTGTGGGCACGAGTTTCACACTCGGTGCCTTGATCGCTGGAAGGCGAGTTGTACAGGACCAGACCCCACGTGCCCTATGTGTCGCGTGCCCTTTGACGTCCCCACGTACAGGTGCCGTCTCATCATTGAAAAGGTGATGGCCGAACCACCAGAACGCCAGGTAACTAATTTTGAAACTCAAAACGTAATGTCGATCGTGGAGGGGTTTGGGCTCGACTTCCGTTCACTTGTGCCAGGCGGCAACACTGGTAGATTTTACACGGATATTCATTTTGATATTGAACCTTCAGAAATTCTTGAAGACGTCCTTAGGGAACTTGGACTTCCGATCCCCAATTAACGCGTCTTGTTGTTGCCCGTCTGTGCAATGCCACGACGGACACCGTATGCGGAGCAGAACTTTGTGTAATGGAACCCAGGTTTCCACGAGCGATTAGACCGTCTAGGGTCCACTATCGTCTTGCCCGAGGCGTCTATCATCAGGGGACCGGATGCCCACCCCTGCTTGTGAGACCACAGGTTCACAGGGAACTCTATGATCTTGCCCGTCACCAGAGTGGGGCTGCGTGAGGTGTTCCGGGCGTTCATCATTTTTATATTAGAATTGTTAGTTGCTATTTTGCCATCAGTATTGGACACGGGGTTCTTGTACTTGCGGGTCGCCTCGATGATCACGGCCGGCTTGACCCTGAAAAAGCGCGCGAGCTTGGCCACTGTGTCACCTGGACGGATCTTGTACCGGACAGCCTGGTTCTGGACGTACCAGTGGAAATCTCCAGTTGAATTCCCAAAGTCATTTGAGGGTGCCACAAAGCACATGACTTTGTAGAAACCTGGCTTGGGCTTGGCGGCCGGGCTCATCCGGTACACACTTCCAGGGTTGTCACTCAGAACGCGCTTCACGATACCATTACAGGTTGTGAACGTCAACCCATTGGAACCAATACCGCTACGATCTCCGGGGACGCTCTTTGAGGTCCTCTTAGCCGAGTAGCTTCCAAACGCATAGTCATAGCAGTTGTCGTGGTTAACGCCAGCCCGCCCCCATGGATCCCACGAGAATGTCCGCTCAGATCCCGATAAAGGTAGAGCCCGTGCCCTCGTCCCGTTTGTGACGCGCGTGACGCGAGTCACCCTTTTGACAGGCGACGCCTTTTTAACACGCGTAACCCGCTTGACCGGGGTCCGCTTTTTCGCAGGCGCCACCATCTTGTTATTAGACTTGGTTTTTTTCTCAACCTCTAATAAAAAGATGCTTAACATTCTGCAGTCCCGTAACCAGCGCGAGGCCCTCTACAACCTGATTGTCTTCGCCCTGTTTGTTGTCATCATGACCGTGTTCATGCAGTTCCTGTGGAACCGCACCTTGGTCAAGCACATCTCGATCCTGCGTCCAGTTGACAGCCTGCTCCAGACCTTCCTGTTGGCTCTGGGCATTGCGCTGTTCCGCCTCTAGATCTCACTGTAACCAGACTTGATAACGTTGTCGACCATTAGGGTCGGGAACCCCTGAACGAAATCAGGGCACTGCTGATTCTTACAATCAACAAACTCGTAAGGAATACCCTTATCCTTCAAGTAGTCTTCCTGCTTGACGCACCAGGGGCACGTCTTGGAACCATACACGATCACATTGCCCTTGTCGGGCGTCTGCTGGGTATAAGCCGACACGCCCTTCCAGAGGATGATGAGTGTACCCAAAATAATGATGCCCCAAAAGATATTCATGCCAAGCTCACGGTTGCTCATCATTTATATTACTAACCGAAAAGTTTCTTGGCAATATTCGCCTTTGAACGGAGGCCCTTGATGCTCACGTTCAATCGCGCCGCCAGGGCCTTCAGCTCATCCATGGAATAGTGGATATTGGCATAGACCCAACGACCCGTATTCTTCGACTGAATCTTGGCCCGGCCGGAGCTGGGGCTCAGTCTATAGTTGGGTCTCACCTTGGGCTTTGGTGGGCTCTTTGACTTGGGCTTTGGCTTGGGAGGGCTAGCCGACTTGGGTTTTGGCTTGGGTGGGCTCGCCGCCTTGGGCGGGCTGGGAGTGAAGACGGGAAGGTTGCGTCTGATGCGGTTTTCAATGATGGTGATGGCCTTCATTCTAGAAGCGTTCCAAGCGTTCTGGAAGTTGGCACCTGAAGCCGCACCTGCATTCTTCCATATTTTTTCAACCATTTTGTTGAATTTAGCAGTTTTGAGAATACCCTTGGGCAGCGCCACCTTCTTCTTGGGTGGGCCCAGGGGGCTCAGAGGGCTCGGTAGGCGGGGACGAGCGACGACCTTCAGCTTCGCCTTGGCCGCGCGTAGGTTGTAGCCCGTGATGCGCGGCTTGGGTTTGGGACGTGGCACCCTCTTGAGCTTCGCAATTGCCTTTTTCAGCTGTAGGCTCGTGATGAGGCGGCCAGGCTTGCGGGCATTCGCGGGCTTGAGAGCCGCCTTGGCCTTGACCAGATTTGCGGACGAAATACGCTTGATCTTGACGGGCTTGAGTGCCGCCTTGGCCGCCTTGAGGTTAAGTGAAGTCACGCGTTTCTTTTTGAGGAATGGGTGGCTCAAAAGTTTCGTCAGAGAGGGAAGACCAGGGCATGGGTCCCCGTACTTGAGGCGCCACTCCGAGACGTGCGTATCCTTGGAACCGCGGTATCCGGTGGGCACCGCCATCTTCAAGAAATCTATAGCCTTGGGGTGAGAGGCCGGGGCGTGTTTCTCGGCCCACTCGAGCAGCTCATTCAGAAACAGGTGCTGATCGTAGCGCTCGTCAGTCTTGGGACCCACACCCCAGAATGACGCCGTCTTGGTGCCGTTAGCTGTGTTCACTGCGGGGTTGGTACCGGACTTTTTCAGACGGGCCCACCCAAAGTCGCCTATGAGGAAACCACGCTCCGCGACGAATATGTTCTGCATGTGAAGGTCGTTGTGTCTGAAATCTGGCTGCTTATTTTGGATCTTAAATAGGGCCGTGAGAATGTCAGAGATAATGTTAGCCATTATCGCATCGTCAACCTTGGGCTGCTTTTTCAACCAAGAGTCGAGTGAACCCCCCGTGGCGAACTCCATGATGAGGATGCCCTGCTGTGACTTGTCGTATTGACCAGAGTTCTGAACGTTGGGCATATTGATCTGGGCCGGTGGAATAAAGTCGAGGCACCGCATGTTCTTGTAGACGCGCACCACATTTGGTGTGTAAATTTGAACGGCATCCTGAATTTTGAATTCGACATCGACGGGTTGGGGCTCTCCGCGCTTTTTGGCTGAGAGGTCTCTGGGCGCCACCTTCACAGCGAAGGGGCGTTTGTTGCCCCCGAGCTGTTTGGCCGTGAACACTATACCCTGACGACCCTTGCCGATAGGCGTCAAAGAATCGAGCGAGGCTTTGAGCTGATCACACGTCATGGCCCATTCGTTCTTTATAGGCAAGTTGGGTATCTTTTTCAGAGGCGCCAATTTTGGCGCGGGATACCGCCAGCCACCTGGGGGGGTTTTTGGTTTAGGTTTAGGCGCGGGTGGTGGCAAAGGAGCACCTGGAACGACCCGGCGGTAAAACAGAATTCATTTATTATTTCTGTAAGGAATCAAACGCTCTTCAGGGGCGGCGTTGCGCTTGACGGCGCGCTTACCTTTGGCCCTGTAACGCGTTGGGTTCGCAACCTTGTTTGGGTGCGCCTTGAGCCATGCGATGGCCTGACCCTTGCTGACAATGTGGGCGGGAATGTTAATCTCTGTGTTACCGGCGTTGTTGCGACGAAACACATAGTGACGACCATTACGGTTCGAAATTGTAAATTGTCTGGAGTTTATCCAGCTCATTATATCTATTACACACATTTTGTTAGAGTTCAAAGTCTGGGATCCGACCAAGTCTGTAAGACTTGTGCGCCACTGGGATCACAAGTCCTACGGACTTGGTCTCGTTACTCCGCGTCAGTGTCAGTCTCGTACTCGATCTCTCCGTCGGAAGCCTTGTCGGAGACGGGCTCGTCGGCTGGGGCCAGAAACGCACAGGGCTTCAGCTTGTTGGTCGGGGCGAACATGACCTGGTGAACGCGCACGGAAATGCCAACACCTGCGGGAGTGCGCCAAATCTGGTTGAGCTCGATGATGGCGCTCAGCGACTGGCCCTTCTCCAAGTCAGTCAAGGGCACCGACTGGCGCTGAGCGTTGTACGCCTCTGTGGCGGGCGCGCCAGTCTTGAGGTCGGTGATGACCTTGAGGGTCAGGGTAGGTGCGTAACCCTCCTTGGTACTCTGCTTGATGGGGCTCTTGTACATGCCCTCAGCAATGACCTCACGAGACATCTTCTTACCCAAAAGCTCCTCGGAGTGATCAGTGATGTAGTCGAGCACACGAGCGTCCAACTTGGCGAACTTCTCGAGCACCTCAGGCTTGTCAAGGCTCAGGGGCAGACTGTAGCTCACACGGCCGGATGCCTCGTCCTTGAACTCACTCAGACCGAAAGGCGCACGCAGCTGCGGCAGCTGAAAAATCAACTTGCCACCACCCACGGCGTTCAGGTACACGGCCTTGCCGCCCTTGGCATTCTTGCGCACATCGGAAAAGGTGACGTTGGAGGCATCGAAGGAGCTGAACATCTGGAGAGCCATCTTTGCTTTGTTCTACTATATCAGGTGGCCTGCCCTTTATGTGGCTCTCACAGGACCTCAATTTTTTTCGGGCCCTAGAGTATGTTTGGTCGAACGAGTGACCCTAATCTCATAAAGGCGCGCCAACTTAGAACCAAAGCGACAAAGAACTTACAGAATCAACTCAAGAATTACATAAATAACGTTCAACGGTTGGAAGGCTCAAACCGCAGTAATAATAAAATTTTCCAAATTCTTCAGCTTGAAAGAGCCAACCATGGACAGTACATGCGCCAAATACAACGTGCCCTTGCAAACCTTGTGATCGCTTCGAAAAGGAACCTGTGGGCGGCGCGAAATGCAGAGTTGGCGGCAATTAAGTCCAACGAGCAAAAAGCCGAAAGGAAAGCGGCCGTTCAGAAGGAGATGGCGAACATACGGGCTCTGGGAAACGCGCAGCGAGCGGAACAGGAACGGCGCGCGGCAAAGAATGCCGCCAATCTCAACTCAATTTTGAGTAAGATTTTCAAAGGCTTGTCAACGAATGAAAACAAGAAGAAAAAATACATCATCACACGCTCCAGCCAGAAGAACCGGAACTCGGCCATAAACAGAAGCGAACGTGGCTTATATAGATTATCAGGTGCGCCTATACCACCTAAATACCTGTTCCTATGGGCGAATAATAAGCCCTCCCCTCCGCCTCCAGGCCCAAGCCCCGCCATGAGGCAAGTTGAAAACAAGAAGGTTTTTGTCAAAAATGCGTCAGGACAAAACACGACTCAGCAGATCACCATGACGCGCAACGCCAACTCGTCGAGCGGTACAGTTACCCCATGGACTTTCAGAAACTCTCAGGTCAACACGAGTAAATACACAATCACAAATGCCAACAAGAACACCCCTATAGTCACACTGGTATGAGTTTTTTTCCCACGCTATTATTAACAATGTCCAACGGTAATCCAGGTTTTATAAATCGGTTCATGGCATGGTTTCGGAAAAAGCCGGCGCCACCGGGGACAAACTCAAGTGCCCTCGCAGCGGCAGTCAAAACATACGTAACGAATTTTCGTAATATTCAGAGTGTAGGCAAGAAAAATAATTTGTATGGCAACAATTTCAAAAACTTGCCAATGAATCGCCCACTCATTAAAGCCCTGCGCAATTATATCGCTGCGGTTAGCAATTTCAAGGAACTCAATGCAAATGGTTATGGCCCGAAGCGGCTTTCAAAGCAGAACGTTTTGAACGCTGCCAATGCTGCTATTAAGGCGGCGGTGGTCGCTAATAACAAACTCGAGAATGTCGCCACCCTGCGTACAGCATACGCAACGGCGAAGCCCCTTAGTGAAACGGCTCGGCAACTATACAATAAACTTCTCAAGAATTCTGGTCTGTCCGCCAACGAGGTTCAGGAAATTTCGGCAAACGGTGCTTTGAACAGAGCAATCACCAATTCTAACCAAAAATTGGCGAATTTACAGAAGGCCATGAACGCCGCTGAAACTGTAGCTGGGACGGGGGCCGCGCCAGTGTCGCAGCCCACGGCACAGGGGGTGGCTGGATACGCAACCAATGCGGTCATTGCCGAAATCAAGCAAGTGCTTGCCCAGTATAATAATAGCAAGATCAACGCAAACAATAACTCTCAAATTAAAATCTACAGAAATTTGGCCAATTTGAACACCCGTTTGGCCGCCATCAATAAAGCCATGGCGAATGCCGGTCTGCAAGGGGCGCTTAATAGCGCCAACAAAGAGAAATTACGCAAAGTGAAGGTTATTCTTAACCAGGCCAAGGCCATGAAAAACAGTTCACTGAAGGAACAGGTGGGCAACTACATATGGGACGAACAGGCGTACGGGGGACCGTTTGGCCTTGCTCCAGCCAAACCTGCAAATTACCCGCGCCTTGCACAAGAAATCAAAAATCGCGTCGCAAAGGGTGGCTTTTTCAACATCAAAACTCTTAACGGACCCCAACTAAAAGCCTACCTGAACGCCAAGACTGGTTACAACGCTGCTCATAAGCAACGGGCACAGAACATTGCCAATGCACTAATCGCCATCGCGGGAAACTAAATCAGCCTCCCTCCACCCGAACAAATACGGGGGGCTCTAATAACAATGCAGCGCGAAAAGCCGCCGATGCAAAGGCCAAGGCAAATGCCGAGGCGGCTGCAAAGGCCAAGGCAAATGCCGAAGCGGCCGCAAAGGCCAAGGCAAATGCCGAGGCGGCTGCAAAGGCCAAGGCAAATGCCGAGGCGGCTGCAAAGGCCAAGGCAAATGCCGAAGCGGCTGCAAAGGCCAAGGCGAATGCCGAGGCGGCTGCAAAGGCCAAGGCAAATGCCGAGGCGGCTGCAAAGGCCAAGGCAAATGCCGAGGCGGCTGCAAAGGCCAAGGCAAATGCCAACGCTGCCGAAGCGGCTCGGGTGAAGGCGGAGGCGGAGGCGGCTGCCGCCGAGGCTGCCCGGCTCAAGGCGGAAGCCAACGCCAAGACGGCTCGTAACGCAAAAGAACGCAACAATGCAGCCAAAAAAATTCAGGCGGCCTTTAGAGAAACTCAGGCGAAAAAGGCGGCGGCCGCTGCTGCCCGTAAAGCCGCCAACAATGCACGACTGGCGGCGGAGGAGGCTGCTCGTAAAGCTGCAGCAGAGGCGGCTGCAAGGGCGGAGAGAGCGGCCAAGGCTCGAGCAGCCGTGATGAGAGCAGTTGCGCTTTCTCGACTGACGGCGGCTCCACCCGCAACCGGTGGAAGACGGGCGGGGCTCGTGGGTCAGGTGGTTGCGCCAACCAAAAAAACCATTGAGCAATTCTTCAAGAATTTCAAAATTACAGGAGCTTCTCCTACAACCGTCCTCAAACAAACCACAAAGGAAACGGCTATCAATAATGCATGGAAATTCCTTAATAAATCCATGCTCATATCAGAAGGGGGGAGCAAATACCCAAACAAAGTAGACTGGAAGCGCGCCGTGAATTCACTTGACCAATATGACCTCACAAACGCCCAGAAGAACCTTATACGGCGTGTGAACATTGCCGTGGCGGCGCAACCCACGAAGGGATGGTTCGAAAAGAGGCGCCGTGTAAAAGTGCCCCTTACTGGAAATCGTGCCAAGAATATCGCGGCCCAAGCCAACGCTGTTAAAAAAGAACAAGAGGCGGAGGCGGCGGCTGCACGCCAACAGAACAACGCAAATTGGAGAGGCCGACGTGGAGGCGGGTCCTCACAACCAGCGTTCAAACCAACTGGTAGCAGGGCAACATATGGAATGTTCTAAATTTTATTCTCAATTAATAATACAAAATGAACGTCGACTGGTCCAAGAAGGTTGTGCCCTTTATCGTGTTTTTCCTGGTCGCCAACCCAGAGACCTTCAAGCTGACCCGTAGCCTGTTCGGCAGCTGGGTCGGCAGCACCTACGGCGTCCCCAGCAACCTGGGTCTGCTGCTGCACGCCCTGGTGTTCGTGCTGCTGTGCACCTTCGTGTGGCAGCTGGTCTACGGCAAGAAGGTTTCCAAGTACCACACCCCAGACATTCACTCCGTGATGCGCCCATCCCTGACCACCGAGTAAAATATCAACTAAAATTAAATGTCTCAGCTCAACTTCTATGTGATTCCCTTTTTGGCCTTTGTCCTCGTCGCCAACCCAGCGATGTACAAGGCGGTCCGTGGGATCCTAGGCAGTTGGGTCGCTAGCGCAGAGGGCCTGGCAACTTTCCCAGGCCTTCTGCTCCATGCTTTGGTTTTCGTGCTACTTGTGGGTTTCTTGATGCGCGTTGTGCCACGTGTTTCAGGTTTCGAAACGCGCAAGGATCAGCAGGCCAGTGAGTACGTCCATTGGGCTCAGCGCAACGAGGTGGCCTAAGGGAACAGAGAGTCCCTTCGGGACTAAAACTCCTCGTCGAACCGCACCCCGTCACCCTCCGTGACCATGTGCTTTGAATAATCACCGACCCTTTTCTCGAAGAAATTGGTCTTCCCTTCCAACGAGATGTTCTCCATCCAGTCGAAAGGGTTGTTGGCCATAATAGAGTGCTGCGTACAGCCGAGTTGCTTCAGGAGGCGCTGAGCTACAAACTTGATGTACTCGCGCATAGACTCGGCATCCATACCGATCAGTCGGCAAGGAAGAGCCTCTGTGATGAACTCGCTCTCGATCTCGAGAGCCTCTAGGACGATCTGGATCATCGTATTGTCATCCAATTTAGTTTGTAAATTATGATACAGTATCACTGCAAACTCCTGGTGGAGGCCCTCGTCCCTGCTGATCAGCTCGTTGGAGAATGAAAGACCGGGCATGAGGCCACGCTTTTTGAGCCAAAATATGGAACAGAACGAGCCCGAGAAGAAGATTCCTTCCACGCAGGCGAAAGCTACGAGGCGCTGTGCAAAAGGCGCCTCCCCACCCATCCAACGGAGCGCCCATTCCGCCTTTTTCTTTACAGCGGGTACTGTCTCTATGGCCCGGAACAGACCCGCCTTTTCCTCTGGATCCCTGACCAACTTGTCGATCATGAGTGAGTACGTCTCAGAGTGGATAGACTCATTGAATGACTGGTATGAATAGAACGACCGAGCCTCCGCAATCTGAACATCCTTTGAGAAATTTAGATCAATATTTTCCATCACAATTCCATCCGAGGCGGCGAAGAACGCGAGGACCATCTTGATGAAGTGGCGCTCTGAATCATTCAGGCGCTCCCAGTCCTTGAGATCCGCGGCGAGGTCGATCTCCTCGACCGTCCAGAAGGAGCCGATGGCTTTCTTATACAGTGCCCACAGGTCCGGGTACCGTATAGGAAAGGTTGTGAAGCGCGACGTGCTTGGGGCTAGAATAGGATCGAAGATCCTATTCGCCGGGTCCATTGTTAATTTAGGGTCTTATTTTTTTATCCCTACAGGGTCGCATAAAACTGTCCAAGGGGTGTGAGGGTGCCGTCGTTCGCGATGAGACCACCGTTCCCCATGTTAACGTCATTGGTTGGCCGCGTCTTCCATGAGAAGCGCTCAACGTATGGCCGCGCGTACATGCCGGTCACAACCTGTTGCATAAACTGCTGAATCTCTGCAACAGTGTAGCGCTCAAATGCGGGTTGACCGGGTTTGCCCGCCTGCCAGTCGGCCGGACACATTTCAGTGATCCATATGGGTTTCTGGTACTTGGCGTAAATGTCGTCAATCCATTTCAAAAAACCAGCTGCGTCGGGTGGCGCGTACCAATGAAGGGCTATGAAGTCGGGCGTCATCCCCGCCTGACTCAGGGCCGTCCAGAGGGCATCGAAGTATGACGTGGTTAAAGAACCCTGTGCGGGTGCGAGACGACCGGGAGTCGGAGGACCAGGAGGCTCAGTGTACGATGTGGCCAATGGACTCGTATAGGCGGCTATGGACCCCACGCGGAGACCAGTCGCACGAAGAGAAGGCCACAGCTGTACAATTTGAGCGATGCTCATGTTCGACTGCGCACCTTGGTTGTTCCCGTCAGGCTCGTTGAAAGCCAAAAGTTCGGTCGATCCTGGAGGTATCTGCGACAGCTTGGCCGCGTCGGGTGCGCCCCAGCACATGGGCGTGAATTTCAGGTTCAGACCTGGTGAGCCCGTCAGACCCCACGTGTAGTACCAGCCTAGATTAAGGCTCTGCATTTGCTTATTAAATTGAGTATTTGGGGCGCCGTTAATCTTCAAGTCATACACGAAACCTTTTTTAGGGTTGGCGCTACTCGTGGGTCCGGGTGAAGGGGTTGGAGGAAGGTAAGGAGCGCCACCCGCAGGAGGGGAACCAGTTGGCGCCTTGCTAGGTGGAGGCGGGGGCGGCGGTACGGTTCCTGCGGCGGGCCCTGGGGATGGCGCGGGACTCATCTTGGGTGCCGGGGGCGCTGGCGCGGGCAGGACGTTGGCCAAAACTATGATAACCACCAGAAGAAGAAATGCTACTATAAAAAACCCCTTCAAAACAGCCATCCACACGCTCGTTGGCTCGGGTACCGGCGGTGCGGCTTCACCCATCTACTATAATAAAACAAAAAGATACTGAACCAGTTCCGAAAGAACTGCGTCATGTTCCTACGAATATTCGTTTTCCTTACTATAGGATGGATGAAGTGGTGAAACAGGCGGCACTGCGTCTCAAGATTCACAATGTGCCAGGCACGGTCGTACATCACTTGGCGTTGCTGAAGCGTTCACTTGATCAGAAGGGTACTAAGACCGTTATGGTCAAGGGATGGTGTGTGATCGAACAGACGAAAGAGGCCTGTGAACACTATTGGCTCCGTGAGGTCGACACGGGTTTGGATATGGACCTAGGGTTTGCAGTCGCTAAACTTCGTACGCCCGAACTCGCAGCCCTGCATCCCGTGCTCTTGGAGAGTCTTCCTCCTGGATTGACTCGTTCAGATTCTGAGGAGACTCTGATCCGGGCGGAGAATTATCGGCTCTTCGATTTGTTCCAAGAAAACCCCAAAGCATTTTGGCGCGAGTCCCCTCGGGAGGTGACATCTTTCCATATGAGGTGAAGCTCGTTTCAAGATCCATGGACGATCTCTTGGGTGTCAGACTCGCCACCGCGGCAGACGCGAGGTTCATGAAACTCATGGGTTTGGCAACTGGCGGCTGCTGCCCAAGGGCCAAAAAGTTCTGAATTTTCTTTTCAATAGGGTTCGACTGCTCGAGGGCGGCGTTGAACTCGCTAAAACACTCTTGTAGAAACTGCTGCCCGACCGTTCCACGCTGCTCGCGATCAATGCTCATCTCCTTGGAAATTTTAAGAGCCAGACGCTTCATGAGAATGCCTGAACGCAGTGCGTTCGCCATCTTTTCATTAATTTTCATGTACAATTGAATCGATCCAAGAATACCCACACCCGCTGATAGAACGGCGTTCAGAATACTGACGTACCGCTGAGTCAGGAAATCGTTGAGCGAAATGGCCGTAAGGGCGTTGATGGACGACACAACCAAGATGGGGATGTTGAACCTCGATGATAGAGCGTGATAGTACATGTAGTCTTTATTGAAGTACACGTGGTACGCATTACACTGGGCCTCGATCTTTTTCAGATAGGCCTCCTCCTTATCATGCCACGGGTCTTCCTTCATCTTATCATTGGGACCTAAAAAAATTTATCATTGTCGGCAAATTCCACTATACTAGAAATGCGCGTGGGGAGCCGAGTCTTGACGCTCTTGTACACCATGCTAAACAGAGGATTGCTATTTGTAATCTTAATTTTTTCCAGAAGGCCCTTTTCAGGTCTGATCTCGATCATGAGTTTCAGCAGGTGAATGGCCGTATCTGAATTTAGTTTTGAAATTGGAACCCCTTTGAGGTTCAGCTCGATGATTTCCTTGAGACCATGCTTCTCCACGTAATCATCGAGTTGCTGAATGACCGGCTTGATGGCCAACGAAAACTCCTGGGCCTCGAGCACAGTCTTGGGCTGACGCTCGATGTACTGGGCCCCCAGGAACTCTATGTACAGGTGGCGTCCCTGTGGATAGAACACGAGGAGGTCGCTCGCCGATTGAACGGAGTTCATTCGTCCGTGTCTTGTTCTAGTCGCACCCCGTTTTTTTATCCCAGGCTCTTTTCGAGAATCTTGCGCATTATGAAAAACGCCACAACTATGGCAATTATGGCAATAATCAGTACCAAATTGTTTTTAATAGTCCTATAGACCTTGATAGGTGACGAACCATATCCTGTCCATGACTGGTCATACTTGTGGTTCAGGACTGTGCGCCTGTTCACGTTCCCAAATGGTTCGAAAATGTCAGAGTCGACTATGTGAATATCGTCCAGAAATTTGTTGAAAAATATACTGGTGACCAACGGACCCGTCTTGAGCTGAGTATCCAAGAACAGGTCTTCGTTCCAAGATTCATTTTTGATCAGAAATTCAATAAACTGTTTCATGAGTGGGTGTTCCTTCGAGCAGCATATGGTTGCGTTGTTCAGAACCACTAGATCCTTGGCCAGACCAAAGGACGCCACCTTGTTCTCCAATTTATTAAGTGAATTCTTACACAAAATTATATCATACCGGTCTATGCCTGGAGTTTTCTCAAGAGGTCTGAGGCACTCGGAGTCGCAGTCGACCGACACGCCCCCATGGTTGTGAAGAACCACGTACCGCCCGAAGTCCACCTTCTGGATCATATCACTGAACCCATCAAACTTGGCGAGGGCCTCGGGGCTGAACTTTTCACACTCGGCCCGCAAGGACTCTTCGTCCCATTTTTTGTGTTCCCAATTTTGATTCAAAATTGAAAGTTTCTCTGTGTCACTGTGATATTTTTCAGGGAGGTTAGACCACCCTTGGAACCATATCTGGTGAGTCACCTTGGGCACAGCCATCTAGAGGGTGCAGTGAAAATTATTACAGCATTTTAACTAGATCCAAGAACCTGTGTTGTAATGGCGTGAATATCCATTCTCGTCACCTCTTGTGAATTTTTCAAAAAACAGACCATTCCACATTTCAGGTGAAGAGTCATCTATAGCTTCTTTAACAACGTTGGGACCAGTTGCCCACACAACGGTCCATGCGTTTATATTCTCTTCAAGATTGTTGAATACTAGGTTCCAGAAAGGATGTTTTTGTGGACTCGCCATGAGCGAGTTTTCATATTTTTCATTTCTTATAGGGTGATTTATATAAGGAGATTCACATATAGAAACTTTTCCATCTGGTAACAAATGATCAAATTTATTTATACATTCATAATCCATATCGGCGTATATACCCCCATATTCGTATAATATGAAATATCTAGCAGAGTCTATTCTTTTTATATTCTTATCGTAACTCTTATATGTTGGGTAGAACCATTCGAATTTTGTTCTGATAAATTCGTCCAGGTCTTCATCGGTCCACATTTTATATTCGAAATCCGGAAATTTTTCCTTCCAAGATTGCTGACACTTGAACCATATGGGATTCCACTTTTCTGTTTCAGAAGGTGCTGTTTGATGAATTATTTTTGGAATTTTATCAGTATTCCAAGTTTTTGAAACTTCTAATAGTGGAAATGTTTTATTAAAATTTCTATGAATAGGAAACATAAATGCCTTTGGTATTATCATATATTGAACCAAGTAATTGAGAACAACTACAATTATTATAACACTATATATCAGTATCGGTATCATCTATATCTTCCTCAATACAATTTTGATCCGGAATTAGCGTGATGAGGTTCCTCATGAATGGTGGGAGGAAGCCCCTGACCGCCCCCACGAGTGCGTTGAAGAATGCACCCCCTCCGGATACCTGGCAATTTTGGAGTAAAATACAATTTTTGGTATGCTCATAGACATTCCATATGATACGCATCATAGTCATGGGCTTGATGTTCCGGACCTTGACGCCGGCCAAGTCTGCCGAGCACACCTGCTTCATACCCCTCTGAAGACACAGCGCCTGAATTTGGTCAAGAACTGGATAAAGCTCCTGACAAAACTCGTCCGTGGCTTCAGTCGTGCTTGGCTGCAACTCTATGAGCTTCCCGACGAGGATGTCCACGTAGAGAATCTTAGCCTCCTCATCAGGTTGGAAACGGAGCCACGAGCAATCTGGATTGTGACCCATCTAATTCTAATTTAGGTTATAAAAACACAACCATATCGCGGAAATACTTGGGTATGGCCAGACTGATGGGCTGATAAAGCATCCTGAACACTATTCCCGTGTTCAGAAACTCTATACGCCTGAGGAGGTTGTCTTCACGCGTGTACTCCACAACCTCCCTGACTATACTAACAATCATACGGAACCTATCTATCTTTACTATTCCAGCACCTGCTAGGTCCGCCTTTATAATCATATCCGTTGCATTGTCACGGATATCCTGTATGATGGGTTTGAGGTCTTCGAGGGTCACGCCCTCATCTGGATAGTCCTTGACCACCAGAGTGACGTGCGCCTCTGCTTCCTTCCATTCACATTTCATAAAATCCATCTAATTTAAGTATAGATTTTATGAAACGCGTCGCAAACACAGTTTGCCCCTGCATCAGATGGGGCTCGAACCCATGCGCTCATACGAGCAGCAGATCTTAAGTCTGCCTCCTTAACCAACTCGGACACTGATGCGCGAGAACAGAAACAAGTTCTGTTCGAAGCGACTCTGGCGGGGGTCGAACCCGCAATCTCGGGATGGCACCGGGTGAAACACGTTTCGCCCTAGAAGTCCCACGCGATATCCAATTTCGCCACAGAGCCTGGGCGACTTGACGTCGCGACGAGGAGAAACTCCTCTGCTCTATCTGGGACTCGAACCCAGGATCTTTGGTTCATAAGGCCAATGCGTTAACCAACTACGCTAATAGAGCGGGGTTTGGAGCTTGTGCTCCAAACTACCAACGACTTTTTTCTTTAACACTAGTAATGACATATGACCTCATTCGGGCAATGGGCGTCGCGTGGGTTGGTGTCCTTTGCTTCGTCTTTGCGTTCGTCGTTTCCAGACTTGTTGACAATTTTACACCAAAATTGGACAAGGCCAAGCCAAAGTGGATGACCTTCCTCGAGGTCTGTGTCCAGTTTGGGATAGTGGGTATGATTGTCTATGGCGCACGAATTTTCATCAAGAATGTCCCCTTCCCTTTGGATGGCGTGTCTGGTTACGAGCATTCGGCACTCGGTGAACTCCGCAGCTTACCCCTGATGGTCTTTATTTTCATGTTTTTCCAGGTGAGGACGCAGGAGAAGATGAAGTACCTGAGTACTTGAAGCACTCCCAGAGGTGCCGTGCGCTTTTAGGCGCGGATAAAGCAGAGAACTCGTCGATGCTGTACTCGTCCCCCATAGACCTGTTACATTTGGCGCAGATGGGTCTCAAGTTGTTAATGTCAGTAGCTCCTCCTTTACTTTCAGGGATATTGTGACCCACCTCGAATGAAAAGGGCGACATGACGTTTTCACACCACGTCACGAGGCACTTGTGCTTGAAAAGCCGATCCCCGCAGAATGTCAGCCAAACCTGTTCACGTAGAGCTGCAGGAATTTTCACTTTCATTCATAATCTTGGTAATCTTTTCCTTAAATTCCTGATTTTCTCCCTTTCCTGAAATCTCATTCTTTCCAGTTTTGAGAGCCTCAACTTCTAGACGGGACAGAGTCACGGAACCGAGCCGAAAGTCCTCAAAGGCTTCACACGTCATCGGAACAATAGGCTTGATCAAGTCGTACACCTGCTTCGCCAGGTCCCGGATCTCCTTCTGGGCGTGGTCATCGATGCGCAGCTCCAAAAAGTGTAGGAGGTTGTGAAGGTTAATTTTCCAGTAAAATTCAGTAAAGGTACACTGGGGCAAGTGGGCCCGGGCGAGCTCACGGGAGACGCCCTTGCTGATGAGCTCATCGTACGTATGGAACGCTAGGTCACACGCCGCCTTTTGCTTGAGGAGGAGGTTGGCGCCACCCTCGCCGAAAGGCTCTTCCCCACCCTGTCCACGGGCCGTGGCCTGTGTGCGGAGCTCCTCAGGCAAGAAAAAGTCATCCTGTACGACAGAGTACCGAGCCGATAGCTCGTTCACACTGGCCGTACGGTGACGAAGCCACTGACGCGCCACGTAGATTGGCGCCTTGATATGAAACTTGAATTCAACCATCTCAAACGGCGTCGTGTGTTTGTGGCGCATGAGATAGCGGATAAGGGCCCGGTCATCACTCACAGACTTGGTGCCGGCGCCATAAGAGACACGAGCCGCCTGGACGATGGCCGCATCTGTACCCATCGAGTCTACGAGGCGGACGGCCATTTGACTTTTCAACGACTGAAGTCTTTATAACTTTGACCAATAACGCGCCTGAGGTATCGAGTACCCATTCTTCAACAGACGTCTGAATTTTCTTTCAATATTGTTGGCTCTTTTACTAGCCGGGCTAAGGCTTTTTGGTTTAGGGGTCTTTTTACGCGCAAATAATGACCTGATTGTTTTGAACATTTATATTAACGCATTTTTTCAATCGGAGCTGGACGATTGAAAAAACGCTCCCGGCAGGTTTCGAACCTGCGACTTTGAGGTGGCCGGTTAAATGTTCCATTTAACAGCCTCACACTCTACCAACTGAGTTACAGGAGCCCGGGCCGAAGCCCGCGAGGTTCCAGGGAGGATCGAACTCCCATTACGAGATTCAGAGTCTCGTGTACTAACCATTATACTATGAAACCATGAGGGAACTTTGTTCCCGGCGGACGCATAGCGTCCTAGTCTGACCTGGCGGAATCGAACCACCGACCTAAAGATAATTACTAACAACTACAGTCTTTCGCTCTACCAATTGAGCTAAGGTCAGTTACTGTTATTACACACTAAACAAATTTCACCAATTTAACGCACCCCCGGCTAGTTCATAGTGAAGATCTTCTTGACCCCCTCCATCCTGACGCGGCACCCTGGGCACTGGACCTTGTTGGTCGTCCTCACCCAACACGCGTCACAGATGACGTGGCCACAGGGTTCAATAAACAAGTCAACAAGTCTGTCCATACATACGAAACAAGTAAACTTACCGTACCTCTCGGCGTGCGTGTCCATGAGCACCTTCTTCATCGCCTCCATCTTACCCTTGAGTTCCCCACATTGTTGAGTCAGGGTAGAGATCCCTTCTTCAGACTCGTGCTTTGATAGTATATCCTCGAGCTTTTCCTTTAAGTCCCGTGAGTTGACGTTATCTATCAACATTCGAAGCACGTTCATCTCTTCGTGCTTTTCGTTCAGAGCCGCGAGATTCACAGTAAGCTCGGCCCGCGTCTTTGTGAATTCCGACTTGAATTTGCCCAACTCCTCTCCAAACTCGGCCCATTCCGTCCCCAGGTCGCACGGGATAGTCTGGACGGGCTCTGGGGGCGGTGGCCCCATGACAGTCTCCAAGAGGCTTCGGGCATCCAGGTAGGCAAAATTCATGGTATAGTAAATAAAAATGTCCTTAAGTATTAAATGTTGGCACCAGGCCTGATTCTTGTTACGGCCTTGGCGCTCCTGATATTTGGCCTCCAGTCCTTCCTGACTGCGTACCGCCGCAAGTTCGCCAATGAGATGATCAAGGCTGCGACCCTCATGGTCATGGGTCTTTTCCTCATGTATTTCTGGTCCACCATTTCAGGGCCCGCAACTTCATCTGGATACAACACCCGGTACTAGGTTCACTTTCTGAAATGAATTTTAAAATAGAATTGAAAAGGCCAGACTCAACGAGAGCCTTGGCCTCGGGATCCTCATGGCCTAGCCACGTCAGAAGGGTCTTGATGTCCTCTTCAGGTAGGCCGTCTGCGTGAAGATCGTCCACGAGGTGGATGACGGTTTCGTACCCTCGAGCCTTTGCCGATATCAGAATGCGTCTGAGATTGACCTCGCGCGTGACGTCCAGGATCTTCTCGATGCTCTCACCGGGCATCAGGGCGGTCACGGCCTTCACAAGCGCCCCGTCAACGACGGCCGTGTTCTTCACCAGATCGTCCATTTATTTTAATCTTCTATTAATATAAATGGCCGTTGACCTTTATACTATTTTCCTGGGCCTCTTCGTGCTCCTGTTCCTGGGCCTGGGTGTTTCCAACTTTGTCGAGTCAAAGAACCAGCAGGATGAGACGATCGGTCGCCCGTTCTTCGCTCTTTTGTTCATTGTGTTGGGTCTAGGACTGATCCCACTTAAAATAAGCAACCCCTAAAGTAATATGAAGCACCTCGTCGGACACATTGAAGGTGTATGGGTCGCCAAGTCTCCCCATCTCGAGAGAATTATGAATCGAATCGCTGAAAGGTGCGGGTTCACAGTCGTGGGCCGATCCTTTCACCAATTTGAACCCCATGGGACTACGGGGGTCCTGGTACTTTCTGAAAGCCACTTTAGTGCCCATACGTACCCTGAACTGAACAAGATATATATAGACGTCTTCTGTTGCTCACCCTATTTTGATCCTGAATTGACCTCTGTAATTATAGAGGAGGAGTTTGCAGCACTCAAGGGTTCATGGCAGGTTGTGAAGCGCTAACAGTTCTTAATCTTTCCTGAATTTTTCAGGGAATCGATATCCATTTTAGCACTAATGTACTGCCAAATTGATGATCCTAAAGAACATACACAGCATACGGCCATTATTTTCGGCAGGGCGCTTGTTGAAGTTGTTGCCATGTACACAAACAAACTACAACAAATACACGTGAGTATAATACCACCGATTGACATGGCCATTGTAGCACTGTCACCAAAGGCTTGGAATGTGTCACTTGGACTTCCGGTATAACACGTGCCGTTTATGTTCACAGTTGCCGACGAAGACGGGGCCGGTGTGTTCATTAGTTATTGCTTAGGTTAAGTTTCGACTCCAAGAACCTTGAACGTTCTTGGGGCCGAAGCCCAGTCGCAAACAACTGTTTGCTCCTGCCCGTATTTTTGGGTTTTTGATATTTTACAAGTCCTACCATATAAAAATTATTATGGGAGGATTTAGTTTGAAAACGCCAAGCCGCCCATGCCGCTCTGGATGCGCAGGATGTTGTAGTTCACCGCGAACATCTTCTGCAGAGGGGTGGTCAGGGCCTTCAGGTTCAGGGACACCTGCGCGTTGTCAATGCGCGAGAAGTTGCACGTGCCGGTTGGCTGGTGCTCCTCTGGCTGCAGAGCGAACGAGTACACGTAGATGCCTGGGTAGGGCGTGCCGGAGTGGTACACGTATGGCTGGTACTGGTTGAAGTACTTGCCCAGCTGCTCCTTGAAGCGGTCCTGGCCGTTCAGCACCAGCTTGAAGTCCTTCAGTGGGCCGACCTCGAAGGCGCCCGAGGCTGGGGCGGAGCCCTCCTCGATCCAGTAGTTCTGGGTGCCCACGGTCGCGTTGGACAGCAGACGGGGGGAGCCCACGTGGTGGGGGGCGATCTGGATACACGCCGCAGCGACCACGTTGGCCACTGGGTTCACGGTCACCTGCACGTTGGCCGCAGCCGTGGAGAAGTTCCACATGCTGTTCTGGGACGTGGAGGTCGTGTTCTGGTAGCACCAGATCAGCTCCTTCACTGGGTGGTTGAAGGACAGGCGCACGGTCTGGGAGGTGGCCGTGATGGAGTCACCGCCGGTGTGCTGCACCTGCTCGATCAGGTACTCGTGGCCCTTCTGGGCGAAGCGGCGGCGCTCCTCAGTGTCCAGGTACACGTAGTTGGCCCACACCTCGAACACCTGGGAAGAGGCGCCGAAGTAGTTGGTGAAGCTGGCCGTCAGGTCGAAGTCCAGGCGGACCTCGTGGTACTGCAGGGCAATCAGGGGCAGGTACAGGCCTGGGTTGCGGTTGAAGAAGAACAGCAGGGGCAGGTACACGTAGTTCTTGTTCGTCGAGTCGTTGGCGACTGGGGACGAGGTCAGCTTGCCGTAGTTGATCTTGTCGGCCTCGTTCAGGAACACCTCCGAGTACAGACGGAACCACGCCTGGTAGTGCTTGTCGATGCGCTGGCCACCGATCGTCAGCTCAACGGCGGCGATGGCACGCTCAGCCACCCAGCACGAGTCGTAGCGGGAGTCGTTGGAGGTCAGGTTGGCCACCGCGGTGGCGGTTGGCTGCAGGGCCACGTACATGTTGCCGACCAGATCGCCGTTGCGGGCAATGGTCACGGACACACGGCCGCTGTTGGAGGGGGTGCCGTTCACCGTCTGCTGGATGTTCTCCATCGCGAAGTTGGTGTGGCGCTTGTACACGGCCTGGAAGAAGGTAACCTTGGGCTGCCCAGTCAGGTACACATCCTGAGCGCCATAAGCAACGAGCTGCATAAGTCCACCGGCCATTTGTACTAGTACCCAAGAAAAAAATTTGGACCCCCTTGCGCCCAGGAGACGCGGGGATTTTCTGGTGCCCTATTAAATGTCTCGTGTACCACGCCCCCCACCGCCAAGCCCACCTGAGGAGGACGAGGAGGAGGACCTCGACGAGACCGAGGAGATGGACGAGATGGACTTTGACGACCCTATGGAGGCCCTGGGCGCCTTCCTGGCGACCGAGGATGGCGAGACCGTCGCCACCGCCCTGGTGGGCCTGAAGGATGCGACCGAGAAGATCTCAGTGAACCTCGAAATGCAGAACAAAATTCTGGTGAAAATCCTGAGCGCCCTGAGCACCAAGTGCTGCTGCAAGTCAGCGTGCGCCGTCCCAGAGTCCGCTTAAAAAAGTCTGGCCCATTCTTAGTAATGTCAAGCGCCAAGAAAGTCCACACAATCCAGAAGGAGGTTACTCCCGAACACGATGAAGAAATTCGGATGGCTCACCACACCACCGAAGTCAACTCCTGGACGATCGAGGAACTTGAGTCAAAAATAACTCAAGCAGAGACCGATGCTGGTATTCACATTAGAGCAAACACTCTCGCGGCTGACAAGTCGTGGGCGTACGTCTTATTTATGAATGACCAGGAGCGTGACGTGGACGGATATCCACGTAATTATGTAGTAGAACACGTCAAGCAACGTAAAGATCGCTTCATCAACAGTTGTCGAACCCTGCTGACGCGAGTGGACAACCTAAACGCCAACAAACGTTCTAGCAAGGATATCAATGGCGACGAATTTACACTCGAATTTAGGATCCGCCGCCTGATCGTGGACCGTCAGGAGCAGTTTGAGCAGTTCAGGATCTGGGACCGCCGGTTCAATCGTATCAACAACCCTACACTTGCCATCGACAACAACGACTCGTCCCTGAAGGATGACGAGTCGAACACGCCTTACCAGAAGCTTCTCCTGTTTCTGCTCCACCAGGCGTACGACGAAGGCTATCGCCGGTACCGGGATCAGTGCTGTATCGAAATTCGCAACACCCGTGCCTGGAAGCCCGTCAAGGAGATCAAGGACTTTGTGTACGACACGACTCAGAAGGAGGACAACCCAGATATGTGGAAAAACCTTACGAGTCGTGGGGGCCTCGTCAGCGATGTTGTGCGCCACCTCACAAACTGTAAAGATTTCCAGTTTCCAGAGATCAAGAAGGACAGGCACACATGGTCCTTCCAGAACGGCTTGCTAGTGGGCAAGGACTGGAACGCCGAAGAACAAAAGTATCAGATCAAGTATTATCCATACACATCACGGGAATTCAGGGAACTCGACCCAACCCTGGTGAGCTGCAAGTATTTCGACTTGCCGTTTGATCCTTATGACGAGATCATGGACTGGTACGACATTCCCACGCCTCATATGCAACGCGTCCTAGACTATCAGAAGTTCGATATCGATGTATGTAAATGGATGTACGTCTTCTGTGGTCGTTTGTGCTTCGAGGTGAATGAGCTGGACGGTTGGCAGGTCATCCCCTTCCTGAAGGGCATTGCCCGCTCAGGCAAGTCGACCCTTATCACCAAGGTTTGCAAGTTGTTCTACGAGTGCGAGGACGTGGCGACTCTTTCGAACAATATTGAAAAGAAATTCGGTCTTCAGAGCATCTACCGTGGTTTCATGTTCATCAGTCCCGAGATCAAGGGTGACCTTCAGCTCGAACAGGCGGAGTTTCAGTCTCTCGTGTCTGGTGAGGACGTGTCGGTGGCTCGCAAAAATGAGACGGCCCTGAGTATGCAGTGGAAGACGCCCGGAATTTTGGGTGGAAATGAGGTGCCCAACTGGAAGGACAATTCAGGGTCTATTCTGCGTCGTTTGGCTACGTGGAACTTTGGGCGCCAGGTGGCTGACGCGGATCCTCATCTGGACCAGAAGCTCGAACAGGAGATCCCGGCCATCCTCTGCAAGTGTCTGCGGGCCTATCTTGACTACGCACATAAGTATGCCGACAAGGACATTTGGAACGTGCTCCCCAAGTACTTCAAGACGGTCCAGAGCCAGATCGCGACCGTCACGAACGCTCTCCAGCACTTTCTGTGCTCCGAGAAGTTCAAGTTCGGGCCGGACCTATTCATCCCTCAGACGCTCTTCATTGCTCGGTTCAACGAGCACTGCAAACAGAACAACCTGGGTACTCACCGTTTCAACCAGGACTTTTACGCGGGACCGTTCAGCGCCAAGGAACTCGAGGTGCGCGTCGATTCGAAGATTTACAACGGAAGCGCATACTCGACGCAACCTTTCATCTTCGGTCTCGACTTTGTGGCACAAGAATAAAATGTAAGAAAACAGTAATATGGAATCCCTCGAGGAGCAGACTCGGGCTCGGATCGCCAAGTTTCAGAAACTATGGCGATCCAAGCGCGTTTTCAAAAATAGTAACCAGGGGGGCTGGAAGGTGTCCGCCTCGGCCCTCACAGCCAAAATAGTCACTTTTAAACTACCTACCAATTTTCTTTCTGTATTCGAAACGGAGCCCAAGGGGTTTTCTGAGATCACCGGCTACAACGCCACCTTCAAAAAGCCCGTGGTGCGTTGGGTCCCAGGCCAGGGGTGGATAGGTGACAAGGCTGACGTGAAGAAGATCATCGCCAAACGCGGGCAGCAGACGATCGTGATGGCCGACACGTACTTTGACATTATGGGTCTCGGAAACTATGAAGAGGGTCTGTTGGCCATCGTGAAGAATGGATGGGCTCCACCCTTTCTGCTCAAGGCGCCACCAACCTATAAAAAGATTGACGGAATTTTCTACATAAATAGGCCAATAGCCCTCGAGGACCTCAAAGACGAGCTCTTGAAAGTCCCCGCCACAGTTCGCGAGTCTGTGCGGTACACTCCAGAGGCGAGCATACCCGCCGTGGTGCTCAAGCTCAAAAACCCCAAGTGGACCTATCAGTTTTTCAAGAATGGCACCGTCCTCTTCACCGGCATCAAGGACCCTTCGGAGCGTGAAGCCCCTAAACAACTTTTCAAGGAATTCTTCTCCAAATATGAGATAGTCCCTTTCCTTGCGTTCAACCTCGCCAACTCCCCTGCGATAAAGAAACCTACAAAAGGCGGGAACAACAAGAAAGCCAAGTTGGCGAACCGGTACCCCCTTGCGGCTTCATGGAACGCCAAGCCTCCCATGGGCTTTTACGTGCGCCCAGGGACAAACGGGAAGCCCCGCCTCTACAAGTGGCGCAAGATGGAGAAGGAGCTTCAGACTGGTGAGGTTATCAACCGCGGCCCCATGGGACTTGCCAAGAAGAATGCGGTCGTTGTAGCCAAGGCGTACGCCAAGGTGGGCGTCCCAGTCCCTGCCCACACTCTGAAGATCTTCCGAAACCTTGGAATTCCAATTCAAAATGTAAATACGGAAGCAGCGGCGGCCTCCGTGGGTCCCAAAAACCGCAGGGCCCCGAGCTGGAACGCGACCAAGGAGGGCTTTTACGTCCGTCCTGGACCTGGCAAGCAGCCTTACTGGTTCGCTATCCCCGCTGGTATCGCCTCGGGTCGCAAGACTGTGATAAAGGCGTATACTGAAGCCGGCCGCAACATCCCTGCGGCCGTCCGTGAGATTTTCAAGATTCCCGCCAACGTCAAGACTAACGTGTTGACTATGGGCAACGAGTCTTTCAAACCTGGTCTGCAGCACTTTGTCACTATGGGTCTGAACAAGATCCTGCGCATCAACAACCGCCAAGCGACACGCCTGACCAAGGCGGAGCTTCTGGGTGTGGCGAGGAACATGGGCATTCCAGAGGCGAATGCGAAGATGACTCCAGCGGATCTCATAGGTCTGATCCAGAAGAAGGCGAACGTGTACAAGCCTGTTCGCAACGCCAACGCCCTTGTCAACGGCACGTACTACCGTTTCCTGAACAACGGCCGTGTGGAAAAGACGACGGGTAAGGGTGCCCAGACGCGCCGCGCGTGGGCCACCATCTCAGCCGAAGAGCAGAACAAGATCGCCAAGGCTGTTCTGCCCACCAATTTACATGCGGAATACAACGCCACCGCCAAGGCTAACAAGTTCAACACGCTTCGAGCCTATGTGGCGAGCAAGAAACCTGCGGTCACTGCGGCGCCGTCTCCAAGCCCACCACGGAATGTGGTGCCAAGCCCTTCGTCCGCGGGTTCGAACAACATGAATGCCCTTGAATTTGAATACGCAGCTCGCCTCGGCAACAACCTCGGTAACCTTTCTCGTGCAGGGAACGAGACTCTCTTTATGGGCATCTACCGTAAGCTGCCACTTGGTGCGCGTGGAAAGCCCCTCAAGGCGAACATCAACCGTGCGTACAAAAAGTTCGTCAAGGAGACGGCGGGGGCGCGCAAGAACGAGCCATCCAAGGCCCGGTTCATTGCTAGAATTAAGATTCCAAATTGGATGCCGACCAACAAGGTTCAGATGTACAAAAACTTGGTGGTCAACTTGGCGTTCCAGAAACCCAAGCCCGCTCAGAAGAATATAAAGGAGGCCATACGAGGATGGATAAACCGTGAGGTGCCCATGAGCCCGCCTCGGGCCGCACGCGAGGTGGAGAATGCGGTCACCGGTGAGAAGCGTGTGATCCCCGCTTACGTGCCCAAGCGTCGGTCCACGCCCTCCATCCCCAAGAGATCCCCACCCCCTAAAAAGAGCCCCAAGCCAAAGAAGTACAACGCTTCCAAGAGCCCACGGCTCCAGAAGGAGTATGCGCTTCCCCGCAACCGTTCAGAAATTCAGAACCTAAATAACGCCATCACAAATATGGGGCTACCTACCGGCCCATCCAACAAATACACGTGGGCGGGTCTGGTGCGTTCGGGACTGAACGCCAAGTTCCGCAACAACTGGCTCAAGCACGTCGCAGTCTAAACACACTTCATGAGATCGAAGATCTTATGGAGCAAATTGAAGAGGTTATTTTCATCTGAAATTTGAGAAGGGTCGATAATCTCCATCTCGATCTGGTACGTCGTGTCCTCGTCAGCGTCCTTGTCATCGGGTGTGCCCTTGACGATGGTCATATCGATAGAAAGGTTCTTCCTCACAAACGACCAACGCTCCTTGGTCGTTTGCTTGGTGCTCGTCTCCTCACCGTCATAGTCAAAGGGCTCCTCAGTGCTCACACCTAGTCGGACGTCGAAAGGTGCCGAATCCATGTTGAAATCATCCACCAGTACACGCTTCTTGATATGGCCAACCTGCTCATCCGTCTCCTCGTCTACGGATAGCCGCTTATTGCCTTCAAAATAGTACACGGTCGCGTTAGAGTGTTTAATAGACTCCCATCCGTCATACTTGCGCAGGGCCCTAATAACCTTGTCGAAGACGTCCGACCCTACATTCGTGTCGAAACCCTTCCCGGAAGGGCGCCCAAAACGAAACTCAATTTCTGTATTGGGCTTATTTGAATGCTTGCGGATCAGGGGTTCCCACTTGGCAAAGAGAGTACGGGACATCGGGTGAGCGCTCATTTGGTTAGAGAAATAACACGTTAACCTTTTAAGACAAGATGCGAGGTCTATGGAACCTCGGTAACACTTGCTATTTCAATACTGCAGTTCAGTGTCTGGCCCACGTTCCTCCGCTCACAAAGCACCTTTTTTCCCTCCCTCCGTACGAAGGGCCCTGTGACATCACCCGCGAATACCAAAAGATCGCGAGGGAACTATTTTTGAAGGACCGGACAGAACCCTTGAGTCCAAATGACCTGTTAGGGGCCTTCAGGGCCCGGTTTCCCCAGTTCGCCAACCAGGGTCAGCATGATGCGCAAGAGGTTATCCTTTTGCTCATAGACGTCTTTGAAAAGTCTTTAGGTAAGGAACTTATTCAGGAGATATTCAACGGAGAGGATTCACAGGAGACTCTGTGGTCTGAAGGTATGTCTACTGTGAAAACGCCCTTTACGACGCTCGTACTAGATGTGAACGAGCCCTGTAGGCTCCAGGACCTCCTCGATGACCGCCTCGAGGAGCATGAGATAGAGGGGTACTTGGATGCCCAAGGCAAAACGCATGACGTGGCCGCCATTCGCCACCGGGTCACCAAGTGGCCTAGGATCACGAGCTTTTCATTCTCAATGTATGATTACAAATTTCCAATCGAAATTCCTTTTGAGTTTGAGGGACGCAAACTCTTTGCGTGTGTTCTGCATCAGGGGGTTCAGAGGGGAGGACACTACGCATTGCTCGTGAGGCGCTTTAACAAGTGGTATCTGAAGGACGATGAAACTGTGAGAGAGGTTGAACCTACTAGTTTCAAAGGGGAGTTCTATCAGGCTTGGTATCGCCCATAATCTCGCCAAGTTGGATGTTCTCCCGGATGTTCACTATAGTCCTGAAGTATGTGCGGCGGTTGTTGGCGTGGGTCTTGTCGGTTCTGACCTTTTCCACGAACCATCCCAGGTCCCCGTACCCACACTCAACTATGGTGCCGTTGGGTAGGTCCTTGCGTATGTGGCGCGTGTGGAGCTCAGCCTCTTTGTACAGTTCCCCCCGATCCTGTACAAAAAGTTCGAACCCATTTTGTAATTGAAAATCAATAGTGATGCGCTCCCGGGGCTTCCACTTGAACATGGTCTCATGTGTGCCCATCCGAATAGGCTCTTGGATGGGGGTCATGACGATACCATCAGTCTCATAGTCGAATGAATTTAGATCCGGAATTGGTTCTTCAAAAAGTCTGTACATCTTCTTGACCCTCACGTCGAACGGAGCCGCGGCAGTCTTGATGATACCCTTTGTGACCCCTCGGGCCTTTTCAAGCCTTTGATCAAGGGGTAGGTCCATCAGGTTCTCACCCTTCACGAGCACAGCGTCGTGAACAACAAACGCCATCTTTTGGTTTTTGAGCTTTACGAGTTCGCCATCGAGTAAAGTGTCCTTTGGAATCCTGATCTTGACTGGTTCAACCTGAAACGCACGGTTCACTATAAAAGTGCCCTCGGCGTTGCTGATGAGAAACTGACGGACGCCGTCAGTCTTTTCACATACAAAATAGGGCTGACGTTTCAGCAAAGGAAAGTGTCTCCGCTCGATGGAAACGGGTTGGGGGCCTGGAAACCGGCCAGAGTCGGCCGCCCGCCATGCGTCCCTTATGTATTCATTCATAATCTAAATTCGCTTATAGTCTCTAAACCACGTCTAGGGCGCAAGTTGGACCCCTGCAGCCTCGAGGATATTTCCGAAACACTCGTGGACATAGTGGCACACCACCAGTGCCTCTGACGCGACACCTATTTTGACCCCAATCCTGGAAAGGGTCGAGAACATCTCCTCGTTATTATCGAGTGGAAGTTTAATAGGGTCCTTTCCGCCCCGAATTTTCTTATCGACCGGCTTGGCGTCCATGGCCCATACGCGTGCCGAGGTCTTGACGCACTCATACAGACCGGGTGCCAACTTCTTACCAACTTCAGTGTCGAAATTCAGACCGCGCTGACCTGTAGGTTCGGTCGTGCCCGCCTTGGTCTTTTTCTCAAACTGATCCCAGTTGATACCCTCCATAACCGAAGGGAAGACCAGAACCTGAACACCCTTGTCGAACGGGTCCAGAACCTTGTGAAGAATTTCCTGATTCAAATTAGTTCCATAATCCATCCAGAAGATGCGCTCACCCGTCTTGATGATCTTTGGAAGGGTCGCCTTGCTGTCTACAAAGTGAATTTCTAAATGGGTCCCGCGCATCATACACAGCATGTGTAAGTTCATCATGGTGTGCAGGGTTGTGGCGCTGATCGACTTGTTTCGTGTGACCGCACATACGTGTAGAACGGTCATTAATTTTTATGGGGTTCTAAGCCTTAAGCCGATCTTCAAGATTACCAATGAACCGGATATTGCCTACGTGGCCTAGAACAGTCATAACGTCGGCGTAAATCTTACCGCCCATCTGCTGCCAACGGCGGCAAAAGGCGTAGTCCTCGGACAGGTACCGGCGCGACTCTGGGTCGATCATGCAGTCAAAAACTGCAAAATATTTCTCAAGGTCGCGGTTCTGGTGGTCATTCACACACTCGAGCTCCGGGTACTTTTCGTGCATCTTGGTGAACACGTCACGCTTGATGAGCATGAAGCCCGTGGGACCGTCCAGCACCTCGGCGAAACCATTCAAAATTTGAGTATTCTGATACTTGAAATTCATCACGAGAGATGCGGCGACCCGTGAGAGATCCTTACCGGTTCCGCCATTCTTGAGGTGCTCGTCGACGCTGTCCCACATCACGCACTTCTTGGGGTAACAGGCCACGGCAATCTCGTGATCAGACTTGATGAGACGGATGACAGACTCTGGATCGAAATGAATGTCAGCATCGATAAACAGAAAGTGGGTCGCCTGCGTCTTCTGGTAGAACCGAGCCACCGCCAGGTTACGGGCCCGGTGCACAAGTGACTCATTCTCTGTAGTGTCGAGCATCATTTGAATACCATTTGCCGCGCACGTGCGTTGAAGACGAAGCATGGACTCGGCATAGGCCTGGAGACAAACGCCACCATAACATGGCGTGCTTACGAAAAGAATAATCTGTCCGCTCATTACGAATTAAACATTACTATTCCTTAACTTGCGCACTATAGCCTCAATCTTGGTCAAAGTTGGGACTGAAACTCCGCAAATTTTGCACAACTCCGCCTTGTCGGGAGTTAGCCCCGCCTCCTTGAGGATCACGAAGATGATCGCACACGCCACCGCCTTTGGTGTCCTCCCCTGTAGCTCCACACACTCGGCCATCTCTTTGGCCACGTTTACTATCTTCATCTTGATCCGACCCCTCTGAGACTCTGGAACGCACGTGATGTCGTTGAAGAAACGCGGGATCACGTCAGCGGCCGTCGTGATGTGAACCTCGGTCTCGGGCAACTGTTCCTGATACATATCAAAGGTCCTTGCCAAATCACGCGCAGGAATTCCAAAAGCATCGGCAATTTCCTGTGTGGTCCTGGAGACTCCCGCCTCGCGACACGCCTGGAAGACGCAGTTCGCCTTGATCCCGTTGCGGACCGCCCCACGTGTCAGCACCGCCTCGTTGAACGCCTTGTACTTGATCTTAATGATGTACATTATTGAGGCGGGAAGTTTCAAGACTTCTTTGCCGATCCTATCAAGTTCCTGATAGGCGTGAAATAGCGCACGGTCACGGTGATTCATAGAATTGTGAAGGTTGATCATAGCCAGGCGCTTCTGCTGATACGAAGCCTGTTTTGCCACGCTCATGATGGTCGAGGCGCCCCAGGCGGCCGAAAAGTGGTCGGTGTTCACCGGGGCGCCCACACGGGAGGGGTCCGCCTTACCCTCATCACCTCCAGACCGCCATTCAGGCTCTTCAGAAATGAACTCATAGTCAACCCGCCCACAGTCTATGCAGACCGGCAAGTCATCAAACACGTCATACTGCCGACGGCCCCCACAGTGCTCACACATGTAGTCGGCATGGGATCTGATGGGCACATCCTCAGGTGCGATCTGAGTTCGGCAGATTTCAAAGTCCGACCAGATTCGGTCGAGCTCACACATTTGAGTTGAATTTCAAGGGCACCGCGCCCCCCTGGGCTGGAAAAAACCTGTTTTTTCTTTAAATGAGCGCCCCAGTCGTCGATCACGTTAAGCGTGCGGCCGTTCAGGAGATCACGTCCAAGTCGCCATTCAACATCTTCAACATCGTGGCTATTGTCGCAGTTCTCGTGATTGGCTATTTCCTGTACAAGAAATTCACCGACAAGTTCCAGAAGGGCGCCATCAAGTTCCCTTCAATTGTCCCCGCATCGGTCAGCTCCGCTGAGGCGGCCCCCGTCGTGGTGGAGACGAGCCCCGAGGTGATCCCAGAGCCGGGTGTGAAGGAGGAGTAGAACCAGTTGCGCAGCAACTGTGACCACCGGGGATCCCAAGTCCTTCGGACTTGATCTCATTGCCAAATTCCATCCACCACCCGCCACTCTAGGCACTTTTCCGCGTCCATGTACACGTCACGCTTCAGTAGCTTTTTGAGGTCCCGCTCGGGGATCTTGGTTTCGCGCGTATAAATATCCTTGAACCTATCCATAAATTGAGACAGGTTCTCCATCTGGTCCTTGAAGTCCTCGAACTTCCCCCAGGTTCCGTCCATATTGAGTTGATGAATCAATACGTACGAATTCTCAGTCATGTGCCGAGTCCGGCCGCCCAACAGGATGAAGGTGGCGGCCGAAGAGCACACGCCATCAGCGATGGTTCGAATCTTTACGGACTTGTGCAGAGAGCGAATGCAGTCCATGGCGCTCAGACCCGAGTGTAGGTCCCCACCGTCGCTCCGAATCCAGATGCGAATTTCAGGGCGGTGGTTGATGCCCAGGTCCAGGTACTTGTGACAGAGCTCCAGGGCCAGCTTTTTCAATTTCATATTTAATTCAAGAACGGTAGCCTCACAGACCTCACAGTGAAAGTAAACATCCGAACCTTGGATCTTCACATAGGACTCTTCCTCTGGGCACGGTTCGCAATTGCTTCCACACATTGCTTCTTGAGTGAAGAAATGGTCTTTGCTTTTAACTTGGTCAGCGGGCTCAAGTGGTTCAAGACGTCAATGTCAGCCGGCTCCAGCTCGTACTCTAAAAAGGTTTCGAAATTTCCATTCTCTATTTGGCTCCTTATGAGCAGAAGAGCCTCAGTGTCCAGGTTGCGGTGAGGAATTTTGGTTGAAATTGTCTGGATCTTTTTGTGTCTCATACACATGTTTTGGTACTTGGTCCACGTGGACCCCGGTCGTAGGTCTCTGGGTAAAGTGTGTTTGATTTCATATGAGGGTAAGATACAGCCCCATAGGTTGAAATAGGCGAGAAGTTCCCAGTCCCCCGCATAGACCCGCGTCTCTATGACGTCAGCCATGCTCAGGTCGTTGGATATAACCTCCATACGTCCTTTGGAATCTGGGTAATTTTCATGTAAAATTGAAGCAATGTTTCCAGGCTCCTGTATGGGGTGACCAACATAGTTGGCCGGGTTGGCGTCCGTGGTCCGACTCACCAGGTGGGACAGGAACTCTCTGGGTCCCATGAAGTCATCCCTCGTGTCAGACGTAAACGAGAGGCTCTGCTTGACACGCCTCAGGTCGCCCCCACACGTGGCAATGATGTGGTCGCTCGCACCAGGGAAGAGGCCCTTTATGGCCGTTGGTCCAAGCACAGGGAAATCATACGTCTTAATTTCAAAACTAAATTTGACTGGAATTTGGGAGATGACTACAAACAGGCCGTTGGTCGGAGGGCCCGTGATCTCACGGAGTCCCACGAGGTCGTATATACACTCATACTCGTCGATGATGACGGGTGTATTGGTCCCATGAATTTTGTTCAAAAAATCAATGGTGTCTTGTTTGCTCTTTAAAATGTCGGAGGTGAGTTCGACACAGGGCGAGAGCTCCTTGTGTACCGTCCAGGTTTTGCCTATGCCCGTTTTCCCAATGACGCACACGGCTGGGCCCAGCTTCGTAAACTCGTGCCCAGTTTTTTGGGCACCTTTAGCAAGATAGCGGTCCATGGCGGTGGAAGATTCAGATGATGAGTCTCTCACACGTCAGGTTCTCAATATGGTATTAGAAAACAACGCGGTGTTCCCTTACTTAACAGGGTATTTAGTTTTTAACGTCATGATCCTCATCTTACTAATTTATATCTCTGTAAGAATTAGCTTGAAATGAGAGAGGTCGTACACGTCAGGCGCGCAGTGAATGGCATCCACAAGTTCACGGCCGTTTTTCCAGACGGCTCAAAGGTTCACTTTGGCCGTCAGGGGTACTCGGATTACACGAAACACAAGGACCGGCTGCGTATGGAGCGTTACCTCACACGGCACCGCGCAAGGGAAAACTGGACGCGTTCAGGCGCCAAGACACCCGGCTTCTGGTCTCGGTGGCTCTTGTGGTCCAGCCCGAGTCTCAATGGAGCGCGGGCCAAGACTGAAAAGGTCCTTGGGAAAAAAATCGTACTAAACTAATAATGGGTTTCACGGACGCACTCATCCCAATTGTGTTTTTCATAATTTGCATTTTCGGTATTGCCCAGTCTTCCATTACTGTCAAGACGTATATGGACACCAAGAAGGCCAAGGACTCCAACTTCAACTTTTCGGCCTTTGTTCTGTCCGTGTCTATAATTGGTCTGTTGGCCAGTGGCTACATGACGTACAAGGCGGTGTCGGGCGGCCCCGCCCCAGCCACCACCGCAGCTTCCGAGGTGGCGGGCTCCAAGACGAACATCGGTGCCCAGGAGCTTGGCCTCGCCAACAAGCTGGAGAACGTGGCCGCAAATGCCGCTTCCCGTGCGGCCAAGGCGGCGGAGGGCGCCAAACTCGCAAACGCCCTTGGCGCCACGCTTGGTCAGTTAAAACAGAAGAATGTGTAAATATATATGACTCCTAAAATAATCGGACTCGCCGGTCGGGCCCGTTCAGGAAAGGACACGGTCGCGACCCTCTTCACAAGGACGCACCGGGTCGTCAGGTTTGCTCAACCCATAAAGGAGGCGGTCAAGGCCCTTTATGGATGGAGTGGTATTGCTATGGAAACAGATATAAAAGATGTTGTAGACCCAAACTGGGGTGTGTCGCCCCGTTCAGCCATGGTACACGTGGCCCAAACTACGCGGATGTTCATTGCGAATGATTTTTTCGTCAAGCGCCTTTTCGATTCTTGGGAGGGGGACCCTATTGTGATTCCGGACGTGCGCTACAAACACGAGGTGGACGCTATTCACGCAAGAGGAGGAATTACTATTAAAATTACACGCGAAGGCATTCATAAACACGACATCGAGTTCACGGTCGATGAGCTGGAAACAACCTATGAGATAACCAACAACGGGTCTCTAGATAGTCTTCGCAGACAGATCGACGGTCTGGGTCTGTCCTGAGGCCTGGCAGGACAGAGCCGCACTCAGGACGCGAAACGCATCGGGTGTGCGGTTGGCATCGTAGTTCATAGTGCAGCCAGGAGCAATACCGATGGAACCCGCCTCGGCGAAAGCGTCCTGGTTAGCGCCTAGGTACACAAACTGCCAACCGTCCTTCTGGCGCTCCTCAATAAGATCCTTGATGTGCGCCTTGGTGTACTTCTTGCTCGCGTTCTCTTGGCCATCAGTCAGGATAATGACGGTCGGGATGGTCTGGGTCCGGACCTCCTTGACCGCGCGCCCAATGGCGTCCAAAAGTGCAGTTGACCCGCGAGGCTTGAACGTCTCGCGCGTCAAAGGCTCGACCTCGCCAATAGGCTTGCTCTCATAGATGAGCTGGTATTCGTGGTCGAACTGGATCAGAGTCAGGGTCCCACCGTCAGCCTTCTGCTCATTCAGAAAGGCGTTGAAACCACCAATGGTGTCGTCCCAGCAGGACTCCATAGAGCCGGAGCAATCGAGGAGGAAGACCCTATCGATGCATCGAGAGGGGCCCGGACGGTCCATGGCTACTTTGATAATGAACGAGGCCTGGCTTTAACCCGGCGTACGTGCTTTGCTTTGGTTGTTGGTGTTCTTAGCCGGTGCGACTCTGGCGTCCGCATGACACTTTTTTGGGTCGCCTCGAGGAGCAATCGCATCCATCGAGGCATCTTATTATTCCCGTACCCCTTGGGTCCATAGCTAGGAGAGTTGACCATTAATTTTACTTTGGAATTCTTTTTGGCCGGATGGATGGAGGCGCCGCCCGGGAGGTTGCCTTGCGGCCATAGAGCGACTTGCCATTCTGACGCAGTACATATTTCCCCTTCATAGTCAAGAAAAACTGCCGACCCTTTTTGTTGTAAAATTGGGTGGGTATTCTCTTTGCGACCCCCATCTTTTTCAGGAGGGCCTGCCGGCGGGTAGGAGCCACCGTCTGCCCCATGTTCAGGAGGGCCATACGGCGAGGGACGGGTTGTGAATGCTTCAGGAGGAGGTTCCCGCGTTTGGCCATTAATTTCACTTAAGAATAAAATCTCCAGAAGACCTAGAAGTCTTACTTCTGATGGTCGGGGTCGGGGTTCTCACGAACCTCCTCCACACTCAAAAACCTGAAGATACCTTTTACGTTTACGAATTGGGCATTCTAGAACGGGCGTACAAAGAGTGGACGCGGGTATTCCCGACCATCCGTCCATTCTACGCCGTCAAATGTAATCCGGATCCAAGGATCGTAGAAACCCTTGCGAACTTGGGTTCTTCGTTCGACTGCGCAAGTCCGGCCGAGATTGATCTCGTGTTAGGAATGGGCGTCGAGCAAGAACGGATCATCTATGCGAACCCGTGCAAGCGCCGTCAGGAGATTGCACACGCGAAGAATTTAAATATCAAATTGACCACCTTCGATTCCATGTGTGAATTGGAAAAACTGGCGGAGGGGGGATGGCACCAGGTCATCCTCCGTATCCGGGCCGACGACCCAGAGGCTCGTTGCAATTTAGGAATAAAATATGGAGCCGAAAAACATGAGTGGTCGGACCTCATGGCCCGGTGTCAGACCCTAGGTCTGGCCCTCGTGGGTATTTCCTTTCATGTGGGATCAATGGCCAAAAACCCATCTGCATTTAAGAATGGAATTATGTTGGCCATGGAGGCTGTCGAGCTTTCCAAGAAGTTTGGGTTCGACCCTAAACTCATTGACATCGGAGGAGGCTTCTCATCGACCAACGTCTTTGACCTCGGTCCTGTACCTGAACAAATTAATGAAACAATTTCAAACTTAAATTCAAAATTTATTTTCATAGCCGAACCAGGAAGGTACATGGTCGAGCACATGGCCACCCTCGTGACGCCGGTCATGGGGGTCAAGGGGGGAGGTGTTACTATTTCAGAGTCTTTATATGGGGCTTTCAACTGCGTACTTTTTGACCATGCCGAACCTGTACCAGGATTTTTCATTGATCAATTTGGAAACAAAATTGAAAGTGATCAGGTCCCAAGGATTTTGTTTGGTTCCACATGCGATGGGGGTGATCTAATTTCAAAACAAATTTCCCTCCCAAAAACCTTGAGTGAAGGGGACTGGATCGTGTGGCCCCGCATGGGGGCCTACACGTCAGCAGCCACCACCCGGTTCAACGGTATACCATTCAACGAGCGGCCAGTGTTTGTACCCTTGACTTGAAAACAACACACCGAGGTATCTATGGTGTCGATGTATTGTAAAAGTTCCCAGGGGACGTCCTGTGCATTTTCTTGTGCGCTATCCACCTCGGCCTGAACTTCCCTCAAAAATTTAGCGAAGATGTCGTTCGACGTCATCACCATCTCACTTCTTCTAATCAATTTCATGTTTCCAATTTTTCGTATTGTTTTAGCATAGCTTTTAGCCGTCATACGGGCATTCTCGGAGCGCTCAGCGTATGAGCAATATCTCTGGACAGCTGTGAGTACAGCAGATGACGCGCCTACGATTATACCCGTAATTCTGTTGATTTGAAGACTGGCTATTACTCCAGTGGCGCTCGTGAGGACCAGAAGAGGTAAGGTTATCATATTGTGCCTATTTTTGAGCTTGACAGCGAATATGTTATAGGCGTCTCTATATTTAGTACAAAGACTCTCGTAATGGTCAAGATATTCGTCGAGGTAGTCGACACGTGGCATATCTTCACATCGAACCGACGCGTACGCATTACGTGGTGGAGGCGGCGGAAGAGGTGTGTACACGCTACGAGGCGGTGATGGCAAAGGAGACCTGCGAGCCCTGTGTTCCCGCCATCTATCTTGTATAACCTGGGCAGCATAGTTTACATTCATTAATAAAAGTAAATATTTGTAATGCGCCAGACCCTCGGCACTTGGGTTAGTTAAGGAGCTCATGCCTTCATTCAACAATGGAAGAGCTCAAAGGTCTTGTGATCTTTACGGGGATCATAGCAATGTATACGTTCATCCTCTTGGGGTGCCTAGAACGGCGCCTCAAGAAGGTGGATCGCGTTGTGAAGCAGGTTGAGGACGACGCCAAGTATGTGAGTTAAGGGGAGGCGGCCCCAAAACCTCGATGTGGCAGATCAAGCTCGCTACGGCTCTCGGGACGGTCGCACTCACGGGGCTTGTCGGTGCGGGTGTCGGTGTAGGGTACTTTTTAGTTAAAGTTGCTGAACGTGAAAAGGAATAATGGCAGCCGCCTACCATCTCTTCACGATCGGCTACAAGGGCGACGACATCTTCATCGGGAGCTTCTCGACCCTTGAAAACGCTCAGAAGCGTGTAGAAGAGATGTGCCTTCACCGCCGAACATGGGTTGAGCTTGACGAGATTGATGCGCCCGTCGAACGACAGAACATCGTATGGGAGAAAAATATTCACAAGTATTAAATGTCAGATCCGTGGAAGCCCGCGAATAACAACCTGCGTAATAACGGTAAGGTTGGGTACGTGCCTACGAGACGCCAGAACAACCGTGGCCCCAACTTTATCCGGACCTACACGCGCGTTATAAAGAACGCAAATGGCAAATGGGGTGTCGCGCCAGGCACCAAGGTGGGGAACTTTTACAAGACCAAGAACGGCAAGAACTTCAACAAACTCACCAAACTGTACGGAGGGTTCATGCCCATCCAGACGAACCTGAAATGGTCGACCCTGCCGAGAAACGTCGCGAGACGCGTTCCGTACGTGTACAACGAAGGGGTCTAATTGGTCTCCCACATGTGCCTTTCCCAATCAGTGTCAAGGGGTTCCTTATAGACCCACGAAGACTTTTTGGGTCGGCGGAAAAACCAACACATTTGTTTGTAAATAAGCAGGTCTACGCCTTAAACACACCAACCTTTTTCATACCAAGAAAATGGTCCGTTTCACACCCACCTCCATCATGGGTCTGATGTGGAAGGACCATTGGAACGAAAATGAGCTAGGTTCAAAGGAACCTGAAGAAATTCAGAAAGAGTACGAGAGGTTCTGTCGGCGCTACAAGATTACCGCGCCGTGTTGGGAGCCTATCGGACCTTATCCCACGCCCCTGAGTGAGTAAAAAGTTGCGTAAAAGTATGACGAGCGCAGAGAGATCAGCGCGCCGCCGTGAGATTATGAACGCCAATCCACGTTTATACGCTCATATGAGAAACACCCTAAACCGCATCAATAGAACCCGCAACCCTGAAAACAAAGCTCAGCTCCGTCTGCGGTTCGTCATGGCCGTCAGACCTCATTTTCCAGGCTTGCTCGCCATCAACTATCGCAAGTCATGGGAAAAGCTTTATCAGGCATATTCTTCTGTCCGGAACAACAGAAACAGACGCGCCAATAGGAACCGATCGGTGACGGTCAATTCTCCGAGACGTGTTATGATTGGCTCTAATTCTGTGGTGGTTATCAATCCTGGTTCAGGAAATTAAGCGTCACCGTCAAGAACCTTCTGGAGAGCAGGCCACGACTTGAGTTTGTGCCCGGCGTACTCCTTGAGGACGTACGCCTCGACCGCCTTGCGCATGGTCGGATCGTTGTGGTCGGCCATTGCATCGAGATGGTCCAGACGATCGCAACCCCAGAGCTCATCGAGTTGGGTCTTGAGACGCTCCTCGGCGGGTGGGATGGTCTTGCGAACTTCCAGACACTGCTGGTAGAGCGCGTCACACTCCTTCGTCGTCTCTTCGGAGAAAACGTCGAGTGGTGCGCCCAACTCGTTATCAACAGGCTCCACGTCCGGCTTGGGATCCTCGGTCGTGCAGAAGGCGCTCTGCTTCGGTGTTTCGGGCATTTTACGAGTCGCCACATGGAGATCCACCCCCAACATACGCTCATGGATGGCCTCCACGTGCGTCTTTGGTGCACGGCGAACCTCTTCGACCACGGGCTCTTCGTCACTCTCTATAGAAATAAGGTCAGGAACTTCATCGTCGCAGGGGAGGTACCCAAGCTGGGTGAGAACCTCGCGGGCGAGCTCATCCGAATCAATTTTGATCGTAATGGTAGCCATTAGTTAAACAAAGAACACATCGTTTAAGTAATGGAAGACCTCAAGTCCCTCTCGTACCGGTGCATATTCGACAAACCGTCACCCATGTCCGGGCGCATAGGGGCGGCCATCATCTATACGGTCATCCGCATGGGTGAGATCATCGACTGGTGGTTCCCAGTTAAGGTCACGAGCCCTTGAAAAGTCAATGGAATACGAAGCCAAAGAGATGGTTGAGATTATGGAAAAGTTGATCGCACAAAACGACGCCAATACGGCGTGGTATCTGCAGCGTGAATTCAGTAGGATCTTCAACGCCCAGCCACCAAACTCACCTACACGCGAGGCGATGGCGGAGGTTTGGAAAAAGTCCATGCTCAAGTGGCACTAAACTCATGCGCTCTCAGAGCTCTCTTAATTTCAAAAGTAAATTCAAATGACTGAGGAGTACATCCATCAGCCTATGTTGACGTACCTCGGCAACAAACGTAAACTTCTGGACTTTATTGAGGAACAGGTCAATCACGTCAAGAAGAAGCTTAAGAAGGACAAGCTCGTCACCATGGACGGCTTCACGGGGAGTGGGGTGGTGGCGCGCATGCTCTCCACGCACTCATCCGAGCTCCACACGAATGACCTGGAGCTCTATGCCGATGTAAGTGCCAACTGCTACGTCAAGCAGCCGAGCAAGGCTCAGCAGGAAAAGATCGCCAAGCACATCGAAAAGATGAATGAGCTGGCCGAAAAGGGCCCGTACGTCGAGGGGATCATGACCAAGTGGTACGCGCCCGAGGATACGGAGAACCCCAAGGAGGGGGAGGTTTGCTTCTTCACGCGCGAGAATGCCAAGGTCATAGATACTCTACGCAATTACATTGAGAAAAAGGTGGAGAATGAGTTGACCGATTGGTGTCTCGGACCGCTCCTAATTCAAGCAAGTACTCATGCCAATTCCATGGGCCACCTTGCGGCATTCTTCAAGGACAAGAACAACGTGGGCACCTTTCACAAGACAGAGGCTTCATATAGACACGCATCGGATCCCATCCGTCTTGAATGTCCCATTTGGTCCCCAGAGCCGTGTTCAGTGACGTGTCATAACCAGTCGACGAACGACCTGGTCAAGAAACTAAAGGGCCCATTTGATCTGATTTACTATGACCCACCCTATAACCAGCACGAGTACAGTCACAAATACTTTTTACTAAATGTGATTGTTACTAATAAAAAGGCCAAGAACTGGACCGAGGTGACGCACATGCCTGAACGCTCCGAGCGGAACCAGTCCGACTACAACAAGGAGGCGTCGGCCCTGAAAGCCATGGCTGAACTGCTCGAGGATTCGCTCAAGATTTCCAAGTATGTCCTTATTTCATACAATGACGAGGGCATCATAAGCGCTGAAAAGTGGAAGAAGATGCTCGAGCCCTACGAGTACAACAAAATAAAAAAAGAGTACAAGCGGATGGTGGATCGCAACGGCACATCTGGTGAGGTGTACGAGATTCTGTACCTCGTCAAAAAAAGTGCTTAAGGTCACCGACCTTTTGAATTTCAAATGACCATCTATGTCATCCGTGACATCAAGTCCGATTGTAACTTCGTCTATGTCGAGACGCGCGAGGAGGCTATCAGTATCTGCACCGGAATGCCCGGCGTCTTCACATGGGAGCCACTCGAGCTATACAGAGACGGTGAATGAACTCATCCGTCAAAACTTTGGACCAGGTGAGAGCCTATGGAACCCCAAGTGTTTTGACCGATTATACACTATTAGAGAAGGATCAAAGGTCGTGGCCTTGTGTACCCTTCAGCGTTGGGACGACCGATGGATCCTCGGGGATCTATGCGTCGCGGAGAAACGCAGGGGTCTTGGGACCCAACTCGTGAATAAGGTTCTTTCAAAAGTCAAGGAACCCATATGGGTCGATGCGAATGCAGAGTCGAACGGCATCTTCGCCAAGGACCCGCGGTGGCGCCGGACGGATGATGGACCGTGGGTCCCGTCCGGGACGGCGTGGCTCTTAGAGACGCGGGGCGTGTGAAGAGTAATGCAAACTATTTTCATAAAATATGCCGTGGGCGCATATACGTATGTAACGCTGAGAACCGCCGCCTACTCACCTCCTCTTGAAAAGGAAGACTATATAATTGATCGTCTAGGAACCACGTTTATGTATATATTATCAGCACCTATGATGGCTCCACATTGGATATACACAGATCTCAAGAACCTAGAACACGTCGTCCGGAAGATGCCCGGACCCATCGATCGGAGTCCATGGTCTTATAGAGACTCGCACCTCTTGAACCCTAAATGAGCCTGTCAGCCCTCTGCAAGGTTTGCCTGTACTATAACCCCGGTGACAAGACGTGTGGGCGCTCGATTGTAGCCGTGAGTAAGGGCAAGGTCTACCACGACTTTGCCAAGCTCGTGCGTTATGACGCCAAGAGGTGTGGGCCGCAAGGCAAGTGGTTCGAGGAAGTCATGGGCCCGGACGGCCTCTCGAACAAGTCGCCGGTTGACGAGCTCTTAGAGTCTTTCGACATTTAGAGATTAATATGGACCCAAAAATATGGAGCCAACTCCCATGGCATCTCATCGAACGAATAGCCTCGTTCGCTGATATAGACACGCGTAGGGCACTTGGCATTCCTCCTGGGAGGCTCCCAAAGTCCGACTTTGTCCCGTGGCCCATCGCGCCCACAACCTTCAGGTACTTTCCCGCGCTCCGGAAGCTTCTGTACATCAACTTTGACGAGTCGTATGACGTGTACACGTGGGAGGTTTACGTAGATATAGAACCATATGGAGATGGGTGGGTACAGGGTCGCCACGGGACGCACAGGGGGGTCTGGCACGGACTTGACGACTATATGTACTTTGACGCACGCGCGCCACGTTGCCCTATCCACTTTGCGGGCCAGCCGGAAATAATATCAGCTTAACACAAGTGGTGATGCCGACTGCATATCAAAAGGCTAATGCCGCAAACCAGGCGGAACTAAAGAGACTAGAACAGCTTATAGCAAACTTGAAATTTCTCAACACTTATCACAACGCCAGCAACTCACGCAACTGGCTTTGGTATTGGGAAAATAATCATGGGAACGGACTTTCAGAACCTAACATTTCACGTATTCAAAATGCGGACCGTGCGCGAAATGCAAACCCAGCCAATTACACTACTAAGAAATTGAAAAAAAAAATAGCAAACCTTGAAAATAAAATAATGGTCCGGCGGTGGATGTACGGGTACGTACCCAAGATGGGCGCTAATTGGGTGGGTAAACTAGGTCTCCGTGTACCGCCGCATCTTCCCGAAACGGAAGTTCAAAATTTCAGACGCTTTACAAGAGAAGGAATTCCCTTCGCCCTTGCAAATATCTCGAAGGCTGGACCCTTGCGCAACGTTTTCGCCGCCGAAGGACTGCTCAAGCCCGTCGTGTACACGGCCCGGAGGAAACCTTCACCGGCCAAGCGTCCGGAACGCCACCTCCCAACCCTTAAAGAACTTGCGTGGGCGGCGAAAAGTGCAAACGAAAACTTTGAAACCGTGAAAACAATGAACAACAAGCAGCTTAAACTTCTTTCAAAGGAGGGTACTATAAACTGGACCCTTTTGAAACCCAAAAAGCGCACCGCTCCTCTTCCGGCTAATAACCTAACAAAGTACAGACGTCAAGCGGCGGCGCGTGTAATTGGAAAGGCCGCCAAGAAGTATCTCAAAAGAAAGGCACCCCAGCGAGTCAAAGGCCCGAGCCCGAGGTCACCGGCAACCTTGGCGCGCCAGGCGAACCTTGGCATCATGGGTGGGGCTCGGCGTTCACCCGTGCGTGCCGCCAACAACACGCGCATCACATGGAGCCGCAACGCCAACGGTAAGATTAGCATTCACAAGACGCTCAGAAACCTGAATTTGGGACTGACGAATGCACAGAGGATGGTGCTTGAAAGCATGCCTGAAAAACAGGCTATAAACGCCATACGTCAGATGGCCCGGCAGAGATAAATCTCAACCTAAAGTATGTCCCAATTGACTCTCGTACAAAAACGCGCTTTATTGGCGGCTGCATATAATTACCGTAAAAAAAAGGATGCATACAAAAGGGCAACCCGAGAATTGAGTGACTCGTATTGGGCTCCATACAATGCTATTCGGACACAAATCGCATCGAATCAAATGCAAGCAACAATCTCTAATTTGGTAAACGCAACTGCAGTTTTGGATAAACTCGTACACAAAATCGGTGTAAATGAAGAAAATATCAAAAAACTGAGAAAACTCAGAAAAATAAAAGACAACTATCGTCTCATGAGTAAAAATGTGATTTCGAGTGTAATTAAAAAACACAAATTCGCCGGTCCGTTGATAGCCCGAGCTCAAGACAAGACTTGGCTACGAGGTCACGAGGCGGAAATGGAACGTGCCCGCGCCAACTTCAGGAACTTCGAGAAGGGTGTGTTCCATCAAAAAATAAACCTCATAGGTGAAAGCCATCGAAAGAAAACTCCGAGCCCGCCGAAGCGGGCGTCCCCGCGCCGTACATCGCCGCCCCCGGCAAACAACGCACACAGACGGGTGCACGGTATCGGACCTGCAAACAACACGCGCATCACGTGGAGCCGCAATGCTAACGGTAAGATTAGCATTCACAAGACGCTCACAAACCTGAATTTGGGCCTTACGAATGCACAGAGGATGGTACTTGAAAGCATGCCTCAAAACCAGGCTATAAACGCCATACGTCAGATGGCTCGGGAGAGATGACGTTTAGGAATTTTAACCTGGATACACATCAGGAACATGACCCCGGAGCAGCTCGCCAATTTGCAGGCGGCGGCCCGTAGAAATGAGAGACTCCGTCGTTTAAAAACCTTGTCCGGGGTAACAGCTTGGAAAGGCCCCTTTTATAAAGGAATCAGAGCAGCTGCAAATAACACACTTAATAATTACTTGAAAAATAACCCCGGCAATGTACAATTAAAGTCTGAATTTATCCGCTGGAAAAATGAGCTCAAGTCAATGTTCACGGGTAAAAATCTCCCCAAGTACCTTTACAGAGGTGTGAGCGTAAAGAATACCAAGAATATAAGAACTTATTCGAGTTGGAGTTCATGGACTACAAATAGGAATATAGCCAATGGGTTCACAAACGGGGGATACATACTAAAACTAAATACAAACTTGATTAGAAATATCCCTTTTATTAACCTACGAAATATGAATGAAGAGCGTGAAGTGATCCTCGCCCCATTGAAGCTCAATTTTAATGCCTCTAAGGTTAACGGTAAATTCTTACCTGTAACTAGAGTTACAAAGACGGCCCGGGAGAAATAATCGTGTCTTGGCCGACCTAGGGACCTTGCGAATGCTCAAAAAGCACCTAAAATGGATAGCCTCGCCAAAGTCAACGAAGCCATCAAGTATGTACGCAACATCCCCCAAAACAAGTGGGACTACGGGAAGATGCGAGAGATGCATGAGAATAACCTCAAGGAGGCCTTGAAGCGTCTCGAGACTCACAAGGCCCAAGTATCTGAACTAGAGGCTAAATGTCGTCTTCGTGGAATTGCCGAGGATGAAATTCAGAAAACCGTATACAGTCAATACTCCAACCAACACATTCACCTTCTCGAGGCGGTTATTTCCGCCAAGAAAACATTGGCGATGATGGACATGGGGACCATCGAAGATCTCATGCGTCGGAAGATTGCGATACTGGAAGAAATCGCGTCTTGTGACCCCCAAGGCTTCTCACAAGAAGCCTAGGCCAACCAAAAATGGCCCTCGTCAAGTTCGCAACAGTCCCTATCAAGTACGCGCCTAAGCGCAAGTTCCTTGAATTCGCCAAGCCTCAGTGGCACAACAAGCTTGGCGAATTCAGTGACCCGGATGTCCTTAGTTGGATCGGCAACCTTTATCAGGACAAAGCCTTCCCGACGCGCGAGGCCTTCAACAAGGCCTATGACGACGCAGCTGCAGTAGGGATGCGCCCGGCCGATGGGGTGGCGTGGGGCAACAAGACTATGGTCCTCACAAAAGAGGACGTGGCTAATTTTGAAGAGGAATTCAAGGCCGGGGCGTTTTACCCGCGTGACGGCGCACAGAAGCTCATCACGAAGATGAAGGCCGCTTTGGAGACGGGCGAGAAGGTCATCTTTGTATATTGAACCGCATATTGCTCCCTATACCTATGGGTCTGAAGCCCATCTTGTTATAAAAGCCACGAGCTTCTGGAACCGACTCGAGCGTCACCGTATTTAGTCCCCTATTGCGTGCGTTAGATATTATGCGATTCATAAGCAGTCTGCCTATCCCTTTCCCCTTGTTGGTGCCTATCAGACGAATACGCATGTCCCCCTTTTGATTTCTGTGATTCTTGTTGACCAATGCAAAGCCCACCAACTTTCCCTGTCCATTTATAACCGTATAGTGGCGGTTACTGAACTTGTACGCCTCTTTGAACCAATTCTTATTTATAGTCGTCTTCACGAGTCTACGGGCGTTCTTCCGTAGACTCTTGTTGAGAAGTTTGTTAGGGCCTAGGATGGCCAGGTTATCCATTAATTTTAGTATAGAATTTATAATCCATTCTCGCGACGGACTGCGTTGCGTGCGCGTCTGAGGGCGTTGTTCGCGGCATTCGCGCCGTACTGTGCTCTCAGGTTGTTCGCCATGTTCCGCGCCTGAACGAGTCTGCCCTGTCCTTCATTGAAACGCGCGTTATAGTTGAGGCGCGCGATCCGGAGTGCGTTCCGGTTGAGGTTCTCAGTGTTGGCGCGACCCGTTGCGCGAGCGATGGCCTTGCGGTATCCACGGCCACGCAGTCCCGTTACATTATTATTATTATTAGTTGGCTTGTAATACATATTTTTAAAAGCCTTCTGAATAACTTTGGCGGCGCGAGTACGGCGGCGAGGCTCATTTCTGGTCATGGCCTCCTCACGCCACCGACGCGCCAACTCGCTCTCAATTGGGCGCATCTGATTCCGGTGGAAATTTGTGTAGGACGCTGGGAGACCGATGGCTTGGGCATGCTGGATTGCCGCACGCCGCCCCTCGAGCTCCTCCATGAGGTTGTTGGTGTTTCTGTTGCGAAGCATTTCTATTATAAAATATTAAAATTAACTCTCAGTAAGAATTAATGAGACCTAGACATGTCACACTCAGACGCGCCTGGCCTGAACGGTACTTTTCTGGATTGAGCCGCTCCATGAAATTAAGAAGGGAATTGGAACTCATGAGACGCAAACGGGTGCCCTATAGCAAGTTGCGCATGGGACGGTCAAACAGGGGAGGGACGAAGCGTAAATCAAAATGGACTCTTTTATTTCACAGGACATATCCAGGTTTGAAGTTCAACAAAGAGGCTATTGCGCGTCGGACGGGAATCAGCCGCTCGACGCTCAACACGGTCTACAACAGAGGCCTCAAGGCCTGGAAGACGGGCGGGAGCCGCCCAGGCGCCACTGCGTCACAGTGGGCCATAGCGCGCGTGTACAAGTACGTGTTGGTCACGAAGCGCAAGGCGCCAGTGGCGTGGTACGCGACGCGCGCAGACCCTGACCAGAACCTGCGGCGCTAGTGGCCCTCCAGATAACGCAGGGCTCCACGCGTGTCCTTGCGCTCCAGAAGCTCCTTGAGCTGGTCCAGCTGAGCCCTGAAATTCCGCGCCTGTACTGACTTGAGGTAGTTGTGCCAGTACGACTCGGCCCACGAAACCTGCAGACTGTAAGCGAAGTCGTTAAACTTGACGTCGTTTGCGATCCGGATAGCCTTGCGGGCGTTGCGAAGGTACTCGCGCTGGATGGCGTTCATTTGAGGGTGTTGGTGTATCAACACCAACTCTAGGGTCCCTCTGACCCCTACACGACACGGTTTTTCAAGAATCTTCCCGGCGTCCCGTGAAATATTCCTGAAGTTCCTTTATTAATCGAAAACCTTTGCGACTCAGCTGCATAACACCCTTCTCTGTAGACGAGATGTCATTACACGGGTCAAAGTTATTTTTGGTCAAAATTGTCCAGCGTTCCTTGTACCGGCGGTCCTCGAAGCGGCCGTGCCAGTGGTGAAGGATCGTACCGGGAACATAGGAAATTTCCAGTCCTCTACACTCCTTTTGGTAATCGTCAAGGAGGGCTGCATAGTTGGCGTGAATGTTGCCAGGTGCCGAGTCTTTCACGCGGCCTATCCACGCGAGCGCCATGTGCCTGTCACCCGAGCCGAGGATGGCCCAGTCTATGAGGCCGTTCATCTGCTCGAACGCCTTGCGTGTACAGGCCCAGCCGTAACCGGGGTGCCAAAAGCCGTACCGGTCCGTTTTCGTATACTGCGTCCCGCTATCCCGGTGCATATAGCCGAAACTCTTGTCAATCTTGAGGGACTCTCCTGTGGGCCCGAGGTTCACGGCCGTCTGGAACAGCTGGACGATGTCATAAGACGCGAGCTCTGTCACGGTGTCCTGGACCCAATTTACATTCAAAAATGTGAGGTCCGCATCGACCCACGCCATGTACTTCCAGTCGGCTGGAAACTCGGTGACGGCCAGGTTCACGAGGTTCTCTTTGATCCACACGGGGTGGGGAGTTTGTAGTTTCAAGTGGTGCCACACGGGCAAGTTAGGAAGTGGCTCAGGTCCCAGAGCCTCTGACACGACCACCCTGATGCCTCGCGTCTTTGAAATTCTGTTTACAAATTCAATAAATAATTGACGGCGCCGCCTGAACCCGCAAAAGTTGAAATAGGGCAGGACGACGTACAGAGGGTCCGGACCCTGGCAACACGCCATCACTTAAAAATAAAAACTATAATAATATTAATGCTTTTGGTGCGTGCCTGTGCGACCCCCGAGCCCAAGTCCCAGCCTGTTTTCAAGCTGCCGAAGCGTCTGGCCCGTGCCCGCCGCGTGGCCGAGTCCAAGCGCATGGACTCGTTCAAGGAGATCCACGAGGCTCTGAAGAAGACGGCCAAGGAGGAGCAGCAGTTCATCAAGGACTTTTTCGACAAGACGCAGGATATGTGGCGGGGTGACGAAGATGATATTGTTGACGAAGAGTAAGAATGTACCGTCACATATGCGCTTGTATTGTTAGGGGTATTGTAGCCGTGCTTAGATTTACAAATAAAATAGGGAAACATTAATAGGGAAGGGAAATGATTCCGTCATTTCCGCGTCTACGGTCACCACGTTCAGTCCGGCCTCTGGAAATAGGAGTCGGGCTCAAGATGGTTCCACCCGCAGAACGGGGCAAGTGGCTCCGCAAGGCTCTTGATGGTGCAGGGCCTACATACATAAAGGTGGGTCAGTTCATCTCCAACAGGCCCGACATTTTTGGAAAGGAATTCTCAAAGGACCTGGCGCCCCTCAGGGACAATGTGTCACCCGTAGACTTTTCTGAATTTAAGAATAAAATTCCCAAGGAAGTTTCCGAGGTTGATCCGGTGCCTATCGCATCGGCGTCCATAGCTCAGGTCCACCGGGCCAAGTTGAAGAATAAGAATATTGTTTTAAAATTCAAGAGACCCGGAATTGAGGCGCAGATTAAAGAAGACCTGGACCTGATTCGAACCGGAACGAGCCTCTTGTCCCTGATCCCCAATTTCGGAATAGAATTCATGAATCCTTGGCTCAAGGAGTTTGAACAGGGGCTACTGGCAGAACTGGATTTCAAAAAAGAGATCCAAAACATAGCCCTGTTCCGGGACATGTACCGAGACCGTGATGACGTCAGGATCCCGCGACCCTATTCGCGTCTGTCGAACGATGACGTCATAGTCATGGACTACACGCCCTCTGAACGCATCGAGGCGCCATTCAAGGCTGAACGGCTCATCAATATGTTCCTCGAGCAGCTGCTCTACGAAGGGGTCATTCACGGCGACTTACACACGGGGAACCTGGGTCTGGGCTCATCAGGGTCTCTCGTCTTGTACGACTTTGGAAACATCATCAAGGTGACGGACACGTACAAGTCCGCGATACGCGACTTTGTATATGGGGTTCAGACGAGCAACGTCGATGCGGTCATGGACAATATGGTCCTCATGGGGATGACTGTCCGTGATCGGGAGGTGACCAAGATTTTTGTTAAACAGTATTTTGAATATCTCAACACGCTTGACCTGAGCTCCTTCACTGTGAATTCCCCTGAAATTCGTGAAAAGGCATCGAAGGTTCCGGTCGAACTGGACTCCACGACCCTTGTGATCCTCAGGACCTATTCACTCCTCGAGGGGCTGGCTAAACAACTCGACCCTAGCTTTTCTTACCAACGAATTTTGACTAAAAATATAGAAATGCTATTCCTTGACCTGGACTATATTTTGTACAGAATATCCAAAGACACTTCTACTTGAAGTGATTATCATGGATCCACTGGTCGACCGAGTTTACAAACAGACACGTCTCCCAAATAGACCCAACTTGAGGACACCAGAGGCGATCCTCCTTGGCGTCCTGGTTGAAGAGTATCGGGTGCCAGTTTGGCAGCCATCTGGCCGTATCCAGGTTTTTCAGTGAATCATCAACGTAAATGTGCGTCAGGTGTTTCTGAAACTGTGTGTACATATCCGCCTCGGGCTTGAGGGGGCCCGTGGTGGCATCCGAACCCGCACACACAACATGGATCTCATCACTAATCGCACGGGCCACAGGACCGGCCCATTCGATCGGTGAATTCGTAAACAGGGTCACCTTCCACTCCTTTTTGGTCAATGCGTGGATCTCCTTGGCCTCTAGTTGAAACTCGGTGCCATAGATGACCTCAGCCAGGTGCTCCAAGAGGCGCTTGTCGTACACCTTGGCGTTGAAGTCGCTCGCATCCACCTGAAAAGCCTTCTGGAGGCCCCGAGCCGTGTGGCCGTGCGTCATATACAGGATCTTGTTCACATCCCGGGGGTTCTTGGCCTCTGGGAGTTTGGCGCTCACATACTTTACACAGTTGTCCTTGACGTGCTCGAGCAGAAGGCGATCGCGCACGATGACGCCATCGATGTCAAGCAGAAGCGACTTGATGGCCATTTACTTTTTAGGCGGCTCAGTTCTCTATATAAAGGTGTGGCTTGTTTGTTATGTACAATGGCACTCAATGTCACTAAGCTGGTACCTCATGCAATTCTGCCTGCGCGCGCAACCCCAGGTGCCGTTGGCTATGACCTTTTCAGCATTGACAATTACGTCGTACTGCCTGGCCGCCGTGTGGTCGTCTCGACCGGTATCACAGTCAGTCTCCCGCCGGGAACTTATGGACGCATTGCACCTCGCAGTGGACTGGCCGTAAAGCACGGTCTGGACACGTTGGCGGGCGTCATCGATCCCGACTACACTGGTGAGGTCAAGGTGGTCCTGCAGAACCTGGACGTCAACCAGCCTTTTGTGATCCGTCCGGGTTACCGCATCGCCCAGCTGATTCTTGAGCAGTGCGTCACCCCAGAGGTGGTCGAGGTGCCGAGCGAGTGTACGGGCCTCGTGACGGAGCGCGGCGCGGCGGGTTTCGGGTCTACAGGAAATTAAATAACTTAATATAAATGTTCAGTTGCTTCGGCAAGTTCTGCAAGACCAAGAGCGCGAGCCCGCGTCGCAAGACCCCAAGCCCCAAGAGATCCCCTCGCAGGGTGGTGGGCTTCACCAAGGCGTCAGGTGCGTATGTTTTCAAAGCAAAAAACGGAACGTTAGAAACCAACAATCATCGCCAGGTTAAATACGTTGTAAATAAAAAGTACCCGGAGTTCACCGGCTACTACACTCTGCCCGAGTTCAAAGCCCTCGCCGCCGCGCCAAGCTGGAACTTTTCAGTTAAGAAGTAGAAGCGTTTAAAAAACAATGAAAGCCTTCCAGGCCGTCGCATGGGACGGCCAGGATCAGGATGACCAATTTACGATCAGAATTTTTGGTCGTGCCGAGGACGGCAGCTCCGTCTCCCTCGGGACGAAATTCAACCCGTACTGTTTCATCAAGACGGACAAGGACCTCAAGAGCTTCATCAAGAGCACCTTTTGGCGTGGCCTCGTGTCGTGCGAGGTTCACCGCGGCAAGGATCTATGGGGGTTTCAGAACGGAGAGCTCTCGCGCTTTTTGAAGGTGGAATTCAAGACGCACAGGGCCCTTCGGAGCTTTGCGTACTGTGTTGACAACAACAAACATCCCGAACTTGCCGGGTGTAAGATTTACGAGTCGAACATAGACCCCGTCTTGCGTTTCATGCACGTGTCTGGATGTACGTCGACAGGTTGGATCGAGCCAGGGCTTTGTGAACCTGACGCCGAGTCGACGTGCGAGGTGAACCTGTGGGCCCCGGCGTGGAGATGTATATCTCCACTGGCCCGGGATGACTTTGCGCCTCTTCGTATCATGTCGTTCGATATTGAGTGTTACTCGAGTACGGGAGCCTTTCCGGACCCCAAGAACCCACACGATGTCGTGTTTCAGATTGGTATGACAACCAAGGAATTTGGTAAAGAGGGCTTTCTGGACCGCAAGTGCCTGTGCCTCAAGCAGACTGCCGGACCTGACGTGGAATGCTTTGAGACCGAGAGGGAGCTTTTGGTCGCCTTCCAAAAGTACCTTATCAAAATTGATCCGGACATTATCACGGGGTGGAACATCTTCGGGTTCGATTTGGAGTTTCTGATTATCCGCGCGACGATTCACTGCGGTCTGAGCCCCGTGTGGGGCCGTATCCGCGGGGAGGTGGCGGAACTGGTGGAAAAGAACCTCAGTTCGAGTGCCCTTGGAAACAACGAGCTTAAGATGGTGCCTATGAAGGGCCGGTACGTTTTCGACCTTTTCCAAGATGTCAAGCGTGAGCACAAACTCGAGAGCTACTCTTTGAATAACGTCTCCAAGCACTTTTTGAAGGATCAGAAGAATGATATGCCGGTCAAAGAGATTTTCAGCCGGTACAAGGATGGCGATCCGGTCAAGCTAGGAGAGGTGGCCGAGTACTGTATCAAGGATACGGAGCTGCCGCACGCTCTTATGGCGAAACTGTGTCAGATTCAGAACGTTGTGGAGATGGCCAAGGCGTGCTGGGTCCCTTTGGCGTTTCTGAGTGAGCGCGGGCAGCAGATCAAGGTGTTTAGTCAGATGGCCAAAAAGGCCCGCGAGTTGAATTTCGTCATCCCGACGTTCCGTAGACCGAACGGCCCTACAGATGAGCAGTATCAGGGCGCGACGGTCCTTGATGCGCAGACTGGAGCCTACTACACACCCATCACGGCCCTGGACTTTGCGAGCCTGTACCCGAGCATCATGTGCGCCGAGAATTTGTGTTATTCAACGCTTGTTATGAATGCCCGGTACGACAACTTGCCGGGTGTCAAGTACGAGCAGTTTGGTCCTCACCGGTTTGCCCAGACCGACGGAAATGGTAAACCCATTTCCTCCCTGCTCCCAGTTATCTTGATGGATCTCAAGGCGTATCGCAAAAAGGCCAAAAAGCTGATGGCTCAGGCAGAAGGGACGCCAATGGAGGCGGTCTACAACGGTCAGCAACTGGCCTACAAGATCAGTATGAACTCGATCTACGGGTTTACAGGCGCTTCCAAAGGTATGCTTCCGTGCGTCGCCATCGCAAGTACCGTCACGATGCGAGGACGCCAGATGATCGAAGAGACCAAGAATTACGTTGAGGAGCACTTTCCGGGAGCCAAGGTGCGGTATGGGGACACGGACTCTGTGATGGTGGAGTTTGACGTACAGGGTCGAAAGGGTCAGGAGGCTATCGACTACTCGTGGCAGCAGGGTGAGTTGGCGGCTGAGCAGTGTACGAAACTGTTCAAGGCGCCGAACGACTTGGAGCTTGAGAAGGTTTATTGTCCGTACTTTTTGTATTCGAAAAAGCGCTACGCAGCCAAGATGTACGAAGGCAAGTCGAACAAGGATGGGACGCCTGTACTGAAAGAGGATGGGACTCGACTCGTGGCGTTCAAAAAGATTGACGTCAAGGGTCTGCAGGTTGTCAGACGCGACAGCTGTCCTTTCGTTCGAGAGACGCTCAAAAAGCTTCTGGAGATGGTGCTCGAGTCGAGCGACCCGAATCCGGTTATTACGGCTGCGAGGGAGGCGGCCAAAACCCTGATTCAGGGAAAGGTGCCCATCGAGAAGTTGCTGATGAGCAAGCAGTTGGCGGCCGAGTACAAGGTGCCGCAGCCTCACGTGGCGGTCCGCGACAAGGTTAGGGCCCGCGCGCCAGGTTCGGAGCCTCAGCAGGGTGACCGCGTCGCGTTTGTGATCGTCAAGGGGGACGGCAAGATGTATGAAAAGGCGGAGGACCCCGCATGGGTCCGTGAAAAGAATGTACCGCTTGACTTCCAGTACTATTTCACCAACCAGTTCAAAAAGCCGGTACAGGACCTTCTCGAACCTCTCGTCAGTGCCGACCTTATTTTTGACAAGAAATTCATGGCCAAGACGGAGAGCACGACTGAGGTGGAGGCGCGCAAGGCGTTCCTGTCGATGTTCGCCCGGAAGGTGGCATAAACAATTCCCGCCCAAAATTAGTAAGTAGAATGGAGCAACAGATTCTCCAACTCATCGAAGAGGAGGTGTCGCGACGCGTCGGCCTCCAGATTTCCGAGACCCTCAAGGTTATTTCCAAGGCTTATGACCTGCCTATAGACCAGTTGATCAAGGACACGGCCAATATCAAATGCTCTTTCTGCAAGGGAATTCTGAAGAGCAAGAAGCGATGCCTCAAGGAGCCCAAGGAAAACGGTTACTGTGGTTTCCATCAGTCGCAGGTGCCGCCGCCACCTCCAAAGCAAGTTGAGAGGGTCAAGGCGCCTTGGGAAAAATAGTTAGAGAGACGCGAGCCATAATTATCAATGAGCAAGTCAGATTTGCTTCTGACAAGCCTCTCTAAATTTTTCGATGTACCAGAGAATCGTGAAAAGCTGCACGATATTCTGGGTCACCGCAAGGGCATATCCCTTCGTAAACTCGAGTGGTTTGTGACCAACTACGCCAAGAATAACCACGTGACGTACACCACGCCATCTGGCAAGATGTTTACTGTCCACGTGGCCTACAAGTCGAGTCTGGATGGCTACAGCAAGAAGCTGTTCGACCCTTTTTGCCGCACGGAGCGCGTCGAGTTCCAGGGGTTCACGACGACATGCGCCCAGCTGAACTTCCTTCGGTGGTGTGTACAGAACGGCATCATTGAATACCTCGAGAAGGTCCCTATCAAACATAGGGAAGACGAGCAAAGCCGCCCTGGAACTCCAGAAGAGTGTAGCCATAGTAAAACATATACAAATTGTACCCCTGAGAAATCTGCGTTGCATAGCTCGGGTTGAAAACCAGCGTCAGAGTCGTTGTTTGTGAGTTTAACTTGGAAAAATTGAGGTACCCACCCTGGTTGTACTCCTTGGGTGTGAGCCCGAATGAATAAGTATAAATACTTTTTGAAGGAATTGAAAGCCCATGTTCCGTAGGTTGTTTGAATGTGTAGTACAACGACCCCTGGAACGTGCTCAGAATATCAACATTGTTGAGTGTAATTTTAGCAGTGTCAATCACGTCTACGTAGTTGGACACACCCGAAGGGAAGTTCAACTGAATGCCCGTTTGAATATACTGGGTCGTGTAGCCGTAGTTGTAGCGCGAGTCTGAATAAAGACCAGAAGACACATCTTCGTAATTTTTGTTCCTAAAGAACCACACAAGGGTCTGGACGGGAAAGGAGGCGGTGAGCTGGAGCTGGGGGTTGCCGGCCGAAAATGTCAGTGTAGATTCCTTTTTGACGCGGTTCACAATATACTTGAGTGGCGTGTTGGTATAGTACAACTTTTCTGCATTTTCAAGTAAAATTTCTTCAGTCACGAGTTTTGGCAACACCAAGTCGGTGGTGTGAGGGGCGGCCACGTTACACCACCACGTGTTGGGCTGGAAGGTGAAGCGAACGTACAAGCGCTGGTTCCACATAGCGCAAAGAGGGAAGTAGGGTCGGCGGAGTCGATCTTCGTCATGGTCGTTATGGGTCTTGCGACGGCAAAAGAAAAACTCGAGAGGGATGATGTAATCGGTCGAGACTTGTGAGTTGATGTTCGAACCTCCGACCGCTTGGAACATACCCGTTTGCTCGTCCGCGTCCAGGAACAACTGATCGCGAATGATGTACCAGTCGTCATAAAGGGTTTCTATGACCGTCTCATTTACGAGCAGATCCACCTGCTTTATTAGGGCGCGGCCGAGTTGAGCGGAGTACTGGGCGCCTGTGGGCAAGGCTGGCATAGTCACTTTGAGGTACATGTTCGACAAGAGATGGCCAAGCTCAGTAGGTAAGAGCTCCAACTGAATCGTCTGGTTCTGGTACGAGGGGTTGGGAGGGGGCAAGGGAATAATACGCTGATACATGACTGAATTTGTATAGCGTTTGAATTCAGGGTTCCACTGAGACTTTTTGAAATCTTCAGATATGAGGTGATCCTCTTGCGGACCTATGGCGTGTAGCGCCATCACCGACCCCGAGCTGAACCCTCTTCCCGTCACGTCACTTATAGGACCGACCTCCTGGTTTTCATATTTAAATCCAGTATTTAGATCTCTGAGAGGTACTGTTGTTGTGCCACCTCGCACATTTTGATCAATTTCAATTTGAAATTTCTGTAAGGAGGCTGCAATGCTCGTGTCGAAGTTTGAGAAATTTGCTGGAACAAATGTAGTTGTGAATGAAGGCTCCTTCACGGTTCCCTTTGTGCGGACAGGGGCGCTTGTGTTTTCAGGTATGCTGCCATCTATAGGGGTCAGGATGGCGAACATCTCACGAGTGGGTACCAAAGATGATCCTACCCATGTGTTCATGATGAGGTCGGTGTATGACACGACTCGCAACGGGACGTCAAACCCAGTGAGGTCCTCCACGCGCCACCCCACCCCAAAACCAGATGGCGGTTCTTCAGTGAATGTGTACTTGGTGACGTGTTGAGTAACCTCGTAGTAGCCCGTTATTTTACCCTTGCGTTTCAGTGACGTATAGTCAATTTGACCAGGTGGATAAAGAATGGCACCCGTGACATATTGATAGGGCGCCACCGTCTGTTCAGTGTCCGATTGGATCCTGAAAGACCACACATATGACTCCGCCTTGTTTCCGGGTATAGCCACAACTCTTTCCTGCATTGTTAAATTCAAGTCCATTCCACTACTTACGGTGAGCTGCCCGGCCAGGCCTGTAACACCAGTAGGTGTCCAGCCTTCACTTATAGTGCTGCGGGACGTGTTATTGGTGGTGGCATAGAACGTCACATAGTTATTTCCGGAAAGTAAATAGAACCCGTTAATTTCTATTGGATTCAATACGACGTTCACACCTGGAACGGGGGTGGCGGGTGGTGGTACAAGAGGGGGCACGACAAGCTCTTTGACTTCTTTGTTAAAGAAGTTGAAGACGTCTTTTTGAATTTTTCGTTCAAAATTGAGGACGTTTTCAAAAGCCTGGGGTGCCTGTCGTTTGAAGAAATCTAGCACAGGCGCCTGTGCTTTGCGCTCCAAGTCGAGCACCTTGTCAAGTGCCATCTAAATTTCACTCAGGTTATTTTTCCACAACTGTACCACACTTGTAGCCTTGAGCTTCGCATGTTCGGCCCGCTTGGCTTCACATAGCGCCTCGAGTTTCGCCACCTCTTCCTTTGTGTACTGGTACGTCTTGATATCGAGTAACTTGGGCCACAGAGCCTCGTCGTACTTCTCCCTCCGCAGTTGGGCATGAATCTGCTCAAGAGGCACGTTGAACACTTGGAGCCGCGGGGCCACCGCCACGTCTCGGATGAAGCGCGACTTTTCCGAGAGCCAGCTCACCTCCGCATCGATCTGCTTGAGCTGCCACGCCTTGCGCTTCTTGTACATGGCCAAACGGACCTCCAGATAGTCCACCAGAATTTCCTCCGGGCTGTTGTACTTCTTGACCGCCCCGTTCGGGCCAATAAGATGCATATTCGAAGTGTGGATCGTCTTTGTCATTCCCAGCTCCTTGGGGGCGTCTTCGAGTTCGAAGGCCGCCCCCCAAATGCGGAAGTCTGGAGCCGTCTCCGTCGAGTGATTCTCAAACTTCTGGATGGTGCCCTTTTCCACGAGAGCATCCAGGTGCTCCTTGAAGTCCTGAATCCACAGACCGGGTGGTAGCTCCGTCACGTGCAGCTGCGTCCCCTCCTTCACCACCACACCTTGTAGGACCCACGTGTGCTCCTTCGTCTTGGTCACCTTCCCCTTGAAGCCCTTGAAGTGTGGCACCATAGGCACCATCGCCACCTGGTCAAGTGCACACTGAATATTGTGCTTGATGATCTCAATATCATACGGTGGCACGTAACAGCTGAATCCGGTACCGATACCCTCGGCGCCGTTGACCAGAATCATCGGCACAATTGGTGCGTAAAACTCCGGCTCCACCTGCTGCCCGTCATCCATCACATATTTCAGAACAGAATTGTCAGACGGATCGAATATCTTGCGCGTCTGTGGACTCAAACGTGTGAAGATGTAACGGGAGCTGGCCGCGTCCTTGCCGCCCGCCAGGCGTGTGCCAAACTGCCCAGAGGGCTCGAGGAGGTTGAGGTTATTGGCGCCCACGAAATTCTGGGCCAAATTCACAATCGTTCCCTGTAGGCTCGCCTCACCGTGGTGATAGGCCGTCTGCTCGGCGATGTAGCCCGCCAGCTGCGCCACCTTCATGTCTGACGTCAGGTTCTTCTTCAGACAGGCGTAGATGACCTTGCGTTGGGAAGGTTTCAAACCGTCCACTACATGTGGAATGGAGCGCTTGATATCCTCTACGCTAAAGTTGGCCAAGTCACGGTGTACAAACTCCGTGACGGGTAGTGCCTTGATGTGCCCATATGGGATGCCGGCAGGTGGGGCCGCCATATGATTCGTCAGCCACCCCTTTCGATCGTCTGTTTGGGCTTTGGCAAAGGCCAGGGTCATGGACTCGTTCATGCGTGGGTCCGAGCCGAAAGCCACCGTCAACTTCTCAATCTTCTGAAAGTACTCCTTTGCCTCGGCGCTTGTGGAGGTGCCCAGACCCTTATAGTACTTGATGTTTCCAGAGGAGACTACGGTGCCCGCCTGCTGCGCAGCCCTGAACTCCTCCTCTGTAAAGTACCACACGCGCCCCGCCTTGATGACAGGCGTCACCATTGACACGACGAAACCGAGTTCGATAAGCTTGGGCCAATACACGTGGAACATATTGAGGACCAGACCCTTGATGTGGGACCCGTCCAAGTCGGCGTCGGTCATAATCATCAAACGGCCGTAGCGCAATTCTCTCACTGAATTATAGACCTTGCCATGTTGGAGCCCGAGGATCTTTTTGAGGTTGGAAAATTCCTCATTATCGGTCACTTGCTTTACAGAGGCGTCCCGCACATTGCGCGGCTTTCCCCGGAGTGGAAACACGCCGAACGCGTTGCGGCCTACAACGCTCAGACCAGCAATGGCCAACGCTTTCGCAGAGTCTCCCTCCGTGATAATAAGCGTACACTCGTGGGACTTGTGAGTACCGGCCCAGTTGGCGTCGTCCAGCTTGGGGATGCCCGTGATGCGCGACTTTTTGGACCCATCTGTCTTCTTGAGCTCTTTGTCAACCTTTGCGAGGCCGAGAGCGACCAGGTCATCCAGGACTCCCGTCGCCAAGACATCCTTGACGAATTTTGGTTTCAAATCAATGGCATCTGTAATTTTTGAAGTACACTCGGCCTTGGTCTGACTGCTGAAGGTGGGGTTGATCACCACGGCCCGTACAAACACAAAGAGCGCCGCCTTGATCTGAGCAGGCTTTACGGTCACGCGCTTGTCGGCCGCGATGGCGTCGCACAGCGCCTTGACGACCTTGTCGACGTGGCTGCCACCCTTGGTGGTGGCGATACCGTTGACCCACGAGCACTGCTGAAACGCCCCGCTCGGCGAATGAGCCACGACCACTTCGAAGTTCTCGGTGTGCATTTTGGCGATCGGCACATCACCGACGTGCATCTTGGCGTACTCCTCAAGAGACTTGGCGTCCAAAAAGGTGCCGTTGAAGCTAACCTGGCATTTTCCACACCACATGGCGGCGTCCCACGTGCGTTTCTCAGCCACCGCACGAAAGTTGCCCACGCCTCCAAACCGCGGCCAGTCTGGAATGAACCCTATGCGAACCCCAATAGGTTCAGATGTCGCTTCAATAATAGGCGCGTCACACCGACTCATGTTGTCGTACCACATCTGACGGTAGACCTTCTTGCCGTCACTGATGACGATCCAAAATTTAGATGAAAATACGTTGGCCAGTTTGGCACCGTAGCCGTTCCGCCCCCCTGTGACGCGCTGCTCCTCATCGTTGTAGTTGGAACTGGTCAAAAGGTGCCCAAAGATGAGCTCAGGGATCCAGAGCGGAACTCCTTTGGAGTCCCGCTCCTTCTCGTGTTTCTTGATGGGGACACAAACTCCTGAATTTTCAACTAAAATTGTCCCATCACTCGCCACGGCCACCTTGATGCTCGCCACCTTCTTGGGGTGGAGAGACCACTGATCAATGGCGTTGACCAAGACCTCATCAAAGATCTTCACCAAGCCAGGTGAAACAGAAAGCTCAGAAAGCTTGAAATGCTCCCCGTCTCGAATCCAATAGGAGGCGGATTCGGGAGGGAGGGTTCCGACATAAGTATCGGGGCGTTTGAGAATATGCTCAACGTGTGTGAGCCGTTCATAGCTCATTATTAGATAAGTGCCTACTGGCTTTAGCTGAGGTGGCCAACACAAGACCCTAATTTTCTTTCGGGAGGGCCTCACCTGCCGCGAACACGTGGTTGTAGAAACCACCATACTGCAGAACAATATGAAACATGAAAAACAATGCGAAATTACCAGCGCCCGTCATCGCTATGGCCGCACCGTGTTCACCGTGATTCTTGGCCACCAACATTTCGCCAAGGGCCGTGAAACCGGCTAAAAAGAGCGCCTCACCCGCCAAGCGGCCAAAGCCCAGGGGGTGCGCCACCTTCGCCTTGATAGCCATACCCACCAGAACCACAATTGAAATTACAATTAAAATTAACGCTGGAAATTTCAGAACCTTGCTCTGTTTGGCCTCGCCCTGCGTCTGTTTTGTGGGGTCGGTTATGACATTGAACCCAGAAAGTTCACGGAATACGTTGTACACGAAAAAGAGAAGGAACGATATAAAGGCCAAGCTTGGGATCAAATCTGAACGGCCACGCATGGCGGCGATAATGGATATGGCGATCGCCGACGTCAAGCCTACGGTGAAATTGTCCCACATGAACTTGCGCGGACTTTCCGCAATGTACTCCTTGTGACCGTTGATAAAGCTCAAAATCAGAAGGAGTGCGAGAAGCGCAAACTTTCCAAATTTAATTGTGTTTGAAAAAACCTCCTCCATTTCGAAGTTCTCTGGGGCGGCGACCGCCTCGGTCAGAACTTCTGGGACACCCTCTACGTTTGGGCACTCTACCATTACTTTTTACGAAGTAAAAAAAACGCCACCAAACCAGCAACCGCCGTCCACCCAACCAGATGGTCCACCTGATTCATGGTCTGAATTTGTTCGTCAGCCATCTTGTGGAATTCATCCTTGTAGCCCTGGGGCTTGAATGGCAACCAAAACATCCGGCCAAAGGGCACTATCGTGGGATCCAGTTTGTCACGGCACGCGTATGCGTAGTCGTACCACGCAAGGGCGATATAAGGAAACCATACGAGGAACGCAAGGACCCAGAGATTCTTGTGTGGGGCAAACCAATAACCCGCGGCAAGAAGCAGAGTGAACACTATACATTTTAGGTTGAACGAAAATGGCCGACCTGGAAAGATCCCGCCAGCCATTTCTTATTTCTATTTACGATTAAAAATCAGAAACAGAATTACAAACAAGAGCAAGATGATCACCGCAATTTTGAAATCAAATTTAGGGGGTGGCGTCGCGGTGACTATGTTCGCCAAGGCGGCTTCGTATGAAACCTCTGGTTTCCCTAGGCGCTTGTTCACGATATTATGAACGTCGACCGACCACTTGAAAAGGTCGTCAGCCTCCGGTACTGGGTTCTCGACCAGAACCTGTTCAAAGTGGTCACGGCACGACAGACAGGGTATAATCTCCTTGTACCCCTCCACAAAGTCTGCGAGAACCTTGGCGTCTTGACACCCTAGACACGCGATATGTAAAGTCATCCAAAAGTGGGGACCCCATTTAGAAGGCGGGATCTTCATATCTAAAAGTTACTGAGAAATTATTCTAACCATACCCCATGTTCCTGGAATAATATCAAAAGTAACGTTTTTCTCTTGTGTGAATGTTTTAACGGCCGAGAGTGGCTCAGAATTTTGTACACAATCATGAACTAAAATTACAGAACCCTTTTTCATTTTGGGCCAAACGGCTCGGAGATCATGTAAACAGCCTTCATGGGAGTGGTCGCCATCAACGAAAGCCAGATCTATACTTGCGTCATCGTGAATACCGACAGTATACACAGAGTTTCCACGAATAGGGATAATTCTATTCTCCAGTTTATTCTTTTTTACGGCGCTATAAAACTCGTAAAAGTAATCCTTCACCTCTGGGGGTGGGCACCCCTTGAGTTCCGACCAGTCGGTTACCCATATATCATGGGCCCATACGGTGGCGTTAGAATAAAGAGCGATCAGAAGAGATGAACAACCCAAATAAGAGCCCGTCTCGATATATTTAGAGTCTTTTGATAACTGTTTCGCGTGGCTAATAAGTGTCTGAGCGTCATGGAAATTCAGAGTACCTCGTGTTCCATTGACCTTTGTATAAGCGATACCGTCCTCTACATAATTCTCAACCTTAGGCTCCATTATTAGAAGAGTTATTCGATATCTTTAAGTTCCTCGACGGCCTGAGTCTCAACCTCTGGAGCCGCCTCAACCTCTGGGGCCGCCTCAACCTCTGGGGCCGCCTCAACCTCTGGGGCCGCCTCAACCTCTGGGGCCGCCTCAACCTCTGGGGCCGCCTCAACTTCTGGGGCCGCCTCAACCTCTGGAGCCGTCTCGACCTCTGGGGCCGTCTCGACCTCTGGGGCCGTCTCGACCTCTGGAATCAGAACCCATGAAGCGGGTGCGCTCGCCACACGCAGACTGGACGAGGTTTCGTCATACTGAGCGATGTGCTCGCCATCTATGGAGATGATACCATCTGTAATATCCCAGAATGATGCCCAGTCGCCCTCGACTATCTTGTTGCCCGCCACACGGAGAGGCTTGCCCGTGTCCACATTCACGATAAAACCGGTGGCGCTATCGTGGGTATAGACTGAACCTTTGTCGCCGAGGCGAATACGATCGCCGCCGTCAACCTCCCAAAATAATTTAGATGATGGATCCTGAATACGGAACGCCATTTAGTATTGGGAAATATTAATTTTTAATGAATTCCCCCGCGCAGTCTCAAAACAAGGTGAAGGGTCGACTCCTTCTGGATATTATAGTCGGCCATTGTACGGTCGTCCTCGAGCTGCTTTCCGGCGAAAATTAGGCGCTGCTGGTCCGGTGGGATGCCTTCCTTGTCGGAAATCTTCGCCTTGATGTTTGCGATAGAATCGTTAGCCTCCACCTCGAGGGTGATGGTCTTGCCAGTCAGAGTCTTGACGAAGATCTGCATTTCTACTTATTATTCGCCTGTAATTTTTAAGTGCGTCTCGCGAGTGAGTATGAGCCACTTGGCTGGCGCACCAGCTTGTGGGTCCGACGCGACTCGTAGTTGGCAATCTCCTTGAGCATCTTCTTGACACGGGCTTGGTTTCGGGCCAGAATGGCGGCGTTATATCCCTGTAGGGTCGCAACCTTGCGAAGGGCACTGTTGCGAAGGCGCACAAGGGATGCGGCGGTCTTTGGAGATGTGTGGCTGCCGGAAGAAGGGCTGGTCCGTTTTTTGTAGTGACGCACGGCACGACCTGCATTGGCGCGCATCCACGTGCTAAAATTCAGGCCCGATACAGAAGGGCGGCGGGGCGACATTCCTACTTGGGGTGGCGAAAAAAACGTGTCTTGTCCAGGTTAGGGTCCTGGGTTTGATACACGGTATCAAACCAAACAAACCATGGACCTCCAGAAGCTCCGCCCCACCTACAGCCAGTGGCGCGCACCTCTCGGCACCGCCGCGGAAGGGCGGGCCCGCGCCACAGCAGCTCCCACGGCCTCGGCCGCAAAGCACCTCTCACACCCTCCAAAAGGCAAGGGTGGACCCCTCTGGCAGCAGTTTTACAACGACGCGGTTGCGCGCGGGCACCCCCTCCCCGAAAAGCTGGCCGACACCCTCCTGCGGTCTCGAGAGCACGCCCAAGAGATCGAGGCCAAGAAGCACAAGGCCCTGGTCACCACCGAGGTCCCCAAGCCCAGCGAAACGGTCGCAGTAAACAAGGGGACGGCCAAGAAGGGCCCCAAGCCGGTGTTGCACGACGCGCTCCGCTGCAAGGCACTGACACTCGAGGGCCGCCGCTGCGGGTTCAAGGCCACCTGCGGGGCCTTCTGCAAGAAGCATAGCGTCGCAGAAAAAATGTGAGCCAAGTGTAACGAATGGAAGAGTTCAACTGGAACTACGTCTGGGCCGCCCTAGTCATCAACTTTCTGCTCGTCTATATCGTCCCCCGCTTGATAAAGAAACCCACAGGCATCAAGGTCCTGGACGACACCGTCCTCTACCTCAATTCTACCAAGAGCTTTTTGCTCTCGAGTTCTCTAGTGGTTGCTCTCGTAGTGTACGGGTCCCATTACTGGGTTGCTTCCGCAGCGGACACTAAGAGCTCAGGACCATCGAGCCCTAAATTTTAATATTTAGAATTTATAAATGAATCGCTCGCTTAATGCAGCCGTGAATAACACGGTCAAGTCCAATAACCAGATGGTTGCGGCGGCCAGACAGGCGGCCATGGGCAACTCCGGCAACGCCAACCGTCTGGCGAATGCCGCCGCCAACAGTGCCATGGCGGCCAACAACCAGTTCCGCACCGCCGCCAACCAGGCAAAGACCCTGGGTCTGAATAACGTATCCAAGAATCTGAACGCCGCAGCAAATGCCGTGAAAAAGGCGCAGATTATCAAGGCTCTGAAGAACGCCGCCAACGCCATCAAGGGCATGGCACCCAAGGGTATGATCGTCACTGCTGGAACTCCTGGCAACATTTCAACGTCTGCATAAGCTCGCGTGTATGTGAATGGTCCCATGACGACACCTTCTTGTTGTAACAGTCCCACATACAGTCTTGGAGCTCTTTGGTCGATGGAAACCCCCAGTTTTGATCAGCCGTAAATAGAAAGTCGTCAAACCCAATAGGGCCCTTAGTACAAGACACGACCCACGGTGTCTGTACGTATTCTTTCAGGCCTCCAAAGTCTGTAATTATAACTGGCTTGTTACGGAGAGCCGCCTCAACCGCCCCCATTCCGACCCCCTCGGAATGTGAGCAATTGATATAACAGTGACCCTGTTCGTGAACCTTTTCAAGGTCCGCGTCACTCAAGAGACCGTTGATGACGGTGACACCCGGAACGCGCCACGTCACATCCTGAATACACGTCGCCTTGAGGATGAGGTGGGCCGCGTCCCTGAATTCGCAACGCAAATAGGCCTCAATGAGTCCACGGATATTTTTGCGAGGATCCATGATATTTCCGATACTATAGAAAATATAGGGCCCCGTAAGAGACTTGGGCACAGATGGCGTCCCCTCGGCGTACAGGTGAAGGATCTTCCAATTCACATCCGGAAATTGCTTCTCAAAAACCTTCTTACAGAAGTCAGACGCCACATACAAAGTGCCGTACTTGGCCAACTTTCCGTAGGCGGGGTTGACTGGCTCAGTCTCACAAATAGTCATGTACATCATTGAATCGCAAATTGAAGCGTACTGATCAACCATTTTGATGTGGTCATCGGTCGGGAGAACGAAAGCGAACCCCCTGTCGTACCGCGTATTGGTGGGTCTTTGGCCAAATTCCACATACTCCGCGTCCTGTCCATTGCCGCGAAGCAACTCCGCGTAGCGGTTCGTAACCTGACCTATACCCGCCAAGAGGCGAGGGCCGATGAACAGCCACTTCATTTACAATCACTGTTGACCATCCGTTTAACTAATTCACGGAACGAAGTCTTTGGCCGCCAGCCCAACTGATCTTGAGCCTTTCGGGCGTCACCGATGAGCACATCCACCTCTGCCGGACGATAGAATTCTGGATTCACCTTTATGATAACCTGTCCAGTTGCCACGTCGACGCAGGTCTCGTCCACTCCCGAACCCGTCCAGCGGGTCGTGACTCCCAGCTCGTCGCAGGCGAAAACCACAAACTCGCGGATGCTATGCGTCTGTCCAGTGGCGATCACAAAGTCCTCTGGTACGGGCTGTTGGAGCATGAGCCACATGGCCTCGACGTAGTCCTGTGCGTGTCCCCAGTCGCGCTTGGCCTCCATGTTCCCGAGCTCGATGGGTTTGCCCGTCTTTTTCCACTCGGCCAGGCCGAGGGTGATCTTGCGCGTCACAAACTCGGCGCCGCGCCGTTCCGATTCGTGATTGAACAGAATGCCGGTACATGCGAACAGGTTATAAGACTCGCGGTAGTTTTTAGTGATCCAGTACCCAAAGAGTTTCGAGACGCCATAAGGGCTCCGGGGGTAAAAGGGTGTGTTTTCATTTTGAACCGGCTCCTGAATCTTACCGAACATTTCACTCGTCCCAGCCTGATAGAATTTGAATTTTGAACCAAAATTGAATTGACGAATTGCTTCCAGAATCCGAAGGGTCCCCATGGCGTCCACATTCGCCGTGTACTCGGGTTGCTCAAAGGAGAGTTTCACGTGAGACTGGGCACCGAGGTTATAAACCTCAACAAGGTCATAGGTTGACCCGAGGGTACACACTATGGAGTTGATACGGGCCGTGTCCGTCAGGTCCCCCTCCAGGAGCCTGAATTCTGGATGAGTTTTAAGGTGCTCGATCCTCTCGTGCTTTCGCTCGGAACAGTACCGAGCTAGTCCATAAACAGAATATTCCTTTTCGAGTAAAAATTCGGCCAAGTAGCTACCGTCCTGGCCCGTCACACCCGTTATAAGCGCCGCCTTCATAGACTGTTAGAGAACATCTTCCTTATTTGGTGTGTTAAAATAGCCACCCGTAATTCAAGTGGGTTTTTATACAAAATTGTTAAAATTACTTCCCGGGCACGTCTGTTCAGGGGAGGCACCGGGTACCACGAGGCCAACCAGGGTATCCAGTTGTCCATCTGAATTTTGTTCTGAAAATAGTTTCTCAGGAATTACAAGAGATGAGCTTTATGTACGTACTGGCCATGACGGCCGCCGAACTCATAGGCAACGCCCACCTGAAGTGGTTCGCGGATGAGGGCAAGCACCACAACCTCATGTTCGGTGTGCTGGCTTGGATGGCGGTTCTGTTCTTTTTGATAAAGACCCTGAGCAGCTCGAGTATGATGTGGACGTGTATTATGTGGGAAGCCATGATTGTGATCGGGGGTGCGATCACAGCCTGGCTGTTTTTTGGAGAAAAGTTCACACACTGGGTTCAGTGGCTTGGGCTCCTGTTCGCAGTCGCCGCCGCCATGTGTATAAATTACAATTGTGGGGACAAATAAACGTTTGAGGTTCTGTTATTACAATGGGGTCCCTCTCCGAGTTTGAGCGTCACGTGTTCCGCCGGCTTGACAATTTAGAAGCTGAATTGAGTGACCTTCGAGAGGTGACGTGGCCTGTGGCTCAGGGACTGATAGAGGAGCGCTCTGGGTCTTTCCAGGCCATGAGCGCCAAGCGGCGTTTCTTCAAGTTTATGCACATTGATGACATTATGAAGCTCCTCAAGGCCAAGGCGCGGTTTATGCGAAATTCCCAAGATTTAGTCTACGAAGAACTTCGACAGGTGCGGGTAGAGATACCTCGGGTGGGCGAGGTATGAGTTGCGTCTGACCGTCGATATGGACGCCACCCTCGATCCACTTCTGGTACGTCTCTGGGTCGCGAATAACGTGCGTGGCATCCTTGGCGTGTGCGTACGTGCTCATCTTCTGCCAGATGTGCATAGGCGTCCCAAAGCTGCTTAGGTGCCAGCCGGCCGTGCGAAAACATGGAAACTTCCAGCGGTTATCCCGAAGATTATTCGGTCCTACCCGCTTGAAGAGTTCACAGTTGGTTATGACTGTTCCAAACCACGGCTCGCCCGTAAACAAGTAGTCCATAGAATACTCAAACATCCACATATGTACGGAGCAAATGAGATGTGGGAGCTTTTCGTACGGCACTAGCCGCATATCAGGGATCTCATCCACGTCACTTATCATCACTATCGCCTCGTTGGGCACGTCCGCGATGCCACGGAGAACACACTCACGCTGGTACTTTTCGCGTGACCAAGGGTTGTCATCCTTTGGTGCGTCGTCAGCTTTGACGATGACGTGTTCAATCTTGTGTAGCCATTTGGCATATCGGTCTTTATTGTTCTGGAAGTAGAGCTCCTTTGGGCCACCCACGTGGTTCACCTCGGCCTCGACAAGTACGAAACGGTCAACGTACCTGTCGAGGCACTCGAGACGAAGCTCGAGCACGTCAAACTCGTTATAGAACATAAACGTGTCTACGAGCATTTAAATTTGTAGTAATTCTTACCCTTATCTTCAAAGTTTTTCAGGATCTGGCGGTTGTTGGCCATGTGCCCACCCGTGCCAGCTACGTGGTGAAGCGCGTCAGCCTCGAAGCCGTACTGGTACTGCTTAATATGCCCCAAGTTGCATTCAGGGACGAAGACCGTCTTGCGCCTGATGCCGTGCTTCTCGAGCAGGTTACACAAGATCATGTCATCGTGCCACGTCACTTCCAAGAGCTCTTTGAACTCGGGTAGGACCGTCTGTAGCCACCCCGCCTTGACGATGACCGCCCCATAGCCCTCGAGGACATCCAAGGGGACGCCGTGTTGACGAGGAAATTTACCTTCAAAATACGTTTCAAAATTAAAACCACTCAGACCCCACGCACTTTTCGTGTCAGTCATGAACCACTTGAGAAGGTTTGTCACTAATTTAGGATCATAATTGGTGTCGTCATCCACATAGACTATGAGATCATCGGGGGCGAGATGGGCAGCCGGACCCATGAACTTGGTGCCGGGCCCAAGGTCCTCACAGTCCCGATTAATTTTTAATTTTGAATCAAAATTGGAAAGATCCGGAAGCTGACCGTCCCAGTCTGGGAACCTGTTGTACCGGGGAGGGATATTGAGCCAGACCTCATGACACGTCTGAGACAAGAGACCTGGAAGGATAAGGGGTAATTTGTCGAACCTACTTGGGATCGTGGTTAGACTCACTATGACCTTCATTGATTTCTTTGGAAATTACATCTATAAGTGTCTTGACCATATCCAAAGTTACAAATTGATTGTTGCCGACATACACACCATTGTCGTTCAGTATATCAGCGGTTGGAAGATCTACTTTGGCACAATTTTTGAGAAATGGCTGCCGCAGAAGATTTCCCGCAACTATAGGGCGGTTTTCAATCCCTCTCTTGTGAAAGGCTTCTTTTATTCTCTTCATAAGTTCCGGGCTTTTACATATGACTGGGAACACGAAGCTACTGTTACGGGATGACGGATCCGGTACATATACGTGCTTCGACAAATGGTCCAGTTCCTTTACGAAGTACGCGTAATTACGCCGCCTAATAGAAATAGAATCATCCAAACGTTTGAGTTGGGACAGCCCAAGCACGGCACCCAGTTCGGTGTTGCGGAAATTATAGCCATCAGACATGAATAAGAAACGCGGGTCGATGGCTGGGTGATCTAGTGCCGCCTTTTTGAACTCACACGGGCTCATTTCACGCGCTAGTCCATGGCTCCTTTTCAGACGCATAAGCTCATAGAGTTCCTTGTTATTTGTAGAAATCATCCCTCCTTCGATAGTTGTCATATGATGACCATAGTAGAAACTAAACGTGCTTGCGAGCGAAGAGTGCGAGCCGCGCCGCACGCCGAGGGGGTCCTCGACGCCATGCGACTCGCATATATCTTCTATAAAAATTGCATTAGGATAAACCTCTTTCAACTTTTCAATTGGCGCATCGAGTCCTAGAAGGTGCGTTACAAACACCATCTTTATTTCGGGATCGTATGGAAGTTTATCCGTGTCGAAACTAAAATGGTTCAGTGAAATATCACAGAATACAGGCTCCAAATTTAGTTGGAGAATGGGTGATATGTTTGTGACCCACGTACACGCGGGAACTAGCACCTTAGATCCGTTCGGTATCTTGTACAACTCTTTTATCGAAGCCACGAGGAGAAAGTTGGCCGTACTACCGGATGAAACATAGAGAGAATATTCGGATCCCAACCATTTGGACCAGGCTTGCTCAAACTCGCACACTTTGGGGCCATTTGTAAACCTATCCGAAAAAGCAATAAATTTGATTAATTCGTACTTATCTCTCCAATTAATAGTACTTTTCATCAAAGGCCAATACATTATATGATTGGTAATCTAATTCTTAAACTACATGATTTTTAACTCTCCAGATAGAAAGTGCACCAATTGGATTTAAAGTTTCATTTTGTGCATCTGGAGAGGGGTCCCTACGGTATAGACGTGGTTGATGATTAGGCCAACTCGTCGCCCCTTGTTCAGTCATTGGGGCATTTAGTCCAAGTTCTATATTCATTATAGAAATTTCAACGACATTGGGACTGTTTTGGAGTATAGGGTTATCCACGCACGTCATCATATGTAAGAGATGATTCGAGGGCACCTCATCTGGATAGAGTTCAAATATGTACTCGCGTAATTTTAGGGCTTTGGGGTTGTCGGTTATGACAACCTCGTCTGTATTTCTCACGCGGTTTCTTATGAAGTTGCCAAGTTTCATGGCGTTTTCACCTGGGTGGATGGCGTACACGACGAGGTTACTTGCGGGGTGCATGGGTTTGATTGAATAGTCGGCGAAAATTTTGGTGTATCCAGCTTTCCGGAAGTTTTCGCATATAACCGTAGTATCACAGTCGTGCGTATCAAACCGTTCGTTCATCCAGTGAAATCTCACACCCTTCTTGAATGGCTCGGCCTTGTACAGGCACAAACAACTGAATGTCGCCCACAACTCCCTGACGCCACTGTGCTCTATTTTATAGACGGTTGCTATTTCGTCTGGGCGTTCAAATGGTGAATACCGTGTAGCCCATAGGTCATATATAATATCAGTTTCCTTAGTGATGGCCACACCACTAAACACGTCTACATCCTGATCATTGTGTTTCAGAATTTTTTCAAATATTTCAGGTGTGTATTCGATATCTGATTCTACAAATAAAATCCAGTCCATACTTTTGTACATATCATCGGCTTCTAGGCACTTGTTGCGAGATGTGGCGAGAATTTCAACGCGCTTTATATCATTCCCTTTGAACACCCCCAACTTCAGGTCTTCGGTTATTACAGAATATTTCTTGAAAAAGCTCCAATCGGCTTTCTTGACTATATCCTTGGTGCCATCTGTAGAATCGTTTTCGTAAAACGAAAAGAAAAAATTATAATCAGAACTCAACTTCGTTACGGAAGAACGAAGTTGAGAATAATAAACATTGAAATTCTTTTCTAAATTTCTGGAAATCGTACACACAAGCACGTTTGGTGCCATATAAGGAATATATGACAAGTACTTTATTTGAGGGTCAACATGTAAAGTGTAGATCTGATCAGGGCGGTTATTTCATCCTGAATATTCTTCAGGTACGTGTCACCTCTCGGGAGGCGGATGGCGCGAACACGCATCAGAAGGCTCTTGAAGTAGGCGCGGGCCTTGGTCGGATCCTTCATGAAGCGCTTGTTCAGACTGACGCGGCTGAGGCGGCCGTACTTGCCCATGTAGGCCTCGGCCCACGAGTCGAGCAGAGGGACTATGCCCTCATAGTACGCCTGAAGAGCCTTGTGCTCCGCGAAGGAGCTGGTCGTGAGGTGAAAGGCGTGGGCCTGGGTACGGGAGTTCATGAGAAGGCCCACGTATCGGTTCGCCATCTTGTCATTTCCAAAGATTTATTTCTGATTCCATATTAGAATGGTCTTTACAGAGACGATCTTCCCACCAGGGAAGGTTCTGTACAAGGGACTCGAGGGAATACCGTGTCAGGTGCTCTTACACGACACGCGGTTTTTCTACCTTACGGAGAGCCGGCCTACTGCGAAAAACTACGGAAACTTGTGTACGTTCAAGGTCAAAAAGACGCTGCGTCTGTTCGACCTGACGCACAAAAACGTCGAAACGCTCATGAAAAGTAAATATCCTATTTCGAGTGATACAAAGGGACTTCTGCGTATAGTCCTGGGCACGGGCATCACCATCGGTGAGCAGGTTGTGGCCGTCAAGCAACTTCTGGGAAAGGATGCTGGAAAACTCCCTAAAAACACCAACACTCGTGAAGGTCAGCGCCTCAGCTACAAGGACCTGAACAAGAAGGCCTTTGGTGCCCTTGCGAAAGAGTTTCTGGTTCCAGAAGGGTACGACGGGTACTACGCACCTTCCAAGAAGTCGGTGTTTCACGGGGGCACATTTCATCATGAAATTATGTTGACGAACGCCTACCAGAAAATTGAAAGGGCACGTGGACCAGCCCCAGTGATTTCCAGCAAGTCATTCACTTCGGCTCTTCCCAGAATTTTCATGGATTATTGCAAAAATACTAAACGTCTCGTCCGTCCGTACGGTGGCGGTCTGACCATATTTTGTACCGGAGGTATGGGTGTTCGTTTGTACCTCTCAGCACTCGGAAAAGATCTCCCACCCAAAATTCGTCGTACAAATGATTTTGATTTCACGTTCGCAGTGCCGCGCAAACTTGCTTCAGAGAAGCTCGTGTCAACCTATGCTCTGAGCATGCGCACTATAATGTATGAGCACCTGAACGCCTTTGTCCGCTACCTGAACAGACACTACAAGGGCATCAACGCTTCTCTCCGTGTGAACAGGTACAAGAGATCAGCGTACGATGCGCCGCGCCTCCAGGTGCCTGGCACGGGCCGCCGCGTCTATCAGGTTATGACGTGGCAAATCATCACGGGCAACAAGGAGGTTACTGACCTCGTGGACACGGCTCTGGCCGTTTACCCCAATGCCTCGCGTGACATGCTCCACTTGCCCTTCTCTTACAGAGCTGGAATTCCTATCCAAAAATTGAAATACCAGCTCAAGGACTCCCTCGCTTTGCTGTCGGGTTCTCTAATTCATCGGGGTTTAATTTCAAAACGAAATCCTTTGGTAGGAGAGGCGAAGGAAAAGGGTCAGAAGAATGTGGAGCGGGTCAAGGAGCTCATGAAGGTTATTCGTGGAAAGCGCGTGTACTACAAAAACCTTGTGCCGATAGCCAACTCTACAGGCCCGTTACTTGTGAATTTAAATTTAGAAAACATAAGAGCCGCACGTAAGAATGCCTTGGCCGTGAACAAAGCCCTCAAAAAAATTAAGTGAACTTAGTAACAGATGTGGGTTTACTTCGCACTTGTGGCGGTGCTCGTCGTGATCACATGGGCCGTCTTGACGTGGCGAAACAATGGCCGCGGGTTTGCCACGAAGGCCAACCCCTGGGAACCTCCAGTCGTCGTGGATTCTGTATTGACCAAGGACGACTGCAGATATTTAATTGAAAAAGCAAATTCATTATTCAAACCAAGTGGCGTGGTTGGTGTGAAGGGTCAGGACCCTTCGCGCACGAGTGAAACGGCGTGGATATCAAAGGACGACCCTGTGGCCCGAAAGGTGTTTGAAAAGGCTTGCGATTTGACTGGAAAAGAAATGAATTGCTGTGAAGATTTGCAGATTGTCCGGTACAAACCAGGCACCTTTTACAAGGCCCATCACGACTCGTGCTGTGACGGGAGTAAAGCGTGTAAGGAATTTGAAACTAGAGGCGGGCAGCGCGTCGGAACTCTGCTCGTATATTTGAACGATGAATTTACTGATGGTGAAACTCATTTCCCAGACCACGGGGACGTGAAAATGAAAGCACCCCCTGGTTCGGCTATTTTCTTCAGACCCCTTGCGAATGACGCACCCAAGTGCCACCCCAAGGCGCTCCACGCGGGCCTCCCAATATCATCCGGTACAAAATACGTGTGCAACGCATGGGTCCGCGAGGGCACCTTCTAAAAAACATGTCATGTTCACGCCAGGCTTCGGGTGGCGACAGCCTAAACACCAAAAAAAAGCCTCCAGCCTCCCCCGACACACGCCCAAAAACCGTGTGTTGTGAGAGCCACTTAAACGCACCAACAACTCACTTACCAACCAACAAACCAAATGGCTTCCTTCGCTGACGCTATCAACGCCCTGGTTGCTGAGCGCGACCGCCAGTTTGTCCAGCGTATTGCTACTGAGTACAGCCTCAACTTTGAGGAGCTCAACAAGAAATACCTTGAGACTGCCGAGATGGCTATCAAGGTGCCTCGCAAATACACCAAGAAGGCCAAGGAGCCCAAGTCTGTGGAGGTGGTGGACGGCGCGGCTCCCGACGCCACCCAGGTGGCCAAGGCACCAAAGGTGCCCAAGGAGAAGCCCTGCTGCACTGCTCAGACCAGCAAAAAGGAGCCTTGCAAGTTCAGCGCCCTCAAGGGTGAGGTGTTCTGCAAGCGCCACCTGAAGCAGTCTCTGGAGGAGACGGCCCCGAAGGTGCCCAAGGAGCCGAAGGTGCCCAAGGTGGTCAAGAAGGCTGAGCAGCCGGTACACACCCACCCCCTCGAGGAGGCTGACGAGGCTTGCGACCTCTGCGCCTCGCACGGCAACCCTCTGGAGGCTGCCGAACAGGACTTTGAGATTGTGCTGAACACCCCTGCGGCTGGCCCGGTCAAGCAGCTCACGACCGCCCAGCGCCTGGCTGCGCTACTGGACGAGGCCGACTCGGAGGCTGAGGACGAGGACATGAGCGACCGCGAGGACCTCCAGCTGGGTCAGGAGGAGTACGAGGAGGATGACTAGAAGGGCCAAGCCTGGCGGAGCACGCGGATATCTGCGCGCAAGTGAGCAAAGTCGGTCTTTTGTAATCGAACAAACGTTATAAACCAAAGAGTAATCATAGCCGTCCACACAAATAGGTTCTCCTCCTTTTGAGTTTTGAATTTATAAACAGGCCCCACAATTTTCCCGAAAAACGTCTCCTCATCACACGTCTTGCCCGTGACTAGCTTTTCCATCTCAGTCAGAGCGCAAACCGACTGGTTAGTTGCCCAGTGTAATAGAATAAAAGGAACTATGAGCAAATGCAGTGACATCAGATATTCACTCGGAGTAAATGGCGCCAGTACTAAAAACAGAAATACTAGGAAGTGAATTATCTTTATGATGATCATGTCTACTAGGGCCCCATAAAAAAAGCGTCTTGTCCGTGCCAAAAGTCTCTGGGGCCTTGGTAGGTCAAGCTCAAAGCCATGTACAAGCGCCCTAATCCCCGCCCTCGCCGGAATGTGCCCACCCAGTTCGTCTCGAGCGCCTTGCCTGGAGGTGGCGTGGTCTCTCGGTGGACTACTGGTATGGCCAAGCCTCGTATCCCCTCTGGCCACCCTAGTGTCACGGGTCATATTATAGACAAGTTGCGCCAGGGTGTGTGCCCCCAGGGTCCGAAAGGGAAGGAGTGGACACCACCCATCAACCCCGAATTCCTGGCCAAGCACATGGACAACCCCGAGGCTTTTCTCCAGCGCTGCGCGGACTGGCACGCCCAACACTCCGCGGCGACGCCGCCAGCTCGCGAACCCGCGCCGGTTCTAAATCTGGAACCAGTTGTGGCACTTTTTAAAAAGTGGGGGGACAAGGTGCCTCCTATCGCTGAGCGTGAAAAGGCGTGGCGGCTTGCGGGGTACAGCGAGGCGAAGATCCAGAAGGCGCTAGCGACTCACAAGAAGATGGAGGAGACGGCAGATGCGCGGCAGGAGGCGCTCGACCTTATATTCGCCAAGTTCCCGAGCGCCAACAAGCCCACGCCCAAGCCCAAGACCAAGAAGGTGATCAAGGTTGTTAAAAAGAAGATGCCCGTTTCTAGTAATGAGTAACCGCTGGGCGGATATGACGGACGACGACCCCATAGAACCGTGGGTCCACGATGATGATCTTGAAATACCAGTCACTATTTCCAAACACGGAATAAAGGTGAAAAAAAGCAGTTATGTCCCTCCCCACTTGCGTCAGGATAAAACCAAGCCTACCATAGATAGTAAGAAATGAGATGCGACGTGTGTTGTGAAGTTTTCAACAAGTCATCTCGTGCCAAAATAACTTGTCCCTACTGTCCGTTCAGCGCATGTGCAGGATGCTCTGAGCGGTACCTCCTAGAAACCACACAGGATGCCCACTGTATGTCGTGCCGCAAGGCTTGGACCCGTGAAATTTTGGTCAACAATTTCACACAAAAATTCGTCAGTCACTCCTACAAGAATAGGCGCGAGTCCCTCCTCCTTGAGCGCGAAAAGAGCCTCATGCCCGCCACCCAGCCCTATGTGGAACTTGAGCGCAAGGTGCGCAAGGCGTCGAAAGAAATAGCCGCCCTTGGTCACGTACACACTGCCCACAATAATAAACTCATCGCAATAGGTAATCTTCAATTGGCTCCTTTGGCGGTTGAGCACGGTTTTGACAATGAATTCGATGCGCTTGTTTTGCGTCACAAGATGATGCAGGATCAGCGACGGTTGATGAGTCACGTCACGCTTGATATCCAGCATCTGGAGTGGTACCAGAACCAGCTTATCACGCGTCTTCATGGCGGTTCGGTGGAACACGAGAAGCGCCAGTTTGTCCGTGCGTGTCCTGCTGCCGACTGCCGTGGGTTTTTGAGCAGTGTGTGGAAGTGCGGTATGTGCGACAACTGGTCGTGTCCCGAGTGCCACGAGGTCAAGGGTAAGGACAAGGACTCGCCGCACACGTGCGACCCCAACAGCGTCGAGACGGCCAAGCTCCTGGCCAAGGATTCACGCAACTGCCCCAAGTGCGCCTCTATGATTTTCAAAATTGACGGGTGTGACCAGATGTACTGTACCCAGTGTCACACTGCGTTCAGTTGGCGCACGGGGCGTGTCGAAACAGGTACCATCCACAACCCCCACTACTACGAGTATCACCGTCAGCGCGGGACCCTTCAGCGCAACCCCGGTGACGTGCCTTGTGGTGGCTTCCCTGACTGGTCCTTTGTACTGCGCTTGTGTCCCCGAACTCATATATTCTTCCATAAGTTTGCGGCGGCCCACCGCACTCACGCTCACTGTCAGTGGGTCGTGATACCCCGGTACACGACCGGGAACCAGGACAACCGCGACCTGCGTATCAAGTTTATGATTGGCGATATGACCGAGGACGAATTCAAGAAGAAAATTCAGCAGCGAGAGAAGGCGCGGTTGCGCAAAGGGGAGATCCGTCAGGTTTTGGAGATGTACACGACCGTGCTCAGCGACTTGTTTCAGGCATACGTCAATAACTCACAAGCATCTGAGTTGGCCGAGTCACTTGATGAGCTCCGGCGGCACTTCAACGCTACTATGGTGACAGTTTCGAACAGGTACTCGAAGTGCGCGACCCCAATTCTGTCAGAAAATTTTGATTTGCGTTAGTAGGAATGTGGCTAGTCGTCCTCGGGTTGGCCATAGTTATTTTGATCTTAGTGGTCCTCAAGAGAACCAGTAGTTTTGGTGGGGACAGCATAATTCCTAAACAAATTTGGACTTATTGGAACAGCGACGAGTTGACTCCTGTCGTGACCAAGTGTATAAACACGTGGAGAAAACACAACCCAGAATATACAGTCACAGTGGTGACCCCCAAGAACTTGCGCCAGTACATAGACTTTGATGTCAAGGCTGTCAAGTTCAACGACTCCCCGGCACGCGAGTCGGATATTATCCGCCTCAATATTCTAGCAAAACATGGGGGTGTGTGGTGTGATGCGTCTGTCCTCATGACCCGTCCTTTTGATTTCCCAACTAATTCTAAACATGAATTCGTTGGATATTATATAGAGCACTACACGACCAAGCCCCAATGGCCTTGTATCGAAGGCTGGTTTTTCGCAACGGTTCCAGGTGGCAAGCTGGTAACCAAATGGCGCGACTCTTTCATGAGCATAGCAAAGTTTGATTCGGTGAATGACTATCTAGACGACCTCCAGAAAAAGGGCGTGGACTTCCAAAAGACTCAGTGGAGTATGCTCAATTATTTAGCTATAAACTTGGCGGCCCAAGACGCCATGCAGAGGGGCATGACCGTCGATGAGATAAAGAACACTTGTTATTTCATGAGTGCCAATAAGGGACCCTATAAGCACATGTACGAGCACGGGTGGAACAACTATGACGCGGTCAAGTCAGTATGCGAGCCTAATCAGCCAACTATAGTAAAGTTTCATAATCACGATCGTAAATTACTGGACACCAAACCAGAGCTTGACTGTGTTTTCAAATAAATTCCAAACTAAAATTAGATGTGGGCCGTTGCTCTGGCGGTCCTTGTGGTTGTTGTTCTTTTGCTCTTATGGGCCAGACGACAGGAACCTTTCAGCCAGGTGATACCCAAGAACATATGGACCTACTGGGACTCTGATGAGGTTCCCGATTTTGTTTCAAAATGTATAGCCAAGTGGAAGCAGTTACACCCCGACTGGTCGGTCACGGTCCTGAACCCGAAGAACCTCAAGGACTATCTTCCAGAGACGGATATTTTCAAACTAAAATTCGCAGACACTGCCCAGCGGGCGTCGGACTTTGTGAGGCTCCACGTCCTTCCCAAGTATGGGGGGATATGGGCGGACGCCTCAGTTGTTCCGACCCGCTCATGGGACTGGGTCATCGAGGAGCAGAAAAAGAAGGGGTCTGACTTTATAGGGTACTATAGACAAGGGGCTACTACCAAGTCGGAGTACCCGGTCATAGAGAGTTGGTTCTTCGCCTGCCCCAAGGGATCCAAATTTGTTTCAAAATTGAGAGATGAAATGTTGACCATGAATTCTTTGGAAAATGAGGCGGACTATAAGGACCATGTGAAGAGTCGGGGGGTTGATATACAAAATATACCCCAGCCAGACTATCTGAATATTTACCTATCAGCCCAAGCGGTCATGCAGACCCAGATGACCACGGATGAAATTAGGAACAAAATTCATGTGTACCCGTCCGAGGACGGTCCCTTCAAGCACTCGGTCACCAACGACTGGAAACCGGCCGAGTCGGTCAAGAGCCTTTGTGATTTAGACTCTACGGATATGCCCGAGATGATCAAGATATATGGCAACGAACGGAAGGCGATGGAGTCTGATCCGGCGTTAAAAAAGTGCGCCCAAAATATCTTAGGTAATGGAGCGTCTCTTCAAAAAGTTCCTCGGTAAGTGTTGGTTCATTTACCGACGACCAGAAATAGCAAAACTAATTTTCAGACAAATTTGTGAAGATACAAAGACATATATGAGACGGGTTGTGTCGTGTGAGTGTGAACTGATGGACCTGTACCACAAGGGCTCAGGGATGCGCCGGTCACAGTCTTCACCCACAATAAAGAGTATGTGCCCATAAAATATATGGCCGTGTCTCTCTTCTCGGGATGTGGAGGGGACACGTTAGGACTCGAAAGAGCCGGACTAAAGGTTTTGTGTTTTTCAGAGCTGAATAAAACTTTCGCTTCTAGTCACCTTAGTAATTTTCCAGAATCTATTCATATTCCTGGCGATATTACTACAATTACTAGTGAAAAATTTAGGGAATATAGGGATCGTGTTAAAATTCTGTTCGCGGGTTTCCCTTGTCAGGGTTTTTCATTGGCCGGAAAGAAGAAGACGGACGACCCTCGCAACCAGCTCTATCGTCAGTTTGTGCGCGCGACTGATGATATTCGTCCACTATTCATTATGGGTGAGAACGTAAAAGGACTAGAGACGATGAAAAGCGGCCCCAACCCGGATGACCCACTTGTTATTGATTGTATTAAGAGGGACTTTGACGAGATAGGTTACTCGACAATATCACATACATGGGACACGACCAGTTTTGGAGTCCCTCAAAAGCGCAAGCGCGTCATCATCGTCGGGTGGGACAGGAGTCGTGTTTCTAATTTCCCTATTGAATTCTGGTCTAAAATTCCTTTACCAGCATCTATGCCCACTATGCGTTCATTTGTCACCAACACCATGGAGGGGGCGTACAGAATTCCTGAAAGGTGTGTTCCAGATGGGTTTGGCACATGGGCACTTGAGGTTGACGAGGGGGCCGAGCCGACCGGCACACCCCACCCCTATGTTATTCTCAAGACGGACGCAAACCTATTGAGCTGTACAAAGCGTGACTCGCCTATTCACTCCGAGGTTATTAATTTAGACGCTCCTTCGAAAACTATTATTTGTACATATGGCCACCAGCCGCGACTGCTAGTCGGTCTACGCAAAAAGAGTGGGGCGGCCTATGTGAGGACTCTTTTACCGGACGAGCTCAAACAGATTCAGGGTTTTCCCAAGGACTATATTATTAATGGAAAATTGAATGAAAAGATTACACAGATAGGCAATGCGGCGCCTCCCCCTATGATAGAGGCGGTGGCGCGGGCGCTTCTTGCGGTTCCACATTCATGAAGTCGTACACGCGCAGCTCGCAACGTTCACGATCAGGGTGGCTGAAGTAGTCTGTGATGTCCGCAGAACCCATCTGTACGATCATAGGGCGTGTATAATACGCAACACCGCGTTTGTTCACATCCACCGCCTTTATTTTCTCGTTATATTCATTTTCTAATTCCTTTTGCCTTTGGATCAGCTCGTTGATGAGTCTTTGTTGTTCCATGGAGCACACGTCACCCCCTACATAGATGATGGTCTTGTTATACCGTTCAGCAGAATACACATATATAACATCTTGCTTGATGCCACCGCTATTATACACCGGCTTGGCGGCGTTTTTGGCAGTAGATTTACATTCGAAATTGTATATGACGTCGCACCCGAAGCGCACAAGGAAATCTGGACTTTTCTGCGAGCCGTTGGGTTGGCTCACAAAACTATTAGGAGGGATAGCACCCTTCAGGGTTTTGGGGCACTCGATGAGTCCATTCTTTATAAACACGTCTTTCACAGCATCTTCATGGCCAGAGATCTTGTGAATGGCGCCAGATGCGGCGTAATTTTTGAAATACGGCATGCGTCGGATGTCATCGAGAACGGCACGTTTTGACATTTTGGGTGTTGTTCGAGTCGGACCCATATGACGAGCCAAAAACACGTTTTTTCAACTAGAGACTCAGGGAAGAGCGGGAAGTGAGCCGCGCCTGCCTTTTGGTGTTCATGGCGCCAAGAATAGTGTTGAGATTTGCTCGCGCCTTATTCATATTATACTCGGTAGTTACGTTCACTAGGTCTTGTCTAGGGTTGAATAGGATGTACTCGGCCGGGAAGGACAAGGTAGGGTAGTGGGGTGTACGCATTTCTGGAACATATATGCCGTCATATTTGTCCCTGATAGCGTGACGGATATTTGCGAATAATTTATAATTAGTATTGGTCACACTAATACGCCCACCTTTGTATGACCAGTTCGGTACCATAGTCGCCGCCTTCTGACGAAAGTGCTCCGTCCAGTACCTCTTATTCAGTTTCACTAGTCCCTTGTATTGGTTCCCATATGATATTCCTATTCCAAATAGGAGGATCAATTTTTGTTTAAGATTGGGTGAAAATATATTGGTCATCAACAGTCTCCGAAGGCTTTCACGGGAGAGCTTCAGAAGCTTGAGCCTCCGGGTGGGTTTATAGGCGCGTGTTATACCTCCTCTTGATTTTGCATATAAATTTGCAGTCCTTATATTCTTGGTCACCCAGAACAGACCGGCTTGGGTGTTTGTCATAGGGCCCTTCATCCCTTTGAACAGTGTAGTTGTGGTGTTCAAATGGATCTTTGCCATATA